ATGTTACAGCAGGTAAAATCGATTCTACAGAAGAAAAAACGGGCCACCGGACTTTATCCGATCATGCTACGGATCCGGCCCGAGGGAAAGGAACAGCTTATTTCTACTGGCTTTACCAGTAAACTGACCGACTGGGATCAGAAGAAAGGCCGGCCGAAGAAGTCTCATCCGTTATTCGAGGAAATGATGCTCAAGCTGCCCGAACTGGAACTATCGGTAGCCAAGGGCTTAACCAACAGTCAGACGGGTCAATCCAGCCGGCAGATACTGGAAAAAGCCGTCAATAAGGCTTCAACGGGAAGCCAGACCGGGGTACTGGAATACACCCGGGAAACGATCAAGCGGCTCAAAGCCGAGAACCGGCATGGTTATGCCAATGCTTTCCGGGGAATGGAGCTGAGTCTGGAAAAGCAGTTAACCAAACGACAGACGGATTTCCAGTTTTCCCAGCTAAGCCCCCAGTTCATCCGGGCCTGGGAAAGCAGTCTCCGCCAGAAAGGATGTAAAGACACGACTATCTCAGCTTATTTCCGGGCTTTCCGGACGATGATCGGTTACGCCCGGTTGGAAAAGCTGACCACGGTTAATCCCTTTTCCGGGGAGGATAAATTCAATATGAGTCCATACGGCAGTATCAAGACGGCCAAACGGGCTATTGAACGGGACAAGATCGAGCTACTCCACCAACTGGAGCTGGAAGAAGATAGTCCGGAGTTTCACGCCCGTAACTTTTTTATGTTTTCCTTTTTCACCCGGGGCATGAACCTGATCGACATTGCCCGGCTGGAACCCAAGCAGAAAGTCGGGGACTATTTGGAATACCGCCGGGCCAAGACTCATCAGTGGCAACGGGTGTTTATGCTAGATCCGGCCAAGGATATCTGGAACTATTACCTGGAACGGATGAAGAAAGGTCAGCAAACGGTCTTCTGGTTTATCTTCTGGCCCAGGCATAATACACCGGAACTACAACGAACCCGGATGCAGACGGTACTCAAACAGATCAACAAACTACTACGGAAACTGGCTAGTCAGGTTGGGATTGAAACCCACCTGACGACCTACGTAGCCCGGCATTCGTTTGCTTCCAGTCTGAAACACCTGGGTATTCCCACGGATCAGATCTCGGAGCTACTAGGTCATGACTCGGTAGAAACGACCCGGATTTACCTGGAGAGTTTCTCGGACGAGACCCTCAACGAAGCCGTTCGAAAGCTACTGTAACTGAATAATCTTTTTGGCTTCATAAACCTTTAACTGGAATGGATCTAGCAACTGAAAACATTTAAGATAAACCGAGATAGGTCTTTTACGATCGAACCGATCGTCTATATAATAAAGGTTTTCACACTTAATCCAAGGACTTGAAACGTTGTTAATAGGACCTAATTCAACAATCCTGTAAATTTTACCGATTCGGTAATTAGAACCAAGTAAATCTGGATCTTGTCGATTAATCAGTTGAACCAAATCTCCTATGTTTAGCTCTTTAAGATTCATGGTTTTTCAGTTTCTTTTTGGCTTCTAGTATTTTGGCTTGGAAAGGATCAATGGGTATAAAACAGTTTTTTTCAATCCAAACCTGGTTACCATATCTCTTTGTTTTCGGATCATCATTGGAGTTTATTCCGGCTACTTTTATCCATTCTCCATTAGCCGAATCGTTTGAGGTATAAATTTGGGTTATTCTGTAATGAGCCAGCCGAGTCCAATTAGTATATAGTTGAAGCCATTGACTATCCGTATTGACTAGCTGAACCCAATCACCGGGTTTTAATCTGTTAACTTCCATGTGTCAACTGGTTACGTGCCTGAAGAACTTTAACCTGAAATGGATCGAGTAATCTGAAATTCCGAAGATAAACAGCTGTCAATGTAACAGAAGGATTTGAATATGGGTCTATACAGTTAATCCAAGAGGACGGGATACCCATATAAGGTCCTAGTTTTGTTACCTGATAAAGTTTACCAATTTCATAACCAGTTCCATCCAAATAGTCATCCTCAGCTTTAACCAACTGGACCCAGTCACCTACTTTTAGATCTTCAGGATTCATGATTTAATCGGTTACGGGCTTCTAAAACCTTGAGTTGAAACAGATCTATTAGCCGAAAACAATCCAGGTATATCTGAGCGAGGTTACCGTCTACGGTTGTGGAGATTGCCTTGGTAAATAGAAGACCCTCACAGCTAACAATTGGACGAGGAGCTGTTGGAGCATATACCCGAATCACTTTGTAAATCTTACCCATTTCATAATTGGTGGCTTTCAGATCGTTATCATCATCGGTGATAAGCTGAATAAAATCACCAGGTTTCAAGGTTTGAGCATTTATCATTAGCTTTCAGTTGATTACGAGCTTCCAGAACTTTTACCTGGAACGGGTCCAGTTTTTCAAAACAGCAGTTATAAATCCTGGGGAATTTTCTATAGGTTTTCCAGGGATCAAGATCTTTTTTGAACGGTAGTCCGAGTACTTCAAACCAGTCAGGTTGAACTACTTTTCCAACCGTGTATATACGATTTAACTGGTAGTCAGTATCGAACAGTTGGTTATCCTCTTCCCGAACCAATCGTACTTTATCACCGGTCTTAAACTGGGTCATGATTGGACTGGGTTTGTTGCTGACGAATTTGAAGTACTTTGGCTTGAAAGGGATCGAGCTTTCTGAAACACCGATCAAATAGTAAGATTGGACGTCTACTGTGTCTATAACTAATTCCGTCTACCTTGATAAATTCAGATTCAACTTCAACGACCCGATAAATCGTTCCGATTTGATAAGAATGAGCTTTATTTAACCAATTATCATCGTCATTGACTAGTTGAACCCAGTCACCAATGGCAAAGTCACTCATAAGTCGGTTGGTTTAACTGGTGAAGAGCCTGGGCAACCCGGGCCTGAAACGGGTGAATCCGTTCAAAACAACGGCTATAAATCCGGGGATGGGTGTGATAACTGGTTACTCCGTCGAGCCATACAAGACCATCTAATTCGATGTAATGATTGAACCAGAAAAAGGTGGGTCCCGTAGCCCCTATTTCAGGGATTTTCTTTACCCGGTAAATCCGCCCGATTTGATAGTTGGTTTTTTCTAATTCCTCATCCGTTGTATCGACTAGTCTGACAAATTCACCCACCTGTAGATCGGTTAAATCATTGTACATTGGTCAGGAGTTGATTACGGGCCTGGAAGACTTTAAGCTGGAATGGGTCTAGTTTTCGAAAGCAATGAACATAAATTCCAGGTTCACCGGTACCATTACTAAAAACTGAAATCAGATCTTTACATCGGATAAAACTGTACGGTCTTCCCATTACCGGGCCCAATTCGGATACCTGGTAAACTTCATTCAATCTACCTGTAGAACCGTTCAAATCTCGATCATCCATACTCACCAGTTGTACCCAATCCCCTACCTGAATATTATCCATTGGTTTTGGTAGTTAAGAGTTTGTCGCGGGTTAGTCTAACTTTCGTTTGAAACGGGTCCTCGAGCCGGAACCAGGATTTAGGTAACCAGACCGAACTGATTCCGTCGTCCCATTCGGCTTGGATTAACAAATTACTTGAGTTACTTATCCGGTAACTTAAACCAGTGGTAACTAATCCTTTAGTGTATAAAGCTGACTCACACACCACCCAATCACCGACTTCAAAGGGTCTATCCATTTTCCTGTAGTTGTTGAAGGGTTAACCTGACTTTCGTCTGGAATGGATCTTCCAGCTCAAAATTCTTTGACTCTAACCAAAAATGAGTATATCCATTACTTGGCTTTAAATCAGTTTCTGAATTAAGGCCCTTTACAGCTAAATGCCATTTAGAGTCTTTGTCTAATTCAGTTATCTGATAAACATTTTTAAGTTGGTAACTAGGATAGTACTTTTTTAATATAAAATCATCGTCAGCCACCAGTATAACCCAGTCTCTTACCTTAAACCGATTATTCATTATACCTCTGGATTTGAGAAAGTGTGTTCCTTATTTTGGTTTGAAAGGGGTCTTCCAGTTGAAAACGGGAAGCGGCCAACCAAATCCCATCCCCGTTGTGATCTTTTTCCCAGGTTCCTTCTATAGAATCATCGATCACATCAGTTACCCGGTAGGCTTTACCTTGCTGAACCTGGGACTTTTTAAAATCCCCCGTGTACATAAAATCTATACAGACTACCCAATCTCCTTTCTTAAACGGATTGTCCATGCTGCTGACGGGTTTGGTAGATTTTGATTAGAAACGAATCAACGGGTTCAAAACAAGCAGCCAGTAACGGAATCCGGGTATTTTGAAATCCCGGTTTTGTGTTAGTTACCGTTAGATACTGGGACGAGACAAGAGTAGCTACCTTTTCGATCTGATGATAGGAACCAATGCTAAGACCTGCCATTATAGCTAGTGAATCTGTCAGGGATACACAACGAACCCAGTCTCCGACTTGAAAATTAGCCATGTTGGTTGGATGAATTTAACCGGTGAGCTTCGAGTACCTTGAGCTGAAACGGTGTGATTGGACGGAAATAACTGGTTGGGTGATAAAAGTTTTTCTCGGTAAACTCATACCAGCTTTTTATACCAACAGTAATAGATACTACCTGGTAAATTTGACCAAGCTGGATGGAATCCTGTTTAAAGTAATCGTCATCCTCTTCTCCCTCTTCAGGTAAAGCTGTGCATAGTACCAGTTCTCCTTCTTCGGGCAACATTAGATTATTTATCAGTTTTCATAGTTTGTAAGGCTTCCCGAACCTTGGTTTGGAATGGATCCTCGATTCGAAAGTTGGAAGCTAATAGGTAATAATGACCGTGAGACAGGCTGGGTAATGGATCTTTGGTTGAATTGATACCCTCTACCAAAATGTAGTTTGCCGCTGGCTCTACATGACTGATTTTGTAGGCTTTACCAATCTGGTATCGTCCTGGGTAATATTTCCGCAGTACCTGATCCTTATCATTCAGCAGGACTGCCCATTTTTCAACTGGATCAGTCATGGTTGATTGAGTTGATCCCGGACTTGTCGAACCTTTGTCTGAAACGGATCTTCCTTGATAAAACAGTAGGAATAAATCCAGAAATCAAAGTCCATGTTAGGATGCTTTTTAAACTGTCTACAACGAACACACTGTGTATATCCTAATCCCCAATTAAGATCAGTTACCTGATATCGGTTTCCAATTTCAAGTCCTACGGCTTTTGAATACGGATCATCCAGATTGACACAAACAATCCAGTCACCTACTTCGAAATCAGTCATGGTTCAGTAGTTTATTCCGGGCTAGGCGGACTTTGGTTTTGAAGGGATCTTCCGCTTCAAATAGGAAAGAATTATGAAACGTTTTATGACCTATTATAAGTCCTTTACATCGAATAAATGTACCAAATAAAGTAACTTCCTCTACTTGAAATACCTGCCCTAACAGATCCGTTATATCGGGAACTTCCTGATTTTCGGGATTAGTTAAAACAACCCAATCTCCTTTTTTCAGTTGCAAGGCTTCTTTTTTTCTCATCGAGTATTTCCCTTCCTTGTTTATCCAGTTTTTCCCATAACCCCCAGACCAGATCGTTCTGATACACCGTTCTGGTCATTAAGCCAATCCGGTTCAGCTTTTCGTAGCAGGCCAGAATCTCGGGAATTGTCCCGGCTTTCCAGATTTGATTCTGTAGAGCCAGCCAGTCGTTGACAAACTGATCTTTCTGGGCTCTACGGGGCTTTAGGACAACCGATCTGTACCAGCCGTATCCCAAAGCCCCCAGTAGCAAACAATTGATTACTGCCCACTTAAAAAGCTCGTCCATGCGGATGGTCCGGTTAGTTTCTGTTTATTCTCTTCCTGGCTTTTAGTCAACAGGAATGATTCAACCTGCTCTCGGAACGTAAAGGGTAGATCACTCACGTGCTGCTCCAGGTATTGTTCCATCAGATTCACAACCTCAGCCTGGATATAATACGGTTTGGTCAGTTGCTGAGCCCGGTCATCATTAGTGAAGATACCCAGATAGGAATCCCGGTGATGGCCGTATACGACTTCCAAATCGTCCAGGTAAAACGGACTGCTCTGCATTTCGGAAGCTCCACTAACCCAGACATAAGCCCGACCATCGTCGTAGATATGTTTCTCCCGGATGAACAGGTAAAATTCCAGTTTCATCATGTACTCTTCCAGCAGACTACTGGGTTGAAAACCTTCCCGGAGCCGGACAATTACATTTTTGGCTACCTCGTCTTTTCTCATGATACCTTGATTTTGTCAAACTTGATTCCATACCCACCCCAGCCATGTTTTGGCTCGATAGACTTCTCTCCCATCACGGCTTCCCAGATTTCTTCAGACGTAAATTCTACAGCAGCTTCTTCCAGTAACCAATCAATCAGATGTCTTTTACTTAATGAATATCGGATCAGGTCATAATTGGTATCGTCCCGACCCAGATAGGTGTTGGTAATTAAAACCGAGTAGACGTAGGTTTCCTCGTCTGATTGAATACGAGTAAGTTGGTAACCATCCGCTTCCAAGGCTTTCAACATCCGATAAGCCAGGTAGGTAGCATTTTCGTTATCCGTTGGAAACCAGTCTACGTAAGCTTCTGTCATCAAATCAAGAGCCTGGTTAATTTCATCCCGTTTGTCAACCGAGACGGTTTTATCGGCCCAATCGGGCAGTGGAAATAGATTCATAGTTTGCTTAGTTGTTCCTGTAGATAAGCCCGGTACCAGGTATGGCAGAACTCCACGGCCTGATCCAGTTTTTTGAATTCTTTGGTTGGAATATCTTTGATCCAGGCAGAAACCGATTGGACATCCCATTGAGATGATTTTGTTCGAGGACATACCCACCAATGTTTCTTTCGGATTGTTTTTATTCCAGTATCCCTTGGAACATTATCGTGGCCTTTCAGAATATCAAAGGGCATAAAACCCTCCCAGACTACTTCTTGGTAATCATCGGAGTCCGGGTAATTATCCAGCCGTTTCAGCGTGTAATTCATGGGTTGTCAAGTTTAGCTTTAGTCTGAAAGATCTTCCACAGGAATTCAAGTGAGTCTGGTATAGCGTGTAAGTGATGATCTTTTAACCAGTAGGAAAATTGAATCAACGAAGAATCTTCAGATTGAAGAATCAGTTTACGTCGGCTATCTACTTTGTAATCATGTTTGACACAATCAGTCCAGTACGAAGCCAAGTTACCCGGAAAGTCATCATAGTACAGATACCAGGTAGTGGGTTTTTCTACGGTTGTTTCAGTTTGGTTTCCCGGATCAGAAATATCTTCCATAGAAAATCGATGTTAGCAGGTGGTCCGTTTCTATATCTAACTCGTAGGTAGTCCCGAAATAACTTCAGATTTTGTTTGTCTGAACTCTTTAGTAATACCGGACTTGCAATCCGACTAGCACTGTTGAAAACAGCGTAACCGTTAAACCAAGTCAAACTGTAAAAAAGACTATATTCCGGAGTTTCCATCGGTTTCCAACTGTTGTTTGGTCAGGAATACTTTCCACAGAAACTCAATCGAATCGGGTACGGCTTGAAAGTGATGTTCGTTCAGGTAATGCTTGAATTTCCAGATATTTAGATGATCATCACTTACCAGAATTGATTCCAGAATGTAATAACCCTGTGTACCAATCCAGTACCGGTCAACATCTGCATCAGCATCGTAGTAGAGATACCTGAGTTTATCTCTCATAATCGATTTAGAATTCGACCGGCCCGATAAACATGATTATGGGTCAAACCGGCATACGGATCGATCTGAATAAATCGATCGGCCTGCCAGAGTAGAAAGTCAGAATCATCATCGAAAATCACGTAGTCAACCGGTTCAATACCGTACTGAGTATTGGTTCTGAGCCACATAAGGACCTCTACTCCCCGAACCCGGTGATCGGTCAACGGTGTACAGCCAATAACCCGTTCGTCATAGGCAAACCCGGAATCTCTCAGAACCTGTAAACACCGTTCTTTTCCGCTGGCCCGCCAGGTAGAACTGATAACCACTTGAAGCTCGGGAAACTGACTCAGTAGCAGATTAAGGTTATCAATGGTCCGCTGGTCAAAATCAGGTTTATCAGCTGCTACGGCTTCACCAGCTTGTATCCTGGTGTACCAGTCATGATTGAACAGTTCGTGGTTTAGGACTCCGTCAAAATCAAGGAACAGGTATTGCTTCATCAGTTATATCTGGACTGGTTTTGGGTTGTTTCTTCGTCTACCATTAATGGCTATTTGCTTTTTTAAGAGCCTGTTTTTTGTTCCGAGCCATAATCGTTTTACCCCGGATAACAAATGGGTGAAGCTGGTTCGAATTATCATTTTTGTACATATCCGATTGATCCGGAGTCATCGGTGGCGGGCTATACGGATTACCATTTGATCCAGTATAGGTTCCGTGGGTTACTGAACTCATAGCGGCCATAGCTCCCATCATAGCCATCATTCCTTTTAAACGGGAAGTCATAAATCAATTAGGTTTGGTTTAAACGTAAAACGAGCCGGTCAGCATAACCAACCGGCCCGAAAGTCAGATAAAGCAAATCGGTATTAAGCCGCCAGCAGCATAGGTTCCAGACCCAGACTAACCAGGTCAACTTCGGTTACCTTGTCCAGTGAATCCGTCCAGTAACCACTGTCGATGAGTCCCTGGGCCAGTTCCCGGTTCAGGTTTTGGGAAAAGCCCGGATTGGCAATCAGGTAGATCGTTTTCATCGGAGCCAGATCCTCGGATTTCTGGGTAAGCTGATCCCGCAGCAGTTTCAGAGCGATAGCCTTGTTGCGGGCATTCTGGGTCCGCTCTTCCATATCAGTTACTTTCTTCAGCTGCTCATCCAGTAGCTCCTGAACAACACTGGCATTATCCAGACAACTCTCGAAGGTCTGGGTAGTCAGATCGATTTCCATTCGAACGGTTTTACCCTTGAGTTGATCCGGCAACAGATCCAGGGCTTCCCGGCGGGCAAATAAACTACGGTTGAACTCCAGAACGGTTACGGCTTCATTCTGTTTTACGCTGATATACTGGTCAGAATTCATTGGTTAGGTAGAATTTGGTTGATTGGGAATAAAAACTGAGCGAATGGTCTACAAAGAAAATCGGGTTCGATGAAACTACCAACTGGTACAGTTACATCGATTAACAAATAGTTTACATTGTTAGTAAACGGTTTTTGATACCCCATTTAATCCCCTGACCGATCCGACTTTTAATCCGTACTTCCCCCTACCCCAGGGGTACCCCGGCCGGTTGTAAACCAGCGGTTCGTTTACCGTTACTTCGGCAGACTATTCTGAAAACACATCGCCTGCTGGTAGTCCTCGAAGGTATACGGGATACCATCAACAAGAATCTGGTACATAGCTAGCTGGTTTTAGTTGAGTTGATAGGTTTTGACTTTTCGGATGGACAGCCACTCGGCTTCTTTCTGGGTAAGTTCCCGTTGCCGGTCCCGGTAGTATAGGTTTACCTGGGACATGGCCAGCAGGGTCAGGATGATACTGGTTACTCCGCCACAGGCCAAAAGCGATCCGTCGAGCCGGGTATAGCCAATGAGAGCCGATTCACCCATAAGTAAAGCCACAAAGAAAATAAGCCAGGAAGTTGCCATTGGATAAACAGTTGATGGGGTTACCGAGTTGATTACGTAGCTTTACACTGTGATGCTGCCGGAAGAGCCGGTCAGGAATACCCCGTGGGTTATCCTGGTCTATCACGAGACTAAAAAGCCGGATCTGTTGTCCTTTAAGGATCAGATCCGGCTTCACTGTTTAAAAGGTATTTAGGGACTACAGGTCGATGTACTCAATGACTGAACCCGTTGATTCCGGAGTTTTGGTATCAAAGAGACGAATCAATTCAGCCTTTCCATACCTGATGGCTTCTTCGGCGGACTTAAACCAGGTATCCGAATCCTGGTATCGGTAGTTTGCCGGACCATTTACATACCCCCAGTCACTGGTCAGGGTTTCTTCCAGTAGGTATTGATCTTTTTTAACGAATCGATCGTCTATAAGGCTACCTGATTTTATCGGCAGATAGATCCGACACTGGTAATTCAGTTCCGGTAATTTAGCTGTATCCAGCAGCGCATGAACAAACGGCTTCAATCCAGTAAATTGATTGTCAACAGGTGGCATAACGGGTTGGTTTACAGGTCTACGTATTCGATTACCGATGATTGCTGGGCTGGCTGGGGTGTACCGAAGATGGTCAGGAGTTGTTGTTTACCGTACTCGATGGCTTCCTGGGGTGTGTCGAAGAGTTGATTAACATCAACACGGTTTCTATACTCTTTATTAGTGAAAGTCCCCCAGACATTATACAAGCTTTCTCCCAGTAGTTTAGTGTTGGGTTTCTGAAATCTCTCCTCTATCTGACTAATTGAATTTACGGGTAAACCGATTACAGGTATATACTTAATTTCGGGAAGTATTTCCCGGCTGATTTGATAGGTAACAAATGGCTTTTTCATAACTATCCCGGATTACAAGTTGACAAATTCGATGACGTTGGTGGATTCAGGCTCCGGTTTACCGAACACTCGTTGTAGCTCGGCTTTTCCGTAGGCCTTGGCTTCTTCGGGGGTATCAAAGATTGCTCTGCTCATTTTGTACCGGTAGGTATCTTTCTGATTCCTTCCACCCCAACGACTACCCAATCCTTCACTCAATAACGTTTCAACTGAACGGTATTGCTGGACAATCATATTACCGCCGGGTTCAGCTGGAATAAAAATACCAGCCTTGTACTTGACGGCTTCTGGGAGCTGATCATCATCGATTAAAGCCGAAACAAAGGGTTTGTTCATGGGTTTAACGAGTTTGAAACGGGTGTAACGGAAATTCCAGGTATTTATGTCTGTATCACCAATGAGCGTGATGAAATCATTGGCTTTGTTGGAATAGCCATTGTTAGTAATTTGGTCTACCTGATACTCTTTTCCTTCGACCAACTTAGTTAACGGCTCGGAACAATTGGATGGAGATTTAGCATCAATACAGATGACCTTGTCACCCGGTTTGAACGGATTAGCCATGGTGTAACGGGGATTTAGTTGTGGATTACTGTTTAGCTGGGAAGAAGCCGCTACGTCCGTACCGGTTCTTGAGTACTCGTTCACCCTCAACTGTTCGGTAGTAGATTTTCAGAGCCCGGTATTTCAGGTTATTACCCAGAACAAAGTCAGAGAAGGTTAAGCTGGCAGCCGGCTTATCAAGTGAGGTATTCAGTAGATCAGTGGTTTCCAGCTCCAGATTGAAGTTTAACTCATTGATTGGGTGTTGAATCATACGGATTGTTTGGTGGATTGAATAATGGATCAAACAGGCTTATTCATCGGTTACAGCCAGTCCTTTTGGAATCAGGTTACCGACGTCGTAGTACAACGACTGAAGCCAGAGTACGGCTTCGGTAGAGTCACTCAGGTACTCAATTCGTCCAGGGTCCTGATTAAAGTAGTCAATGATGAAATCGTCCGTATGAGCTGATTCTGGATGAGTCAACCGGAACAGCTCGATAACGTGGCTGATTCGGATCTGGGAGAGTGGTCGAAGAACCGGCTTGACAAAGTTGGGATGTACCGTAGTGGTATAATCCGTTTTGCCTGGTTCAGTCACCCGGTACGTAATGTGATGACGGGTTAACTCGGTGATAGTGGATCGTTCATTAGTCACGCCCATCCCGTTGATCTCGATGGGTTGACCGATGTGGTAATAGGTAATGGGCAGGTAATCCATGGGTTACGGATTAGTTGTGGTACCCTCTTGAAGGCATATTCACTCGTATCGTTTCGTCTTTGATAATGGGTTTCTTCCCATTTTTCCGGTAATAATCAGTTTTACTCATGAACGTTGAAAAATCAAGGTTTTCCAATGCCCATTCGACATAGTTTGGATCAATCTTTTTTATTTCAGCTAAGCTTTTCATCCGATGTTTACCAAATGGAATAACTACACTATCCTTTACGGTTAAAAGATTGATTCTGTGTAAGTTATCGGGTTGATCTGGTTTACAGAATGTAGCTTCTTTTCGGTTATACGTTTTTAATCGAAGCCTACCAATCTGATATTGTTGCCCCCATTCCCCATGTATGAATTCACTCTTCATCGTATCTAGTTTGTACTGAAGCCAAGTGTATAATTTTGAGTAATCTCTGGTTACAATGTCAAACGTATTTGTTGAAGGATCATAGTGGGTGTAACTCAATGGAGACTTGTTTACACCGTTTAACAGGTAGCTTCCTTTATCTTCAATATGGATATAGTCTCCAATTATCTGATACAAGTCTCCACCACGAGGTTTGTACTGAATGTTCAGAATGGGTTTGAAATATTCGATTCGTTTTCGTTCGACAGCCGTCAAGTCTGATAAAAACACTTCTTCATACCGGTACCGGGTAAAGTGTTTATTGGTCGAATGAGCCCCTATCCTTCCCTGTAGATTGGTTGTCTGTCCAATGTAGATCAGAATATTATCGTGATACAGATAATAGATGTATCCAATTTCCTTGTGGTTTCTCTGAGGAGCATTGTACCAGTCTGAATAGACAATAAACGGAGCTTCCGGAGTAGTTTCCGGGGTTTGATCAGCCGTCATGAAGGTTGGTGTATTCGGTACGAGTGAGGAAGGAGTCCCGTAGTATCAGGAGTCCTATTAATACACCAAAGATACACTATTACTGATTAACTGTAGTATTAAAATGGGGATTGTCGTATCTTTAATCTATGGATACTTTACCGGATCAATTAATGAATCAAACCAAGAATCAATCTTTTCTCCCTGACCAGAACAAGACCTCAATCAAGGAACACGGGGCTTACTTCAAAAACCCGTTCGATCTCTTTGGTATCAATCTGAAAGTTGTTCATGAACCAGCCGAAACCTTCGACGGAGTCAATGCGGATACTGGAGAAGTCATCAAAGGCAGCATTTATGGGAAAACCAAAACGATAGCTCACGACTCAACTCCGTACATCAAGCTATTCCAACCGGAAATGATGAAGTTTGGTGATTTGGGTGTACCCGGTCTTAAACTGTTATGCTATATCATGTACCGGCTGAAACCACGGCAGGATTTTATTCAGATGGATATCGAAGACTTTCTCCGGACTGCCGGATACTCCACGATTCCCAATAAACGAGGGCAGGTAAACCGGATTCCGTATTACACAGCCGTAGTTGAATTACTAAACAAAAACTACATTGCCAAGAAGACTGGTGGTGATACCCATTTCTTTATCAATGGCAACCGATTCTTTAACGGAGACCGCAGAACTCACTGGAAACCAGTACTGAGTAGTATCGAAGTAGTGTAGTAAGTAGTATCATCTGGTGATAGTACTTGGTATTAGTAATCAGTGAGTTACGTCTCGTTCCTTTTTGAATATATTCAACCCGTATTCCAACGGATTCATCCCGGGTTTTCAACGGGTTCAGACGGGTAAAAATTGGCTCAATCGGGATCCCGGTATTCAGTCCGTAGGACATTCATGGCTTCTTCCCGGGTATATACGGTAGTCCAGCGGCCCAGAACCATCTGATGATCACAAACAGGACAGGTGGTTGCGATGATAACCCAGGGTTTCCCGTCTTTTTCACCAGGATGGAAATCAACGGATTCAACGGGAATACTGGAAAAGCAACGTGGACAAGGGATGGAAGACATGAGTCAAACAGGTTTATACGGCTATAACTCAGGAATCAACGGGTTTTTGAGGGTTTGGAATGAAGGGCGAAAGGGTGGTTATTCCTTGACTATCAAGCAGTTACGTCCTCAGTCCCGTTAATCCCGTCCGTATTCCACCGCTTCCCAGGTATTGTGTTATTCCGGGAATTCATCTGGAATATGTGCGGGTTTATTCCGATAAACACTGGATTATTCCGGGATATTCAACGGATTCAAATCTTCGTCTGTAATCCGTTTCAACCGCAGCGGCGGACCGTCCATCTCCACCCAGTACTCCCTGCAGGCCTTCGATACTGGCATTCAGGGAAGCCAGGTCAGCCTGTAATACCGGAAGAGATTCACTGGATACCTGGTCATGTTTACCGGTTAATTCGGAGATCATGGTGGTTAATTCATCCCGTTGTTCCAGGTATTGGTTCAACTGGTTGACAAGGGCAGGACGGTCGTCTGGTGTTTCCATGAGTGATTCGATTGGTTTACCGGTGTAACCGGGTATTGGTTGTCTGGATTCATACCTGGTTTGGTTTAGGGATTCGACGGAGTTGCTGGAGTACCCACTGTAGTTCCTGATTCCGGCTGCCTAGGTTGACGACCTCTTCGTAGCGGCTCTGTTGAACGGCGGACTCAGCCTGCACCAGGTTATCAGCCATCCGTCCCTGGATCAGATCGACCAGTTGTTTCCGTAGTCTATTACCTGGGTTCATTGGTCTAGTTCAGGGTTAAACAGGAAGGCCAGGTGTGGGAAATCGATTCGCATCCGTTCCAGGTAGTAATCCATGTACCGGTTGTTCCAGTCATTGACGTCCTCTCCTGGCTGTTGATCGAGCTCGGCCGGTACATCCCGTTTGTGGTTTTTGTGTGGATATCCGTTCAGTTCCGGATACCTGTCGAAATCAAAGCAGTCCTGGCCCAGCAGTCCGGCTCTCCGTTTAAATCGTTCTTCCGGTGCTTCAGTAGTCTGGTTCATGGTTGGTAGAGCTTACAGTAACAGTTGTTCAAGGGTGTTGATCGATTCCTGGAGCTGATAGATAACTCCGACTCGAAACAGGTACCGTTCGATATTCCCCGATTCTTCCAATTGATCTCGTTTCAACCGTTCTTCATCCAGTTCGGTCTTCCAGTTAGCCAGTACGGCTTCTTCAGACCAGTTATCAGGTGAATCTCCGTAGTGAGCTGTGTCGAATCCGATAACCCATCCCTTTCCTTCCTCGAAGTTAGCATAGGTCAGACCTCCGTGAATATCCACTGGTATATGCTCGTAATGAACGTTGAACCACGGATGTCCTTCCGGTAATTCAACGTAGCCGTTTCCCCAGCCTGTTCCAAATTGTTTGCCCAGGTGTGACTCCATCAGGTGATAGTTCAGTTCCATAATAGGTCTCGTAGTTAGTAATGAGTTTGTATCAGATCATAAAGCTCCGGTTGGTCTTTGTAGTCTTCCAGAGCCTCTCCGTCCACATCGATTCGGTGTTGTATCTGGGGTGTGTATAGGTAAAACCCACAGCTCTCGGCTACCCGGAAGACATCGTGGTCAGCCGTTCCCAGATCCTTCCAGGATTCAGATTCATCGACGGGGAAGTTTGGGTTCTTGTCCAGCAGGCAATCCATTCGGGTGGATTCTACGGTCCAGTTAGAATACCCTTCGTCGAAAAGAGCACAGTGGACACAGGTGTAACAGCGTTTGTCGGAGCTCACAAGGAATCAGTAGTTAGTTCACTTGACATAGTTGATTGACAGAAGTACGTGATCGGCTTCAGGTTGGTCCTCGAAGAACGGAGAACTGTACAGGGTCAGCCCACACTCGATGATCTCGGTAGCCGGATTCTCCTGAATAAACTGGATCAACCGGTTAGCGGCTTTCGTAAAGTCTGCTGCTTTGTAGATAAGCATGGGATCCGTCATAGCCTGTAGTTAGTTATGTGAACTGATGGCCTGATTCAATACCTCTTCAGGATACATACCACCTAGTACCAGGATCACCGTCTGGGTTCTCGACGGAGCCCGGTGATAACTGATTGATTCCCGGTTCAGGTAATCCAGCATGTTCATCAGATCACTGGCTGAATTGAACCGCAGGTAGGTTTGACGAGCACTTATACCTTGGTAGATCATTGGTCAGTAGTTAGTTGTGGAATCAGGTGAGCAAAGAAACAACGATTCCACCGGATCACCAAGCCCCATCAAGGCCTGGATCACCGGTGGAATCAATTGTCGAATCAGACTAGGCTGCTACGGCCAGCTCTGGAGCCACCGGAATGGTTACACCCGGCTCGTTCCGCTCATTGTACTGCTGGTTGAGCCAGGCCTGATACTCCGGAGTCTTGTGCTTCTTGCCATCGGCTCCCTCAACCTTGGTTTCCCCCTCGAAGGGTTCCAGCTTGTACTCGTCGTAAGTCGGCTTGGTCTCCGAAGCTGGCAGGTCTTCCAGCTTACCGAAGCAAAGCTCCGTGTTACGGAACACCAGCTGGTCCTCCACCAGCATGATTTCACCCGTTTTTGGATTGCTCATCGGATCGATGGTCACGTTTTTGTCTCCGTCCAGACCTGGCCGGCACATGATCGAGACCCCGTTCACCGTGTAAGCCTGCTTGTTGTCCAGCTTAGCCCGGTACGTCTCCCGGATCGAATAGACGCCACCGTGACCCAGACTGTTGATGTCAACCCCGATGGAAAACCCACCTTCATCGACGGCCTGCTGGGTCATGTTCACGTAGAACACCAGCTTCTTGGGACCACCACTGACAGATTCATCCCCCTTTCGACGGAAAGCCAGACTCATCAGGCTGTTGGTGGTGCTGTCCTCGATGATCTGACGAAGACCCACCGATACGTTCTGGACCCCGTTCTTCTCACTGGTTGGACGGATGTCGAATACTTCTACTACTGGCTTGGCAATGGCTACTGTGTTCATGGCTTTTGTTTGGTTTGTTTGTTTGGAAATGATTGGTACTACTGGGCAAAGACTATCTGTTCAAGATGGTCACTGCTCACTTCTTGTCGTAATCCCGGGCATCAGCGGGAGATACAACGACTCCGTTAATCAGAACGTAAGACATGGCTCTACGAAGATTAGCAGGTGATACCCATCCGTTACCGGTCGATGAGTTTTACCCGACTCCAGCCCGTTTGAAAAACCCTCGGAAACAGACCGGGGGTAGGGGGAAGCCGGTGGGGAGCTGGGCGGGGTTCATAATCCACGTTCTCACTCCCCTCTATATCAACTACTTATCTCCTATGAGTTTCTCCCCGCTACCCATTCCAGATACTTTACCCCCGGGGGTACTTCTCACCAGCCGGATCAACCGGGGGATATATACCGGGAATCCCTACCGGATACACACCCGTATTAAAATTTAGTATTCCTGAACTTTTTTGGTAAAAAGTTGCCTACTCGTATAGCGGTATATCCGAAGTTCTGTTATCTTTGATACGGTTACTACACGTAACCCTTCCCGGGAACCTCTCCAGTTCCTTCTTCCGAATCCCGTTTCGGACCTACTACCGGATCGACGGTAGATTTCTTCTCCCCTCTCTTCTTCTGCTATCCCAGTGATCGACTACGTCTCGTTCCGGGAATCCGATCACTCCTACACCTCCCGATCGGGTCATTCCTACATCTCGGTAACCAGTTTACTGTCTGTTTTTAAGCAACCCTTCGACGGAGCTTACTGGAGTCTATACAAGGCCATCGAGCAGTATCTCACTGATAACGTCTCAGAAGTCTTCTGGCTGACGTTCAAACGACAGGTGATACAATCACTACCCAAGCGGGAAGATCGTTTAACCTGGGCCATTTCTGAGCATCTGAAAGAGCATGAGCTCTACATCCAGGCAGTCCGCCGGTTGATCCTGGCTCAGTGGGAAGAAAAAAAGGACAAGGCCTGTGAGAAAGGAACGGCTTACCACCTCAAACGAGAACACCAGGCTTATCAGAACGGCTTCGAGCTACACCCGTCTTTACCTACTGAAAAAGTTATTTCTACTACCCAGTCAGTATACAGCTTTGATCTGACAGAATTACCTGACGGTTATTATGCCGAACTACTGGTCTACAATCATAACAACTATCTGGCCGGGCAGATTGATAAAGTCTGGATTACTACTGATCGAACTACGGGAATCCGGTACGTAGACATCGATGACTATAAGTCCAATGAGCAGATCAAGACCAGTAATAAGTACCAGAAAATGCAGTACCCGCTGCAGATGCTGGATGACTGTTCTCTGAATCACTACCGGATGCAGATCTCGACCTACGGCTGGATGCTGGAGCAGTTCGGTTATAAGGTCCGCTCTACCCGGTTTACCCACATCAAGGATGAGCTGGACTTTCTGGGTGAGCCGGTCCAGACCGAGATTCCCTACGAGTTCGACTACAAAGCCTACAAGCCCCTGGTCGAAGCCATGCTCAGTCACTACCAGGCTACCCGGCAAACAGCTTCTTCCCCTCCTACCGCTATAGTTTCCCCCCTGTGAGCATCCTTCATTCTACCGTTACCCGTCGTCAGCAGCTGGGAGCCGCCAAAAAGCTGATCGAAGTTTACCTGGTCTGCAACGACATCGGCTACCACGACTCGGATCTGAACCTGCTGGCTTACTACTGCCTGTTCGGGCCGACCAAAACCACCAACCTGCGGATTCAGCAGGAGTACTATCCCCGGCTGGAAAAAAAGAATGCCTGCTATTCGATCTGGAAAACGAGGAGTAAGCTGAAAAAACTGGGCCTGCTGATTCAGAACGTCTACACCCTGGAGCTGTCGGTGAAGCCCGAGCTGCTGGCGGCCTTCGAAGAAAAAACCAAACTGGGCTATTTAATCAACTTCCGTTATGAAGAGCTGGAAACAGATTCAGGCCCAGCTGGCCACCGAATTCAACCTGCCCCTGAAGACGATCCAGCTAACGACTGATCCCTACTGGCAGCTCATCCGCCAGAAGCTGCGGAATCCTCAGGACTGGATCTACCGGCTGGAAGGGCTTGGTTCCTACCGAATGAACGGGAACCGGTTATTCAAACTCCTGGCCATGCTGCTGATCCGGCTTCGGCAAAACCGCGCAGGTCTGTTCCCGCTGGCTCCCCGGGATATCGAGGAACACCACCAGCAGATCCGGATGCTCTGGAGACTGAAACAGGCCCTGAGTTGGCGGCTGCTCAAACGAACCGACGGACTGAACCGTCCCGCTCCCAAAGCCCAGGTCGAAGCCCTTATCCAACAGAAAGCCAATGTGTCAGACAAAGACGTGTAGAGACTGTAAAGAGACTAAACCAGTCACGGAGTTCTATAAATCAGGTACAGGTAATCGTCTTCAGTCGTACTGTAAACTGTGTAATAGTAAACGGGCTTCAGCTAGTTACAAACGGATTTATCAGAAAAATCCGGATTTAAAAAAGTCCAGAAATTTACGTAACCGGTATGGTATAACGCTGGATCAGTACAACCAGCTTTTACACCGGCAGAACCGATGCTGCCGAATTTGTGGTACTCACGAAGATCTGGAGGGAAAGTCTCTGGCCGTCGATCACTGCCACAGCTCCGGTAAAATCCGGGGGCTACTCTGCTCCAACTGCAACACGGCCCTGGGCAAAGTCCGGGACAACGTCGTCATTCTCCATTCCATGATTCACTACCTCCAGGCTGCATAATGAACTTTTCTGAAGCCCTACAAAAGCTGGTAACAGGGCATAAAATGAGACGGTATTACTGGAAGCCTTCCGATTATATCTATTTCTGTCCGGGAGTATTTCTTGATCCATACCGGGACGATGATGAACCGATTGCGGGAGTTCCTGTAAAATACTTCGAAGTTGGGTTCATTGGCCGTACATCGTTAGAGCCTCAGTTTTTTAATCAGGACAATCAACTTGTCAAACTGTCAGCCGCTTCGGTATTGGCTGAGGACTGGTATGAATTCACTCAAACACCTGTAGAATGAACTACTTCTCTGAACGAGCCCGGTTGCTGATTGCCGGCATCAAACACATCGACGGGGTTCTGGAATCCCGCTACAACCAGGTCAAACGGGCTACCGTCGGTCTGTCTCCCGAGATTGAAGCCGAAGCTGATCGTAGGCTAGAGATCTGTCTGGACTGTCCGTTCAACTCGGTCAATGCCCGAACTTCTCCCGAATACAAGGCCCTCACGGGGCAATCCTATAGCACTACCCGGGATGAATTGCATTGTTCCCTCTGCTCCTGTCCGATTCATTACAAGGTCCTCTCGATGGGAACGGCCTGCGGAGCCAACGAGTGGAACAATGCGAATCCGGGTAAGTACGTCCAGCCGAAGTGGTTCACTTACCCACCGACTACCTGACGTATACAGTTAACCGTTAGTAATAGAATAAACAGATACCATGAAACAAACAGAGTTTACCAAACAGCAGCGGGCCCAGCTGTCAACGGGTCGAATACTGAATTACCTGGCCCTATTGGACCGCCGGGCTGCGGGAACCCCCGATAAACAGCTCCAAAGAGATTACCGGGTAACCAAAAGCCGGATTGAGTTCCTGCTACAGGACTGGGTCCGGCCGGCCCTGGAAGAGCTGCTCTGGCAGCGGCCCCTAAACGAGACAGGATTGATCCGAAGTACCGATGAACCACCAACAATTACCACGATACTGACTGATTCCAACTTAGACCGTTATTTCCAATGACACTGACTACCGAACTACTCCAGGCCCTGGGTTTCCAGGAAGGTGAAGCCACCTGGACTGATGAATACGGAGTAACCCTATACAAGACGGCTATGCCCGACGATCTGTTCACCCTCAAACGGGTACTGACAGGTACAGCTTACAACAAGGGTAAAAAAGCCATGCAGTACCTGGCTACCACCAAACCCTGTCCGGTAAACCCCTGTCCTACGGAAACGAAGCTGATGACCACGGTACTACCGGTTGACACAACCGATCAGAGCTATAGTATTCCGCAGTGGGGAGCCCGTTTCCTGGAATCATAACCGTATTCATATGATTTCCGAAAAATTGAAACAGGCCCTGAGCCATGTCGAACAATCCGATGAAGAGCGTCTGAAACACAGAGAAGCCCTTCTTGAACACTACAACGGCTTACTAGAAACACTCGAATCAGGTTCTTCCACTGCTGAAGGAGTTCGACAGATTATCAAATTGATAACCACCCAGGTAACCGAATTAAAAAATGAACAGAGCTGATTTCATAAAATCACTTCTGGCTGTTCCAGCCCTATTAAGTTTATCATCTAAAGCTAAAGGTGATTCAGCTTTTAAAGATGGTGTTGATCGGAGTAGTTGGACAAAGCCGTACATACCGGTAGATGCTGTTATAGATTCTACTAAGTTGTATGTTGCAGATGGAGAATCATTTGTACTTCCTCTAACAAATGGCTATTTCTCAAAAAACGATTTGATCTGCCCGGACAATGATAAATCGTACTACTTATTTGTTAGTAACAGCCACGAAACAATGCCAGGTGTTTATCTGCACACGGTACAGGTAGTAGGAAATTGGGGAGATAAAAAGACCATAACTCTGGTACCAGGTACTTCTTACTCCAGAGTATGTTCAGCCAAAATGGAGTACAATGGCTAAAAAGAAAAACATTTACACTCGGATCGGTTATGACCAGGTTCGGGCTGAGCTCGACTCCACAGCCGACTGGTTAAGTCTTCAGGTAATCGAGGATCTGTTCGATGACATTGAGTACAAGGTTACCCAGACCGGAGGCATAGCCCCGCTAATTTCAGACCGAATAGAAGACAAGCTGAAGGGCATTGTTAATGTCATCCATATCCAGATTGGAATGTTGACAGCTATTCTGGAGAAGGATGGATTGACCAGTTATGTCGAGGAAAAAACGGAGATCTTCCGGAATACCCTCGAACAGATTCAGCAGTACTACCAGAAGCGGCCGGTATCCAGCATTGAAAGCCGGAAGATTACGAAAGTGTCCGGTAAAACCAAGACCGGAGCTTCCCGGGAAATTACCTTTGTTGTGGCTACCAAGTACCAGCAGATAGCCAACCGGAACATCATTAACGACAAGGTACTCAAGACCTTACCCTTGCTGGAAAAACTCGAAGAAGCGACTGAAGCCCTTGACGTCAAGGGTGATTACGAAGTACCCATTTCCCTTCAAATTCGTGGACTTGCCTAATTCCGCTTCACAGGCTCCCCGGGATTTTTTCAATGTTGATTCACCTGAGATGTTTATCAACATGGACCCGGCCAAACTTCCCCCCAAGAATCACCCGGAGTTTTTACAGCTGGCGGCCCACGAACGGGACAAGTGTAAAAACGGGGTAAACATCAACGGACAATACGTCGTTCCCAGTCTGTACTATGATCTGAACTTTCACACCATCCTTTATGATGCCCTGGATGAACAGGGTAATGAAATCCGAGTAAAGGGTCGTCCCCAACTCCGGGATAACGGCTGGATTCTTCATAACGATTACTACCAGGCTAAGAAAGAAAAGAAAGGCTATGTGGTGGGGGGTGCCCGCCAGATTGGCAAGGACCTGCTAAATACATCCCTGTTGTACACCCCGACGGGTGAAATCCAGATCGGAGATGCCCAGGTAGGTCAACAGATCTATGGAGCTGATGGTAAACTAACCACGATCACCGGGGTATATCCCCAAGGGGTTCAACCTGTTTACCAGATGACCTTACGGGATGGTCGAAAACTATATTGTGGTTTGAATCACAACTGGTATGTCTGGAATAATCGAAAATTCAGTGGACGGGGGGTTTATGAAGTCAAAACTACCCGGGAATTGTTGGTCGATTATAAAAAAGAAATTGATCAACGACCAAATCGGTACGAAACTCAGCATAGTAAATATGCTATTCCAACGGCTAAACCCGTCGAGTATAGTGAAAAAAACCTGCCAGTTGATCCGTACATTCTAGGTATCTGGCTAAGCTGTGGAGATGACCGTCATACAGCTCTGATAACGTCAGATCGACAATTGGAAAAGGTATGGTGTGATTTTGCCAAGCAATCAGGTTTAACTTGTAATCGCTGGAAAAAGAAGTGGGTTGGGCATCCTGAAGAAGTAATTATCAAAGGACCAAAGAATTGCCTTCACTGTAACCCACTTCGAAAACAGCTGACAGAACTTGGTCTACTTTGTAATAAGCATATCCCGGAACTCTACAAGAAAGCGTCTGTTTCACAACGACTAGCTTTAGTCCAGGGAATACTGGATGGGAAAGGCTCGTTCAATGCTTCTAACAATGTTGAGTTTTCAACGGATATAACTCAGTTGATGGCTGATATGGAATGGGTTTGTCGAAGCCTGGGAATGAGCGTTAAACAGCGGTCTAATTTTGCAGAACTAAAAAACTCAACCAGTACACCAACGGTTATTACCATTCATTCCATATTCCCTCTTTTTCGACTTGATTATAAACTAAGTGAGTTAGCTGATAAATCTGAGCAGCTAAATCCGTACAAATCCAGTATCGTTGATATCCAGTACGTCTACAATGCTCTGACTACCTGTATTACGGTTGACAATCAAGACCACCTGTTTTTGACCGATGGGTTTACGGTTACCCACAACTCGGACTTTATCGTCTCGCTTACCTGCCGGGAGTTGTTCTGTTTTGATAACGCCGAGGTTCTTGGTTTGTTCTCAATTTCCCAGGACAAGGATACCTTCAACAAAAAGTTTGGGGTAGCTATTTCGGATAAGGATAACTTTCTGATTGTTCCCAGTATCGACAAGGACTTATCCCAGACCTTGATTCGGTTCGGAGTAACCCGGAAAAATAACGAGCCGATCATTCTTTCCCAGCTGTTTACTTACCTAACCAAGGCGGGTAAAGCCACCGAAGTGGGGGCTGGTAAATCGACCACATTCTTTTTCTTCGACGAGATTGCCAAGGAAGAAATGCAGGGAGCCTGGGATGCGGTTAAACCAGCCCTCCGTTCTTCATTTGGTGGTTACCGAAACCCACCCCTATTTGCATTCACAGGTGGAAACGTAGAAAAATCCAAAGATGCCATTGATTTGTTCATGAATCCTGACGTAAACGAGCTTCTCAGCTTTGATACGGAAGGAAAACAAACGGGCAAGTTTATGGGGGGGTGGTACCGGGCAGATTTCAAAAACACGATTCCACTGGCTCAGTACCTAAATAAACCCGTCACGGGAGAACTAGCCAAGCTCCAGATTCAGGTGACTGATTTTGAACGAGCTAATACAATCCTGGATCAGGAACAGACGGTAGCCAAGGAAAGTAAAAAGCCGGGGACGTTGGCCAAACATAAAATGTACAATCCCCGTACATTGGACGAAATGTCCCTTTCCGTTACGGAATCCCCGTTCCAACGCTACCGGGAAGGACTCAAACGTCACCAGGACTGGCTGTACGAAACAAAGCCCGGAAAAGCTGTTGAGCTATATACATTACCCGGCGGAGAAGTCAAATACACCCTCTCGGAGAAACTACCCATTGCCAATTTTCCCCACAAGGATACCGATCTGATTGAGGATGCCCCGATCATGCTTTATGATGAACCGGTCCACAAAGGCAGTTATAAGCTTCACGTGGGTGGGCTTGACCCCTATAACATTGGGCAAACGGGTACATCATCCTCCCTGGGGGCCCTCTACCTGATGCGCCGGCATTACGGAGGACTCGACGATGCCTTTCAGGATACGATGGTGGCCAGCTACGTAGCCCGGCCCGAACGGATTCCGATGTTTCTGAAAAAGATCAAGGAACTTCTGGATTACTTCGAAGCCAGTATGCTCCACGAGTCCAGTACCGATGCCGTCCTGGATTACTTCGACAAGGATTACGGAGCGGAAACCTACCTGGCCAAGACCTGGAATCTGAAGCAGGAAATCCAGCCCAACACCAGCTACAAGGGAACCTACGGAGTACCCCCCACCCCGGCCTTCCAGAAAGCCTGGATGAACAAAATCATCGATTATATCTCCGAAGTCATCGGGGAAACCGATACGGGAAAACCGATTCTGGGCTACACCCGGATTCTGGATCCACTGCTGATCGAGGAAATGCTCCAGTGGAAAGAAGACCTCAATGTTGATAGAGTGGTCTCATTCGGACATATGCTACTTTACCGGGACAGTCTGGAGAAAAATGACAAACCCGTCGTCATCAACCGGACCGAATCGGATCAACCGGCTCAACCAAAAACCCGGTCTGTCTGGGGGATCAGTCAGAAAACCAGCAGACGGACTACTTCCGTAAAACAAACCCGTAAACCCTTTGGGATTAAATGACGAAAACGGTTATATTTGAAGACGAGATTACGGTCGCAACCGTCCGTGGGTTAATCGATCAGATTCAACCTGATCTGCTGGCGGGTGATCTGATCAAGCTCTTCTTTTCTTCCCACGGTGGTGATTGTTACGCCGAGGAAATCCTCTCCGAATTTCTGGCCGACTGGGCCGACAGCATTATCCTGATCGGAGCTTATAAGTTGTTTTCCAACGGGTTTGTCGTTTTCCTGAATTTTCCGGGTGAAAAGCGGCTGCTTCGGGACTGTATGGGAATGATTCATGAATCTACCCTGATCATCGCGCTCCGGGAAATCAAAAAGCCCAATACCTACGCGAATCTGGATAACGAACTCCTCAAGATTATTCTCCGGGAAGACTTCCAGAAACTCCAGCCCCTGCTGACCCCTGACGAACAGAAACGGTATTTGGCCGGGGAAGACCTTTACTTTCATACCGACCGCCTGCGGGCCATCTTTTCCCTATGACCGATATCAAAGACTCCGAGTTCTACCAGGAGCTTACCCTGACCGATGCTGAACGGGCAGCCTTCAGTGACACCCTGGACTTTAAGCTGGAAGACATTCCTCTCTCGTTTTCGGGTCCCCAGGAGCTGAAGGCCTTTGTAAACGGGATGGTGTTTTTCACCGATAATCTCCACCCGGTGGCCTACCGAATGAATGCCCTGAACCCGATGACGACGCCGGCTCCGGTTATGCTCCGGTTCAATCAGGAACTGCTGGTGATCAACAAGCTCCTGACCATGCACCGCTATGAGCTGAATCCCGACCATACCAAAGCCTGGTACAAAGGAAAAATCACCGATCCCAATCCGACTTACCTCAATGACACCGAAGCCATTCTGGGCATCATTCCGATGGGGGTTCACTTGAGTCCGGCCGAATGGGATCTCTACAAAGGGGTATTTGATGAGCTCTTCGAGCTACACCAGGAAAAACTGGCGGCTCCCGTTCTGGGCCCCACCGAAGAGCAACTAACCAATCTGAACTGATGAGAGCCGACGACGACCGGATTCCCCTTGAGATGACGTACGAGCCCAAGCCGGTTCCTACCCGTATCCAGTACCGAAAAATGATTCCCCGCCAGTACCGGTTTTCCAATCTGGTATCCACCCTACTAACCAACAAAAAGAAACCATGACGGATCGTTTCCGACAGCAGTACACCCCGGTCACTGACCAGCAAAAGGGGTTCATGATCGAAATCAAAAAGAAAGCGACCGAACTGGAAAGCCTGCTTAGCCAGGTTCAGACCTATTCGAACCTGGAATCCAAGAGTGACAAAAGCAAAGCCGAGTACGGCCGGGCCCTCTCGATTGCCACTACCAAGCTGGAAGAATCGGTCATGTGGGCCGTTAAAGCCGCGTCAACCGATCTGAACCAATGAGCCGTTACTGCCAAAACGTCGATGCCATTCAGGCTACGACCGATAACCAGTCGGAACTGGAAAGTTTTCTGGGGGTAAACCTTCGGTTACAGGACAACTGTGAACACTGTCCCACCGAAGTGTACCGGAATTTTGTCCCCAAGTGGGTAGCCATCCCGATAAACCCACCGATCAGCTTCGTGGAAATCGGGGGCTGGATAAGCCGAAACGCATCGGGTCATTACCAGACGTATACCGCCCAGGCCTGGCAGGATGCCGGATTCTGGGTAAGCCCGGAAGAAACAGCTACTCCGACGGATAGCTCGACTCCTCCGGCAGAAGAACCATCCAGTCCGGAACCCTCCAGTCCGGCATCGTCAACCACTGACTAGTGAGAAACGTCCTGCAGCTTCATCCCAAAACTCTGGCCCGGTTGATGACCGACCAGGGACACGGTGGACTTCCGGCTTACCTGGATAGTCTCGGATTCTCCGACGTTCGGATACTGGCCAATCCCAACGTACCGGAAGACAAAATGATTGTACCCAGTGAATGGCTGGACCCTAAATCAACTGCTATCGATGACAAAGATTGAAATTACCAAGAATGGGATGCGGGAATCAATCCTGCTATCTGACAACCTGAGCTATTCAGAATACGAGGAAGCCATCAGGTATTTACAGAACATCTTGGAACCAGCTTCAACTATTAGCGACGTTGATCCAAATCAATTGATTAAGGAGCAACTAGGACCGGTCATTGAGGAATCAATCGACAAAGACCTGAAACAGGGAACAAAGTTATGTACCTGGCCACCAATCCATCCGAGACGACCGTTTCTACCTCCTTGGCCAAATCCAATTTATTTTTATTCTCAGACCAACCCATGACCGGAGCCGAAATACTAACTGCTATTGAACAGGGTCTGAAAGTCCGGCTGCCGGAATGGAAGGGCTACTGGAAAGGTGTCGAGGATACCCACGGCCGGCTGCACATTCTTGTCTTCACCCACGACGGAAAAATCCTGGATACCCCGGACAGCCATTACCTGTTTCGAGATGATTGGGAAATCTGTCCGTAACCCTACTGACAAATGGCCCTTGTAATGATCGTGCTAGGAATGCTGTTAATGTGTGCTGAAATCTGGCTCCCTCCGCTACTGGATTGGTGGATGATTCGTAATGACCGTAAACCCAATTCCAAATGAACCTGACTGTTGGTGATTTACAGGATGCCTTGTACGGCGTCGATCGGGATTTACCCGTCTACTTGGACAAAACGACCCCGGAGATTCAGGCCCGGGGACTGTTTAACCTGGCTACGGTTAAAGTAGCCGGGGTGTACGACGTACCGGGTCTGAAAGATCGGGTTTGTCTAATCTCCTTCCGGGATTTCTCGGATTTACCCGAACCTGGTGAACTACCCGATTTTCTTCAAAACTAACCAGTTAATCGATGAACGGTCTTGAACGCGAACAGACTATTCAATACATTATTGAAAATGCTGGTGGATTCGAGGGGAAAACCCCGGATGAAATCAGACAGTATTTGCTTGAAAAAGGGGACGGATTTATCCAGACCTTGGCACGAGGTTTAATACGAGACTACTACTTTGGTCCTGAATCCCGACTCTAATTTAACAACATGGTTTCTCCTCCTTTTGAACTGATTCTTTCGGTAGCTCTTATTGGGTTACTCTGGTGGTATCGGTGGGTTACCAGGAACGCACCCTAGTTACACTACCTGGAAAGACATTGCCCTGTTGGTACCAGGGACGTTACGGTGGATACCGAAACCTCGACTGGATTCCGGCCGGGGTTTTTTGTTTTTAACTAAACGTATATATCCTACCGTTAGTTAGTTTATCCGTCTGTTCAGCTTCCCTGAACGGGGTATTCAGCTTACTTGACCCACCCGTTCAGGAACCGAGAAGCCCGTAGAAATGGGTCTAGTTTCGGGCTATGTATCTGTCCCCCCACCCGTTTCTGGCCGCCCAGTCGGCCGGTGGAACCCTCCCGCCCCAGCTGCTTCCCCTCGACCAGAAAACCGAACACTGGCGAAAAGCCTGTATGGATGCCCTGGAAGGACTGGGTTTTCGGCAGTACTGGGACAACCAGAAGCTACGGGAGAATTACCGGATGGCATCGGGGGAGTTTCTGCTTTACCAGTACCAGGACGAAGAACCCAACGAGTACGCCAGTCTGATTCAGCTGGCCGCCCAGTACAGTAAGGAAGACCAGCCGATGGGCCGGATGCGGCATTTCGATTTTACCCGGCAGGTGATCAACACGCTGACGGGGGAGCTGGAATCCCACCCGGCCGAGCAGCGGGTCGTGGCCAAAGGAGACAGTATCGATTCGGCCCGGAGCCGGGAAAAAGCCCGTCTGTTGTCCGAATACGTTCACCAGCAGATCGATGCCGAGATCAACGCGGCCCTCATCGAGCAGGGCCTGGATCCCCAGAAGTCTGATTTTCAATCTCCAGAGCAGCAGCAGGCCTACAGCCAGCAGGTCGAGGAAGCCCGTAAGGCCCTGACCCCCGAAGAAATTCAGCGGTATATGTCCAGTAACTGGCAGCACGTAGCCGAGATCTGGGGAAACATTACCCTGGAAGATGCCCAGGAACGCTACCAGATGAAACCCAAAGCCAGCCTGGAGTTCGGGGACATGCTCAAGGTAGACCGGTGTTTTCGGCATTTCTACCTGACGGGTACGGGGTTTACCCAGGAAAGCTGGAATCCGCTGGAAACCTTTTTCCATACCTCTCCCGACGTTACCGACGTCGAAAAAGGAAACTACGCCGGCCGGGTAACGTTCCTCTCTCTACCCGACATCATCGACCGGTATGGTCATTTGATGGACGGCTCCGAGCTGGAGGATCTCTACGGTAAACTGGCACTCAGCGGGGGTTACCAGACGGTTAAGGACTGGTACGGTAACCCGATCGATTACCTGTCGATCGAAGGAATGCCCTACGGCGTCAAGGTTCCCACGACCAATCCGGACCTGCTCCACTACCTGCCCCAGGTATCTCAGACGGGGGGTGGTTACCCGGCCCACGAGGTGCTGTTCGGTACCGGTAACCGGTACGGGGATCAGCGGTTTTATTACGGTAATCTCTACCAGGTGACCGAAGCCTACTGGAAATCCCAGAAACGGGTGGGCCGGCTGACCTGGCTGAATCCCGAAACAGGGCAGATCGAAAAAGTCATCGTTGATGAAACGGTCGTCTTGCCCCAGGGTACCAAAGAGAAAAAGGGGAATCTGACCAGGAATGACCCGGACGAGGATTCGGTGTTCACCGGTAAGGCCTTCGAGCCGACCATCGAATGGACCTGGATCAACGAAGTCTGGGGCGGTATCAAGCTGATGCCGATGGGTTCCCAGCCGGGAGCTACTGCCAATCATAAACCCCTCTACCTGGCCGTCAAACCACTGGATTTTCAGGGTAAGCCGGATGCGTTTCTTTATGAGCCGGAACTGCCCGTAGTGGGCTCGGTCTTTACGGCCCGGAATGCCCCGTCCCAGTCGCTGGTCGATCTGATGAAACCCTATCAGATCGCCTATAACCTGTTTATGAACCAGGCTCTGACGATGGCCGAGGAAGAAATTCTGCCGTTTCTGCTGATGGATCCCAACCTGATTCCAACCATCAACGGCTGGAACGACCGGGAAAACGGGGGCTTTCTGAACTGGCTGCAGAGTATCCGGGATACCCGGCTGGGCTTGGCCGATACCCGGCCTTCGGTTACCCAGGGAGCTAACCTGGGCGGACAGCTACCCCAAGTAATCAACCTGGATGCCACGTCCCGGATGATTGCCCGGGTGAACCTGGCCATGAGCTTCAAACAGATGGCTTTGGAGCAGGTGGGTTTTTCTCCCCAGCGGCTGGGCGACGTTAAACCTACCGAAACGGCCACCGGGGTCAATACGGCAGCGGCCCGGAGTTACATCCAGACAGCCCCGCTGTTCACCCGGTTTTTCGATTACATCCGCCGGGTCAACAAAAAAACGCTGGACTTTGCCCAGTTCTGCCAGGCTACCGACCGGGATATTACCGTCAGTACGATTCATTCGGATTATTCCAACAGCTTGCTGACCCTGAACGGAACCGAGCTGCTACTGGCCCAGCTCCACGTGTACGTAACTGATGCCCAGGCCGAACGGCGGAATCTGGAAATTGCCCGTCAACTGGCCCTGGAAAACAACACCTCGACGCTGTCGGCTTCCGATCGAATCGAGATGGGTACGGGCAATTCACTGGAGAAAATCAAGCAGATCGTCAAAAACTCGGAACTGAAAAACGATCAGCTCGTCCAGCAGAGCCAGCAACTCGAACAGCAGAAACTGGCAGCCGCCCAAAAACTCCAGGACGACCGGCAAAGCTTCGAAGCCGAGCAGAACGAGCTGGACCGGGAAGCCCGCAAAGAAGAAGCTTACATCCGAACCTTTGGCGGTAAGAACAATACAACAATGGGAGATACCAATAATGATGGTACTCCGGATTCCTTACAGTTTGCCAAACTCAGCCAGGCCCAGCAGGCCCAGCTCCAGAAACAGCAGGCTGATCAGCAGAAGAATGAACTGGCCCGGACCAAGCTACTGGTCGATAATCAGCAGCACCAGGATGGACTCCGGGAAGCCCAGGCCGAGCGGGCCAGCCGGGAAAAGATTGCCCGTATGAAAATCTCCCAGGCCCAGATCCAGGGGGATAAATCCAGGTAAGGCTATAGCAGTCCCCCTTTCAGCGGCCCCCTCCGCATCAAACCCCCTTCGACCCCTATACTTTTATGCCAACGCTCACCAGTACCCTGGACGAGAGTCTGTACGACACCATTTTTTCCGGAGCAACCCCTACACCAGCTCCTGATCCGGTTAGCTCTCCTTCTCCCAGTCCGGCCGTCGCCACGGCGGGACCCTCCAGTCCGGCTCCTGCAGCAGTTTCTACTGCTCCGGCGGACTCCAACCCGGCTCAGCCCACTTCTTCCGCAACACCTCCGACTCCTACCCAGCCCGCCCGGGTCACTCCAGACCGGCTATTATCCGAACAGGAGATTATGGATTCGGTGTTTCCCGAAGAATCGGTCAATCCACCGGCAACTCCGGCTACGACTGCTCCGGTAACTACTCCGGTTTCAGATCCCGCTCAACCCACCAGTGATACGGTGGATGAAGCCGAACAGGAAAAAGAATTCACCAGCCAAGTCTTCAAGCGTCAGGTTCAAAAGCTGATCGATAAGGGGCTTTGGCAGGACGTGGAAGGCCTGGACGAAATGGTTCTGGACGAAGACAGTTTCGACGAGCTGGCCCGGATGCAGGACGAGTACCGCATCGAGCAGGGCTGGCAGTCGGTCAAACAGGCTTCTCCGCTGGTCAACGATATTTTTTCGATTATCGAAGCCGGGGGTAATCCCGAGCAGATTCTGGAACTCCACCGGGATCACCAGCAGCTGGCGGCCATCAACACCGATACGCTGGAGGGGAAAAAAGAGCTGATTGCCCGCTACTACGAAGACGTAGTCGGCTTTCCCAAAACTGAAGTCAACCGCCGGCTGAAAAAGCTGGATCTGGACGGGGAAGCCGAAATCGAAGCCGAGTTCAGCATTGCCAACCAGAAGTACGGGGAGCATTTTCAGAAGGAAAAAGACCGGATCACCCAGGCCGAAACCGACCGGCTGGCGGCTATCGAAGCCCGCAAACGGCAGAAGCTCGAAGCATCGGTGGCCCACCTACGGAGCCAGAAAGTAGCCGATAGTGAGATTCGTTCCCAGCTGGGAGCTATCTACACCCCGAAGTGGAAAATGCCCGATACGGGAGAAGTACTTTCCGAATTCGATTACCAGCTGCTGCAGATCCGAAACGATCCCCAGAAAAGTCTGGAATTGGCCCGCTTCGTTTTGAACCGGGACAAGTTCGTCAAGGAACTCACCACCCAGGCGACCAACCAGGTCGTCGAGCAGAACTACCAGAAACTCAAGTTCAAGCCGAAACCCACGGCAACAACCCCCGCTCCCGGCCAATCGGGACCGGGCCGTCCCCGGACCGATACACCGGAGAATCTCTATAAACCCTTCCTTTCTTAACCAATGATTCAAACTGGGAGCCCGAATAACGGGATGAACCGGGGTGTTGCCATTCACACGACCAAGCTGGAGCTGGGTACCAAGCACACCGAGAAAAACTCACTCACCCAGCTGATGGGTCCCTCCGAGCAGTACCTGGGTCTGTTGAAACTCTGGAACCAATACCAGATCATTTCGACTCCGCTGCTGTCGGCTACCGAGCTGAGCAACAACGTGATGTATACCAACGGCCTGGGGGCGTCCCTGAGCTATTCGGTACCCGTCAAGTTTGCCCTGCCCTTTACCACCGACGACATCAACGAGGAAGCCAAACCGGGTCTGAACCGGGAAGTTTTCTGGCTGCTGCTCAACACGCCCAACTACACCAAGGGTGATTTGCTGACCTACGACAGGGAAAACGGTAAGCAGGTCGTCGTCGATTTCTCGGTCGAGGAAAACCCGGCTCCCTACGGGGGCGGAGCCTGGCTCTACGGGGTTAAACTAACCTCGGACGATCCAAAAGATTTCGTGTCCCGCCGGTTTACGGCCGCCGGGATCAGCTGGGTTAAAATCGGTAACGTCAAATCGGAATGGAGCCGGGAAAACTCGGCCATCACCCAGGATTCGGACGGTACCGAGACGCTGATGTTCAAGACGGGTAATGCCCTTCAGTCGGTCGAGCACTGGATGACGGGTCACGCCGACATGCTCGAATACAACGTCGATAGCCGGGGTGGTGGTACGAACCTGGCCCAGACAAAATCCGTCATGGGTCAGTTTGCCGATCCCCACAAGGCGGCCGTGATGTATTTCTTCGAGACCCTGGGTGATCCCAACGATCCGAACAACCCGGATATTCAAAAGAATCCGATCCCGAATTCGGGCCGCTGGATGCCAGTCATCATCATGATGCTCATGAAGGAGACCGCCCGGATGCAGAACGACTTTTATATGTACTCCCAGGGTGGTGTCGTCTGGGACGGCCGGGGTACGGCAACCCGTATCGGGATGGGGTATTATCCCCAGATCAAATCGTCGGGTAACTACCACACCTACCAGAAACCCGAGCAGATCGGCCCGCTGCTGAAAGAAATCACGGGGGATCTGTTTTTTGGCCGGGTGGATCTGCCCTACGACCAGCGGAAGGTTAAATTCCGGATGGGTATGGGTGCGTTGATCGAAACCCAGAAATACTTTAAACGGGAGTTCGGTCAGGACATCGCCTTCACCGTCTGGGCCCAACACAAAGCCCTCGATGGAATGCTGACGGGGACCAACCTGGATCTATCCTACAAGGGCTACCGGTTTACTTCGTTTTTGTTCCCCGAAGTAGGGTTCGTCGAGATCGAACACGATCCGGCCCTGGACCAGATCGGCACCAAGGAAACCAACGGGTTCCGGGGCCGCTACTCGACAAAATCCTACCGGGTGTTTGTCGAGGATCTCACCGAGGGAGCCTTCTCGAATGCTATGCCCCCGGCGGCCAATTACGACGTCCGGGAAGGTTTCAACAACGGAGCCAACGTGGTACTGGTCAAGCCCAAAAACTACGATAAGGTTTATAGTTCCTACCGGGTCGGTACCTACTGTCCGGATATGCTCAAAACCTACGTCGGAGCCGGAGCCAATGCCCACATGCGGTCGGATGACGACAACAAGTTCTCGGTTCAGATGCAGTGGGCAGGTGAAGTCTGGGTAAAAGACCCCAGCCGCACAATCCTCATCGAGCTGGAAGACCTGCTGGAAACGGCCTAGTTTGATTACCCCCGGCCGGGTAATTCCGGTCGGGGCCTTTTAACCACCCCTGAGAACGTACTGACAAGCCTATGGCTGATCTAAAATTTATCCGGCAGCGGCCGAGCAAAGTCGCCCGGTACTACGATACCGAAAGCCGGCACAATAACCGCTCGGTCTGGCCGGGTGTCCACCAGACCTACGGAGTCCGGCTGGAAACCGATAACCGGACCTGGGTAACGGGACTCAACGCGGATGCGGCCAGCATCCGGGCCATCAAAAATCCAAAGCTCAAGGAAGCGGCTCAGAAAGAAGCTAGTGACCGGCTTGATTTTTTCACCAAACATTTTAACCAGGATCTGTCGGCAACCTCGGACTTCTGGAGTGATTACCGGCTGGATCTGGTTCGACGGGATTTGCTGGAGTACACGCTGGATCTGGAAAAGCCAGAGGAAGCCCTGCAGTACTACGTAGCCATTGCCAACCGGCGGCTGGCCCCGTCGGAAGAAGACCTGGACGAACCGGCTTACGAAAACACGTTTCTCTACGTCTACGATCCCAAACTGCACATCAGCCGCCGGGCCCGCCTGCGGGAGCTAAAGGACGAAGTCGGTTCACTGATTCACGCGCAGCGGAACAACCCCGACCGGCTGTTTTACTGGGTGGCTTATCTGAACATGCAGCCCAACATTCACATGAGCCGGGAAGAGTTGTACGAAAAGCTGAACAACTACCGGGACACCAAAAAAACGGTGGAAGAGTTCGAAGCCCTCGAACTGGTGCTCAACAAAGATTCCGAAGAACTACAGGCCGCTTATTTGTTCCGGCAGGCCCGTCAGAAAAAACGGATCGTCAAAGTCGGTAGTCAGTACACGCTGCTGGAACACGAACTGGGTAAAACCGATTCGGAAGCCATCGATACCCTGCTGCTGCCGGAAAACACTCACCTGCTGGATTCGCTGATGGATCTGGCCCGCTAGATGACCACCGAACAGCTGTACTACCAGAGCCTGGCCCAGCTAAGCCGGCTGGGTACGGGGGTTGGTCAGAAGATCGAACCCGACATCTGGGTTGCCCTCTGGAACGCGGCTCAGGCCAGCTGGTTCGGTAAGTCCCTGGAAAGCCGGTCGGATTCAGTACTCCGGGATCAGCTCAGCTACCTCTACGTTCCCGACGAACTGCTGACCCCTGTACAGGGAGAAACCCCCGACCGGTTCCGCTCGTTTAACCTACCCGATACCCTCTACCAGCTGACCAGCATCCGAGTACGGGCTATCCGTGACAGCTGCGAAGCCGAGCTGCTGGCCACACCCCAGATGCCCCAGCTAGTAGCCGAGCAGTGGGAAGACCCGATGCTGCGGCCGGACTTCGACTGGCGGGAAACGATCTACAGCCAGGCCCGGGGCAAGCTACTGGTTTACCAGCGAAACTTTCAGGTAAACCAGGCCCGTATCAGCTACTACCAACGGCCCATCGATCTGGAGCTACCCGGTTACCAGAAACTCGACGGGTCGATTAGCCAGGCAATCAATTCGGACATGCCGGCCGAGCTGCAACAGGAGATCCTTCAGCTGCTTTTGCCCCAGCTACAAGCCTAACCTTTTCTTTTTTACCCCTACCCTTTTTTCCGGTACGCACCGGATCCCTTTATGAACGAAGGAAAACTTTACAACGGCCAGCGAATCTCGATGGTCACAAACAACACCAAGTTGTTCGCCGGGACTGGTCCTGAAGACCTGGCAACCGAGCAGATTGGTGTGTTTCAGCAGGACGGTAAGACCCGCTTCAAAGGGACCCGTACACCGGTCAAAAACAAAGGCCGCAAGTTTAAAATCATGCAGGGTTTCCCGAATCGGTATTCGGCCCTGACGTCCCGGGCTCAGCTGCCCTCCTTCCCCCACCAGACGGTCGAATTCAAGGCCGAACAGATCGTGGGCTGGAACGGGATTGCCGCCAAACCCTTTACCAAAGAGCCGATGGTAGCCGTGGGTTACGACGGTTCGGATGCGGCCAAAACCCTTTCGGTTAAAAAAGGAGAATCGGTTCAGTTCCATTTGCACCTGACGGGATCACCCATCCATAAGCTGACCAACCAGCGGGGCTGGCTCCACCAGGAATTCAACATCGAACCCGACTGTCTGGGCGATGCCGAACCCGGTACCCAACAGGCCTGCGCGAAAATCCAGAAGGCCTTCCTCGACCAGTTCGAACGGAAAACCTTTGGTACCATTCCGCTCAAAACTCTGGTCAAAGCCACGGGTGTTTCGACCTGTGATACCCCGCCGTCGGGTCTGGTTCAGTTCAGTGAATACAGCATCGACGTTACCGATACGGGCTCGGAAGCGGCCCTGGGCCGGGTTCAGGCCCAGTACCCCGGTAAAGTCGTTACCCGGAAAAGCTACGCCGACCAGATCTCGACTTACCTAGTTCAGACGCCTTCGGGAGCCGGTAACGCCCCGGCTCAGCTATCGGTAAGCAAGAACCCCGTGTTGCCCAACTGTTCGACCTGTCCGAGTGGCTACACACTGGTGGCTCAGGGTTCGGTCTTTGAGGTTACGGTACCCAACGACACGACTCCGGCCGACCAGCCCGGTCAGATCAGCAAAACCAAAATTGGCGGACAGCCCGAAGAAGCCGTCTTCCAGTACGTTATGCCGGCCGCCCAGGATCCGGCCCAGTTCGAGACCAACATCAAAGCCGGTACGGGTACCGCTTCGGCCGAAGTGAAGTTTCAGGGACTCCAGCGGGGTCTGTGTACGCCCCCGGCGGCCCAGACATTATCCTGGACGGCAACCGGTAAAACCTTCTCGAAGGCTCCCGCCGACTACACGATTACCCTGCAGGATACGACCTGCGGTACGTCCCGGCTGGTCGAATTGCAGGCCCGCTACGGTTCGGGGGTATCCGAAGACGTGGATGGTCAGTGTACCCGCCGGTATAAACTGACGACTTACTCGGATGCAGTTTTCGACGACAGCTGCGGGCTGGAACGCTACAAGTTCGTGGCCCCCGATGCCTACGACAGCATTCCCTGGGTACCGGTAGTGCTGACGGGTTCGGGTACAACGGGTTGCTCGTGCGGTATTATCCTGGAAGGAGCCCGGTTTATCCGGCCGGTAAACGAGGTAACGTTCCCGCTGATCGGCTACGACCGGCGTGATCTGGAACCCGTTCAGATCCGGGTATCGGCGTTCTCCCACGATTATACGGGGCCGGTCTGTCAGACAACGTCGGTTCCCTTCACGATCCTGCAGAACTCGGATTATCCGGTTGGTTTTGGCCGGGACGTCATTGAGACCGAACGGGACAGCCTGGGTTATTTTCTGAAGGAGTACACCTATCACCCGATCGTTCGGGAACTCTACGGGGATCGGTTCATTGCCAAGCCGGAGCTGTACTACGACGAGTACCAGCTGACGGTAAACACGAAGTCGAACAACATGGGCTTCTTCGGGGAAACGGGCTTTAAGATTATGTACCGGTTTTTCTTCCCGGTCGGGCAGGGTAAGGAGTTCGAAGCAGCCATCAACTCGCTGGTGGCTTCGGTAGACTCTGACCTGTCCCTGGTAACCCTCTAAGGTGGTTGTGATGCGGATGGGGTGGTGTCGATGATACCACCCCATTTTTTATGGCTCCCGTTTTTTTCTTTTTCCCATGACCCGTCATCACCTCGAACTGCTTTCGCTGCCGGCCACCGACGAGACCATCCTGCTGCAGGACCTGTCGGTTTATAACGGCTACCCCGAATACCCTCGGCTCGTACTTACGGTTCCGGGCCGAAATAGCTGCTCGGTTCCCATCAAACCCGGAGAAACCACCGTCATCCGGCCCCTGAACCCGGGAGAACTACTGCCCGACGGTATCTACACGGCTGATTACTCGGTAACCCCGCACGACCAGATCCAGCTTTGTTACCCCTTTCTGAGAACCTACCAGCTGGAATGCCGGCTTAACCGCTGGATTCAGACCATCGACTGGTTGCAGGAACCGGTGACCAGCCGTAACTACCAGACCCTGCAAAAAGTCACGGCCCTGCTGCTGGCGGCTACCTCATCGGTTCAGGCCGGGGATTTAGCCGGGGGGCAGCGGTATTTTCAGGGGTTACAAACCACCTGTCCGTGAACCTCTCTACCCCGCACCTGCGGTATCTGCTCACCCAGCTACCCCGGCTGAGCTGCCCCAAAAAGCATGACATCTACCGAACAGTCCTGGAGACCGCCCTGCTGCGACCAGACCGCCGGCCGTATCAACCTGAAATCGAGCTTCTCACCCGGGCTTTCGGCGGTTCAGCAAACGGCTGATTCCATCTTGTCCGAAACCCTGGGAGCCCGCTCCCACCTTTCCTCCTCGGCAATCTGGCTGGCCTACTGGGCTAGTCGGAGCCGCCGGTTAACCTGTTTATCCCGTGGCCTGTCAGCCTGCTAATCCCTGCCAAAAACCAACCTGTACCCGCTGCCAGGGAACAGGTTCAACCACTCCGGGTTCGGGGACGGGTCTGATTATCGATTCAAGCCAGGTTATCTACCACCTGACCCCCGGCCAGACCAGTAAGCTGATTTGCCTGGCGCTGGCCAACGGGGTTAGTCTGGAGACGATTCTGGAACGGATCGATCAGGCCCTGTGCGCCCGTAGTCTGCCCGAACCGGCCAAGCTAAATCTGGCCTGCTTTCTGCAGAACAAACCGGCTCCGGCTACGATGGGGGGGTTGCTGGAAGCTATTGGCCAGGCTATCTGTAACCTGCGGACGGCCACCGACATCGGTAATCTGATTCAGCAACTGCTGGCCAGTTCGGTATTTGTCTCGGGGCTGGCCACACTGATTGCCACCAACCCCAGCTTTATTTCCACGCTGCTGGCCAACCAGAGTTTTCTCTCTCAACTGGCCGCCAGTGAGTACTTCGTTTCCCAGCTGGCCAACAATCCCAGCTTTATTACCCAGGTCGGTACCAAGCTGGTAAATGATTCCCACTTTGTCTCCAGCCTGGTGCAGAAGATCACCACGGATCCAACCCTGAAAGAGCAGTTCTGCTGCGATACGGGGGGCTCGTCCCCCTGCCAGACAATGATCGTCGGCGGAGTTCCCCAGGTTATCTGTTCCTGCCAGGCTCCGACGAGTCTGCTGCTGACGGGGCCGGCTACGGGTTCCCCAGACACCGATCTGACCTACCAGCTGAGCTACGCCGGAACGCCGGGCCACGTCAGCTGGAGCATTGCCGGGGGTCAGATTCAGTCCCAGACGGATACAGCGGCCACCGTTCGCTTCAGCCAGTCAGGTAGTCTGACGGCCACGGTGACGGGCTGCGACGGGAATAACTACCCCGTCAGCAAACAAACCAGTATCGGCCCGGCCTGCATACCGGTAAGCGGCCTGACCATCACCGGTCAGATCAAGCCGATTCCGGGTACCAGCGTTACCTACCAGCGGGCCGTAACGGCCGGTACGGTACTCAGCCACAGCTGGACCATCTCGGGTGGTATCATTACCGGTTCGGCTTCGGGCGAATCGGTGACGGTTACCTGGACGGGCAACGGTATTCCGGGCGTACTCAGCCTGTCGGTCAATGACTGTTCGGGCTCGGCCAAAACCACCCAGCTCTCGGTTGCTCCCCAGCAATTGACCACCGAGCAGATCGGGGAGCTGAGTGCCAGCTGCCGGATCAGTGGGTCCTGTAACGATAACGGACTTTGCAGCGTTCGTCACCTGGTCAGCTTCAGCGGCTTACAGCCGAATCTGGGCTACAGTGCCGAACTGGAAACAGCGTCGGCCAGCGGAGCCAGTCTGACCGTACTGGATTTCAACCAGTCATCTACTACGGCCGTTGGCCAACTGGTGTATACCCAGCTTAGCGGTACGGGCAGCTACAGCGGGGCCCTTGTGCTTAAACAGGGCGGTCAGACCATCGGCAGCAAGCTACTGACCCTAACTAACTCCAGCAGCTTTGCCGCCCTGCCATCGTGTCAGAGTCCGGCTACCGTACAACCCACCAACTCGGCCGGTCAGTACACCGTCAGCTTTGACGATACCGGTCTGACGCCCCCCTACACCTATACTCTCAAAGACCAGGCCGGTACGACCCAGGCCAGCGGCAGTTTATGAGCTACGTCCGAAACATTCAGCTCCCCTCGACATTAGCGAGTGGGAGCTTTCAGCTGAGCATTCAGGATGCCGCCGGGGTTACCCTGCCGCCCCAGTCGCTGAGCTACAGCCGTCCCAGTTACCCTTCGGGTATGAGTCTGCGGGTTACCTACCAGGCGGCTACCAAACGGCTGTACATCAACCAGGCCGGGGACAACATCCAAATTCGGATTCTGCGGCAGGACGGGGCCGTATTTGTCATGGCTAACCCGGATAATCCGAATCTGTCGTCCGGGGTTTTCTACGGAGCCGGTCCCCTGTCAGGGCAGGGAATATATACCCGGCAGTGGGATTTCCGGCAGAAAGCCGATGGGTCGGGCGGAATTCCCCAGTTACCGATCCAGATTACGGGGAAGCTCGATAACGGCGTTACTTTCGATTTTTTCTGGACCCCCACGGAAGTAACGAATCTGGTCCTGTTCGAACCCAGTTCAACGACGCCGGTCGATCCGTCGGTAAAGGCTTACAACAAGGTACTCTTCTGGGACAACTCGATCGGTTTCCACCCAGCGGTTCCCGGTATCGGCTGGCCCTACAACTGGGGGATGGCGGCTACCGAAGCCAGCAAGGATTACCGCCACCGGTTAATCGACAAGCTCCGGCTGAGTAACCCGGCCCTGCAGGCTTATGCCCTGGGAGGTGAAAACAATGCCAACGGCATCAACGGCCTGACCAGTGGCGTAACCGTAGCATCGGTACCCGACTGGGAAGCCAATTACGATACCCGTAGTCTGGACAGTTACGCGGATGCCTATAACGTAGGAGCCGATCTGCTGATATTTGCCATCGGGGAAAACGTGGATGACGACGGGGTTACGGGCCGGGGCTTTAAGCAAAAAGTCCTCGATCTGTTTGCCCGCTTCAAAGCCGTCAACCCGACTATTCAGATCGTGATTCGAACGCCGGTCTGGAACAAACCGACCGTAACGGGAAATCTGATCCAGATTGCCCAGGAACAGGGTATTCCGTTCTGGACGGGTTCGGCCCTGATTGGTGATCCGGCCAACTTTGGCTTCGATAAGCCGGCCGGACAGACGACCGAACCGACCGATGGGGTCAAAGCCCACCCCAACAACACGGGGATGGCAAAAATTGCCGAAGGGGTTTATGCAGCTATTCCGGTTAAAAACTCGACGATTCCACCCTCGGCCGGTAACGCTACCCGAATCAGCGGGGGTTTCTACGAGTCTCCTTCGCTGGCGGATATGTTCAGTCGGGCTCCGTTCGTTCCCGATCAGAACCAGCTTTCCGACTGGCCCAATGCTACGGCTAAAATTCTGGAAAACGACCAGATCGTACTGGGGATTCATAAATCGATTGGCGGTTCGATTACCATCATCAAGGATAAACGGGACGGAATCAACCTGGTCAATACCTACGCGATCGGTCAGCCCAGCAATCCTGATGCCTGGGATACGGGACGATCGGGTGACTACTCGATCTACGGAACGCCGATCGGGTCAGGAGATTCCTACTACGAAGCCGGACAAAACACCAACCAGACCGGGGACGATACGGGCTACAACGGGGTTCCCGGTGGTTCCCGCTACCTGGACCGCTCAACGATTACCTTTTACCAGCGGAAAAACGTGGAAGGACTGGGTCTGGTCGATTACGTCCGAACGACACCCAAACAATGGAGCATCCAGAACATCGATACCCAGTACGTTCGTCACGCCTGGTACTATCTGCTGGGCAGCAGCTACTGCTGGACCTATCTGATCGAGTGTAACCGAACTGATTCCCAGCGTACGTTCGAAGGTCGAGAACAGGAAGGTCCGTTTATTTATACCATCGGTAACAACTACCAGTACCTGGTCGAGCTGGGAACCGATGGTACGACTACCCAGATTCAGAAAAGTGATTTCCCGGGCGGTCAGAACGATACGGGGATCTACTATACGACGGGTAACTACATCGGTTCCTACAACCCGACGTCGGGCCGGGGGCTTACGCTGTTCGCTCCTCACTGCTCCCGGGTCCGGGGTAAACAGTTTATCGGTCAGGCGGGTGACGAGTACTCCAACTCCAGTGGTTACATCGATATTGCTGACTTTAAAGATGCCGACAGTATCGGTAAATGGATGGTTCAGGGCTTTACCCACGTGGGTAGCAATGCCGAGTTCAAGACCTGGCGGGCGGCTCAGATGATTCCGACGCTGCCCCTGAAATGGAATTTCTCGGGAGGAGACTTCCAGGGCTGGGCCAGTCTGTCGGGTAAGTTCCAGAAGATCGGGGGCGTGAGTACGCTGTTCATGGGGGAACCCCGTAAGCAGGACGGATCCCGGGGTGAGACCGTATTCGTTTCTCCGTCGGGCAGCTGGCAGGTAGACAGCCTGCAGACGTTGTATCTCAACGCGGCCATCAAAGGCTTGTCCCGGCTCTATATCAGCTGGCTTAAACCCGGTCAGACCGAGATCCAGGCGGCTCAGGCCGGTCAGTACAAGGAATTCGACGTCAGCGCCACCGACAGCTTTCAGACCTATACCTTCTCGATGGCGGGTAGTCCCTGGAACGGGATCATCTCCCGCTTTCAGTTCGGTATTCCCGGTGCCAACCGGAGTGGTCTCAACGGCTCGGAATACCTCAAACCCGGCTGGATCAATACCGTCAACCAGGCTCCCCAGTTCTAAACCTCTCTTTTATGGCCTGTTCATCCTGCCAGGACCCACCCGTTGCCGGCTGCGTGGATACCCTGCCCGCCGACTGTCTCCAGTTCCCCGACGGAACCAAAGCCGGCGGGCTGCTTTACCAGCTTAAACCGCTGGTCAGTAACAACCAGCTCGATCTGATTACCTACCTGAAGGCTAACCCGGCCGTTGTGGCCCAGCTCAAACTTCTGCTCAGCTAATGGCGGCAACAACCTTATCCATTTCGGGGGGAACGCCCCCTTTTAAAGTTACCATCACCGAAGCCGCTTCGGGTAACCAGATTCCCTGTAGCTCGGGCTGCGGCAGTAGCAACGACCGAAGCCGGAACATCGTTTTTTCGGCCCTGACGGGGACTTACAACTACCGGATGCGGATCGAGGATTCGTCCTCACCCGTCTGCGTTTCCGAGCAGCTGACCGGTGCGTTGACCTGTCAGTCCGGATCGACCGTCAGTTTTACGGCCAACGTAATCCAGCCCACCTGTTCGGGGTCTACCCTAAGCTCGTCGGCTACCGTTCAGCTGAGTAACATTGCCAACGGAAACCGCTACCACATCTACCAGAACAACAGCATTTCGGGTAACGACTGCGGGGGAGCCATTTCCTTTACCGGTTCTTCGGTAAGTATTCCCGTCAATGCTCCGGCCCAGGGACAGTCCCAGCCCTACGCCATCCGAATCTGGGGTGGTTCGGACTGTTCCAGTTACGCCGATGCCATCGTTACCGTCAATTCACCGACCTGCCAGCCTGGTTCCAGCTGTAACCTGACTATTTCGCTGGGAACCCCGACCTGCTCCTGATATGGGTAAAATCCCGTTGAGTATCCAGAACGCACCCGGACCGGCTACGATCTCGGTCAAGCTGGCCGGCGATGCCACCGAAAGGTATACCGGCTATACCGACGGGTACTGCTATTTCAATGCTCCCCAGGACGCCCAGACCCACACCTATACCCTTCAGGTCAACGCGGGTTCCTGTCAGACGGCCCAGACTTTTTCGCTCTATTGCGGAGCTCCTCAGACCTGTTCCCCACCCAATAACGTGTACCGGTTTGCCGTTCCACCGGGCGAGGTTCGTTACAATACGGCCGATGAAGCCTGTCAGGGAGTCTGTAGCGGAACGACCGGGAACGAAGGCGGGCATCCGGTCGATTACCTGGGAGTGGGTGGTAAAATCTTCGATAACTTCGTCAACTGTACCGCCTGGAATAATACCGGCTGGTTTCCCGTTCACCAGAACCCGGGGGATCCGTTTACCCAGATCGTTCAGGTTCAGAACGGGATTATTCAGGCCCTGCAAAGCTGCCCGTGCGGAAACAACGATACCCAGCCCAGCTTTACATTGTCCGCCCGCAACCCGACCTGTGACGGCTCGATTTCGAGCGGCTTACTGCTAACAGGTATTCAACGGGTGGATCGGTACCGGTACACGAGTGGTACCAGCTACACGGGTCCCATCGACTGCCAGCAGGGTACTCCGCTAACGTCGGCCAACGGCTCGTTTCTGATCGACATTCCGGCCCCGGCTCCGGGCAACTCAAACACCTATACGGTACGGGGCTGGAATACGGCCAACTGCGGTCAGTGGTGGGATCAGACGGTTACCGTTACGGCTCCGGTCTGTCAGACGGGACCGGCTCCGATGACCGTGACGGCTTTTCAGCCAAGCTGCCAGAACGGGCAAATTACGGGGGGCGGCTTTTCGATTCGGAACGGGGATAGATCGGGAAAATTCCGGTACTGTTACGGTAGCAGCTTTGGTTGTACCAGTGACTGCTCGGCTCCCGACGGGTATCTGCAGAACGGTTCTGTCGATTACGGTTTATCTTTCAATAGCCGCTCATCGGGCTACAATCAGGACGTAACCATCCGGGTTTACAAGGGAGACTGTTCGTCGTTTACCGATACGACCCTGACCTTTTCGGTACCGGCCTGTAACGTCCCCTGTACGCCTTCGGAAGCCAATGTATCCGAGCGGTATGACGGTAAAGCGGAGATTAAAAACTATAGCTATCAGAATACCAACTGCGTCGATCAGACGGTTTACGTAGCCTTCAACCCCTTTAGTATACCCGACAAGATCAGTTTGTTTATCGACGGCCGTCAGGTATTTACCTCGGGCTGTCTGGGGGATGACGTGCGAACCGGTAAAACGGTCCTGCTCCACCACGGGGAAACGCTCCGGGTCGAAGTAGACGGAACCTGTTCGGGTAATTCTGGTACGCTCTGGCAGCTGGTGATGTCGAGTAAACAGGGGGTATTCGGACAGGAGTATACGCCCGTCAACCGGTAAACCCAATCCTTACCCGTTCGTTCAGGACCCTGACCGGTTCGAACCGGACGGGTAAGTTTGCCTTATGAATCCAACGCCCCTAGAAGCTAACTGGCTGGCCGAATCCGAGCGGGTTCCCTTCCGGCTTTACCCGTATAAATCACCCGGTCAGCTGCCGGCCGAAAGTCTGACTCCGGACCTGCAGCTACGGATGCAGTCGATCAAGGGTCAACTGGCCGTAGCGACTGGTCTGGGCTGTTCCTGCCGGGTCCACGGTCAGTTTTACCGGGCCGTACCACCGGGCGATCCCCAACCCCAGTTTTCCACCAGCTTTGGCTCCCAGGCCGTGATCGATCTGCAGACGGGTCACCTTTATTTCGGACCCGCCCAGGAAACTCTGGAAATCGGAAAAGCCGCTCAGACCGACTGGCAGTACTTTCTTCACTACAGTATCAACTGAGCCTTTGGAGCCTGTGAATCAAATTCGTTGGAATGGATATGACACCGGTACGTTGAAGCAGCATTATGCCGACTTTACCGGGTTTAACCCGGACTATATCCAGGTTATACTCTATGACACGAAAGAGTTGATGTTTACTTACCCTTTGGACAAACTGGAGAATTTTCATCAAACGTTTGGCCTGGTAACGATCCAGGCTAACCACCTCAGTGAAGTCGTATCCTTGATAACGTTAACCGAACGGGTAGCCACCAGTAAACCCGTAATAGCCGTTCGGGCTTCTATTATGGAACGGGAAAGACTAAAAAATCTCGCCTTATGATTGTTCAGGAAACCGAATACCGTATACCAGCCGTCGATGAGCTGGTAGATGGTTTTAACTACGAGAAACTAATACCGGCTTTGGGTTGGGTAGCTAAAACCCAGGAGGGAGTACCGTCAGCTGATACTCAGGAGTTGTTTGCCAGTTTGATTCAATGGGAACAGGTCCGGGTTTCCTATACAGTCACCCGGGAGATCGAACCGCCTAAACCTTCATACCTGGATCGGTTCAAAAGCTGGCTTTCGGAAACCCCGTTTTTCAGTACGTACGTGGCTCCCCTGCTGGCCGTGGCCGCTCCATTGGTGCTGCTGGTACTAGGCTTTGCCGGCATCGGCTTTCTGGACCTGTTGAAAATCGGGGCTACCGGTCATCAGCTGGTTTATCTGTTTCTGAACGGACTGGTTCTGCTCACGCTGGCCCGGATCGGTGACCGGATAATCCGGTACGCCTTCGAGCATTTCAACCTGCTGAATACCCGGCCGTCAGCAACGGATAAACCCTGGCTGCTCCCCGTCCAGACTGATTATACCCGAATCCTGCTGATTGTGATGGGGGTTCTCTACACGGTAACCCTGCTGGCCAAGTGAATACCCGACGGGACTGGATTTATCAGGTACGCAGCCGGTTTCGGGCCGATACGGTAGACAGCCGGTTGTCCAATCGGATGATCAGCTTCGAACTGGAAAAAATGCTGACCCTGTTGATCCGGCGGGATTCCGACAGCCGCAAGACCTGGAAGCAGACCAACCTGTTTACCCGGCAACTCATCGAACTGACCACCGTAGACGGTCGGAGCCGCTCGGTAAATCCCTTACCACCGATTTTTCAGGGAAGTCTGAACCCGTACCTGCAGATTCTGGGGAGTGACGGGACCAGCTGGACCTTATCGACGCCGTTGCAGCAGGCGGGTAGCTGTGGTTTTTATGGCTGGCTGGATAACGAGAATTACCTGGTACTGACCCGGCCGGGTATTACCCAGATCGAGGTTCGGTATTTCGGTAAGCCGTACCGGCAGCCGGGTAGCTGCCAGTCGGAACTGGACGTGCTGCTGCCCGTACCGGACCACCTGGAAGAAGACCTGCTGACGAGTGTCTGCAAGAACCTGGCCGCTGCTCCCCTACCCATACCCGAAGATTCCTTTCCCAACCAGAATGCCCAGACTACCGCTCCACGACCCACTGCGTAGGGGAACCCCCCGTTTTAACAAAGGGCTTTACCAGGAGCTGGCTCCCCCGGTACCGTTTATGGTCTGGAAGCAGATTATGCTACGGATGATGGCCCTGATCGGGGAAGAAATCCTCAGCAACCGTACGGGATTTACTCTGCCGGCCCAGCTGGGTCTGCTGGTGGTAGAAAAGATCAAACGACGGTCTGATGCCAAAAAACCCTTCATCGACCGGATTCATTTCTGCAAGACCGGAGAAAAACGAATCAACTACAACCGGCATACCTTTCAGCACACCTACCGGATCGTCTGGGCCCCGCTAAGCAACACCCGGCTGCCCACCCGAACCCTGTGGCGATTCAAAGCCAGCCGGGCCCTCAATCGTCAGCTGGCCCAGCGGATCTTTGCTGGCCAGGATTACCTGCCCCTGGCTAAACAAGCTATTCCCCACCGGTAATGTCCTACACCTTTGTCAACGCCGATACACTGATTCGACGGGTTCGACGGGTCCTGCGATCCTACGACGAAACGGGAATGATTGATCCGGTGGATTTTCCCCGGCTTCTCCGGGCCGGTCTGCACGATCTGGGCCTGCTGCCCGGCTACGAGCTGGAAACCCCCTTAGCCCTGATCCGGGGGAAAGCCCGGTTGCCTGACGGATTCCAGTCGGTTCATTCGGTATCGACCCAGACGGGCGATCAGACCCGGTACTACGAACCATACCCCCGCAGCCGTCACGGCTATAAACTGGAAGCCGGCTGGCTTCATCTGCCGCTGGACGATCAGGAGATCTGGCTGCAATACGTGGGAGATAGTGAACCCGGTGAGCTGCCGGCCATTCCGGACAATCCGATCATTCAGACGTTTCTGGAGAAAAAGCTGGTGTACGAGCTGATTCATGACTGGCAATTTAACGGGGAAGAACTGAACCTGGAACGTAAGCTCCAACAGGCCGCCCAGGAGTACGAAGTAGCCTACCGGAATGCCCAGTTTGCCGTCAAACTCCCGTCTCCCCAGCAGGTAGCCACTTTTTTTCACCGGCAAAAACGCCGGCTTTACCGGTAAGTTATGGAACCCATCCGTTCGTCCTCGGACCAGGGCCTTTCGCCCGATACCCATCCCATTCAGCAGAAGCCCGGCGTTACCTACGTGCTCAACGGCCGGGCGGAATCCCACCCTACCGGTTCCTACCAGTGGAGTAATGAGCCAGCCTCCGAGCTGGCTTTTTTGTTACCCGATGGGTATACCCTCTACGGTACCCTGCGGATTGCCGAACTGGCCCGGACGTTACTGTTTACCGGTAACGGTAATCTGTCCCGAATCGATCAGGTGGGCCACAACCTGGGCCCTGAAGTCAGTGACGAATCGGTACCCGTCGGTACGGTGATAAATCTATTAAGCTCGGCCTGTCTGGACTTCAGCTCGGAACTATCCCTGGCCTACCAGCTTAAAAACGATTCCTTATTTATTTACCTGGCCGATGGTCGTAACCCGGACCGCCGGATTCGGCTAGCCGTCAATGTAGCCGGTCAGCTGAGTCTGCATACGGACAGCCGAACGATTACGGGTAGAGGTCCCTGTCAGGAGCCTCAGTACGGAAACTCACTGGACTGTGATCGCTGCCGACTCGATCCACTGGCCAGTCTACCCCATGTCAGTATCGGTTCGGTCAATACCGGAGGTAGTTTTGAGACGGGAGCGGTTCAGGTACGGGCTGCCTACGCTACCGCCCAGGGAGAACGATTAACCGAATTTGGTTCGGGTAGCCGGTTGATTCCGCTTTTCGACGGACCGCTTATCAGTAAACCCGGCATAGTCTCATCCAAGAGTATTACCTGTCAGCTATTGGCTCCCTCGGATACGATCTATACCCACGTGGTCCTGGGGGTCCTGCTGAACATCGGCGGGCAGGTAACCACCTACCAAACGGACGTGTATCCGATTACTGGTCAGCAGATCGTTCTGCAGGGCAACGAAACCCGGTTTCCGCTGAGTCTTGCCGAGCTGCTGGAAGTGAGGACCCATTACGATCACAGTGATGGGCTGACTATTGGGGCTAACCGGCTGCTGCGGTGGGGGCTGGCTGAAAAAGCCATTTCGAATCTGCAGAAATACCTGCTTACTATCCCGGTTCAATGGCAGACCACCCGGCTCAGGGAAGGAGCGTACGGAGATCCGCTGGTAGCGGCCCAATTCAAAACCTACCCCCGGGACGAGGTAATCGGGCTGGGGATCGTTTTCGAGTACAACGACGGGGACGAGACGGGCGTGTTTCATCTACCGGGCCGCCCGTCGGTATCCACGGACTGGACAACGGACATCTCGGCGGACGGACTAAGTCTGGATACTACTGGTTCGGGCGTACCCCGCTGGAAAGTACGTTCGACGGCTACGCTGAACTTTGCCCCCCGTAATCCCGAACCGGGAGCGTTGTGGGAATCCGGCTCGATGGGATACTGGGAATCCAGTCTGAGGTATCCCAACCGGCCCGAGGTGTGGGGAGAGCTGTGCGGGACTCCGATTCGTCACCACAAGCTACCCTCCTCGGCCGTCACCCACATTCACGACGGGCTGGTAACGGGGAATACGGCCCCGGCTCTGACCAAAGGAGCCAACTACATTTATCCACTGGGTATCCAGATTGATCCGGCCTTGATTCGGCAGGCCGTACAGCGGGCCGAAGCGGACGGGGTGGTCAAACCCGGTCTGATCAGCCGGTTCCGCATCGTTCGGGCCGACCGGACGGGACAGGCTTCGGTGGTGGCCCGAGGAGCTCTGTTCAATCTGAATTCTTACCAACACAAAGCCAAAACGGTTTATTATCCGAACTATCCCTTCAACGACCGGAGGACCGATCCCCTGCTGAGCGTGGAAGATTATTCGTACGGAGATTCGGTTCAGGGAACTCTGGCGGCCCAGACCCCGCTACCATTTACACCGTCGAACCGATATACGTTTCATTCACCGGATACTCATTTTACCACCGCTGGTCGGGCGGACTATTTGCAGATTGAAACCGAGGAAGTCGGTCAGATGCAGGGTGAGTTTCGGCTGGCCGAGGGACAGGCTGAACAGAAACTGTTCAACCGGCTACTGGGTCAAATTGCTTTTGATCTGACGGCTACTTCCATCAGTCGGGATGGTGACCCGGTTCTGCTAATTCTACGAATCCTGGCGGAATCGGAAACCTACAAAACCTTACTAAAATCAGCCATTCCGTACGAGAACCAATCAACCCAGTTTACGGGAGTTGGGTATTACAATGGCTACAAACTCAATACCAGTCCGGGTAGCAGTATCCGACCCCTGGAACAACAGGTCTATCTGGAACCGGCTGTTCAGCAGGTAGGACCCGATCTGATTAACAATCGTTTTCGGGAACGCTCGGTCTATTTGAAAACAAGTGACGGCGGAGCCAGCGGACAGACTATTCAGGTAACCATCGGGGGAGCTACGTTTACCATTCCCAAACCCCGGTTTTCTACGTTACCGTTACCTACTGTAGCCGATACCAGCCGGCGGACCATCTACGAAGCCGGCGGGCTGAACATCGAAATAACCGAACCTGTTTCGCTACAATATGCTACACTCCGGGTTCGAAAAGATGCTCAGTACGGGAACCTGTCGAGCATGAACTACCTGGAGATGGGGGATGCACCGGTGGAACTATCCGCAACGGGACTGGTGAATTACTTCGGTGGGGATACATTTATCAACCGATTCAGCCTGAAGCGGAAACATTCCTTTTTTACCCAGACCTGGTATAAACTGCCAGCCGGCTCATCCGTCAATTATACCGATTTAGCCAACGTAGCGTATCCAACGTATGTATTCAATACAAGCGGTCTACCAACCAGTGTACCCGATTTAGGAGGTATAGGTAGTTTAGTCCGTACAGCTGTCGAAGCTTCATTTGGGCAGGTCGTTACCCGGCTGGATCAACCGGTCAACAAAGGGCTCTACCAACGGGGATACGTCCATCTCTACAGTTACGGTATCCCGTACTTTCTCTGTGAATCATCGGTCAACCTGGATCTTCGGCGGGCGGATGATTTGCTGGAAGGCGGGTTTTATCCACTGACCGATCCCTTCCAGTGGACCCAGGAAAACCAGGTTCCCATCGATCGGGACAACACCTACCTCTATGATAAAGCCTACTCGGCTCCACTGCGGCAGAACCGGCTACTGACTTACCCGGATTTTCAGCTGTACAACCAGTACTACGACCAGTTTCATCCCAACCGGACGATCTACTCTGAACCCGACGAGTTCCGTTACAGCAAAGCCCTCAACAGTTACGATTTTGGTCTCGAGCAGGGAAAGCTCATCGGGCTGACGGCCCTGGAAGCCGGTAAAATCCTGGCCCGCTTTACGGGAGGTAGTTCGGTTTACAATGCCTACGATACGCTGCCCGTCGGAGCCAAAACCGTCGAGCTGGGCAACGGGGGCATGTTTGCTACCCGGCCCCAGCAGTTTATTGCCGTGGACGGGGGAGCCATTGGGGCCCAGCACCGGGAGCTGATCCGTACTCCCTACGGAGTGGTCTGGGCCGACAGCAGCCGGGGAGCTTTGTATTTGCTGGCTCCGGGGGATATTCCCCAGAATCTGGCCCAGGGTCCCCTGGAATTCTGGCTGCGGGAACACCTACCGGCCAAACTCAAAACGCTTTATCCGGCCCTGCCGGAAGAAGCCCTGCCGATCCGGCTGGTCTATGATGACGTCAACCACCGGCTGCTACTGAGCCGGGCCGACTACTACCCAATCGTTTCAGGTATGGTGTACCGGGCGGATCAGGGCGTATTTTCCCTGAATGGTCCCCCGGTTCGCTTATCCGATTCGACAAAGTTCGAGAACCGGAGCTGGACGATCGGTTATCATTTTCCGACCAAAACCTGGGCCTACTACAGTTTCAGCCCCAGTCGATATCTGGGCTGGCCGGGTGGTTTTGTTTCCTACTACGAGCCGGGTATGACCGGCGGGAAAGGGGGCTGGATTCACCGCAACAGCCGGCTGAAGTACCAGCGGTTCGGGGGTAAACCTTATCCGTTCATGCTGACCATCCATACCGGTCAGCAGGTTTCTTCGGTTCGGCTGGCCAGTCTGAGCTACGGACACGACGTTCGGCTTTACCGGGCGGGGACGGATGCTTACCAGCAGCTCGACGGGCAAACCTATGATCAACTGGTAGTTACCACTGACCGGCAGACATCGGGTATCATCTCGCTGGCTCCGGCTACCGGTGGATCCATGCGGGCTTTGATCAATCCGGGTCCCCGGCTGGTGCAGGTTCAGAGCGGCATCTGGAACATCAACGGTATCCTGGACAAAACCGTAGCCGGGCAGCCCCTGTGGCTGACGGATCCGTCGGGTACGGTTCGGTTCGTCAACGATGCAGCGGTTCGCAATCCGATCCGTTCGTTCGACAAATCAGCCCTGATCGGATCGGGTTTTAGTTTCAGTTTCATCCAGAACAGCCGGTTCGACCGGCAATTCATTCATCAGTTCGTTACCCCCGAGTTTAAACCGGTATGATCGATTTTACCCAGCTTCTTTCCCTGGCACCGGCCAATGACGGAATCGATCTGTCGGGCTACGGATTTGATTCGGCCGGGCAACAACCGGTCTCAATCGATACCGGCCGGGATCTTTCGGCAGAACCGGACGGCGATTCGGACGACGCGTATTTCCAGCAGGCCGAACAGCCCGTCTGGGACTACGATCCGACGGACGACGACGAGTTTGTCCGGCAGCTGCTGTATCAGCCGACGTACCGGTCCCGGGCTTTATCAATCCGGCCGGCGAGCCCGGACAACCAATCGGATTATTCCGGAATGCCGGGGAACAAGACTGGTCAATTTTATCGGACTACGAGGAATCTATCGGCTTTGGATGCGTTTCGATACTACACCGAGCAGAAGGGCCTGGCTCCCCACGTAGCCGCCGGTATCGTGGGTAATCTTCAGCAGGAATCAGGTTTTAATCCCCGGGCGGTGGGTGATTCGGGGACGTCTCACGGGCTGGCCCAGTGGCATAACGAGCGGTGGCAGGGACTGCAGCAGGCAGCCCGACAGCAGGGCCGGGATCCCTACGATCCATATTTCCAGCTGGACCACGTTCTCTCGGAACCGGGGGAATCGGCTTCGGTCTTAAACAAGTTAAACCAGACACGGACGGCTTCGGAAGCAGCCCGGGTTTTCGGCCGGAGCTACGAACGGTACAATCCGGTCCAGGCCAACGAAGCGGGTCGGGCGGCCTATGCCCGCCGGCTCCACGGAGAACCTTCCAGTCGGGAAACCTACCAGGACGGTGGGTTGATTACGGGACTGATCGGTCAGGTAGCCGGCCAGGTAGTAAACTACGGACTGGAAAAGATATTCAACCCGACGGCATCTTCGGTTCCGGCCATCAACGGGTTTATTCAGCAGCAGCTGGGACAGGGTAATGTACAGGACCAGCAACTCCGGGCTTACCGAAATCAGCAGGAAGACGAGCTGAGTAACCCGGCCACCTACCAGCAGGGCGGGATGTCTCCCGGCTTTAACCAGCTCCGGGCCTACAAACCCCAGCTGGTGGGTGGTATTCCCCTGTCAGCAGCCGGAGCAACAGACTGGAAAACGAGCCAGTTGCAGAAGTTTGGCTTTTCCTATAACCAGGATAACACGGGCCGGGAGCTGATCAACTACTCGATGAAGACCCTGGGTAACAACGTGACCGGTAAAGCCTACGGGAATGATCCATTGAAACCGGCTACTGGTCTGCAGCCCGTTCAACCGGCGGCTCCCCAGCAACAGGCTCCGGTTATCAAGGCCCCCACGGGCTGGCTGGATGCGCTACTCAATCCGGGTATTCCGGTAGCTGTTCAGGCGGCTTCGGCCCTGGCCCTGAACGGACAGGCTCAGCAGCAGCGGGCCCTGGAGTGGAATAAACTCAAGGATCTTCCGTACCAGAAAGTACGGGCGGCCCAGCCCATTACCGGTACGGCACAACCCCTTTACGCCCGGTACGGGTATAATTCCTATGACTGCTAGTATCAAACCGATTGTTACGGAAGTCTCCGAGGAGCAGGTCCGGATGGTCAAGCTCTACAACGACGATCTCCGGCAGAGCATCAGCTGTCTTCGGGAACTACTCTCGGCCGGGGTTCGGACGGGTTCCGAGTTTCAGACCGAGTACACGTATATCCTGCCCGATGAGATCGACCGGGGGCTGGTACAGCAGAAAATTATGGAACTGCTCAAAAAGTTATGAAGCTGAAACTAAAACAGTCGGGCGGTCCAGCTACCAATCAGGTAATCGTGGAAGCCGGTGAAATCGGCCGGGATTTGCAGGGTAATCTGGTTCAGATCGATTCTCAGGCTCCGTCCCATGACGATCCTAGGCTGATTCATTCCGGTGGGGTTAATTACGCACGGCCGGGTAAGGGTGGCGTACTGACCGATCAGCTCAAATCGATACTCTCTGATTCCCAAACTCAGATCAACCGGGGTGAGCGGAGTCAGAATCCGGCCGATGCTCAGATTGCCATTTCGGGTAAACAAGCTAACCAGCTAGGTAAAGAACTGGGGTTACCTGTCAAGATCCGTGGTTCGATATCCCCCAGTAAACTATTTCTTAGCCTGCAGACGGCCCGGGATAAAATGGCTAAAAAATACGTGTTGAAACCAAAACACCAGCAACTCTCGGGTAAAGCCTTTCAGACCAGTCAGCACGTGAATGCCCTTCAGCAGCAGCAGCTACCGGACGATCAGGCCCTTTATAATCTGGTGTTCGGGATGCAGGAAGCCATGAAAAAACCGGAACCGGTAGCTACGGCCGTTATGCAGCAGGGTGGCCGGGTCAAGTTATCTACCCAGGGCTACAAACGAAATTCACCGGATAAGCACGAACCGGCTCTGGTGATCCCTTCCAACCAGATCACGATGGACGGAGTCGATCACGATATCCTGCTCTACGGGGACGGAGGTGAGGTGATTCACGCTACTCCGGACAAAGATTACTACCTACCCAACTCCAGTCAGGTGCTGGAGATCCCATTAGGGCAGCAGGGTTACCACCGACCCTCGGTGAGCAACGGACAACGAGATCCGGTGACGGGCCGGGTATTGTTTCCTGCGGATGGACCCCTGCCAGTAATTGGTAAACCGGGCCAGTTCGATTATTCCCAGTCAGCCATCGATCAGTGGGCCACTGGAACCCTGCCGGCTCCGGTTAAACCGGCTCCTGTCAAAAAAACAGCTGGTAAACTAAACCCGAAAACTAGGGGAGTCAACCGGCCTACCCCTACCCGTCCGGTAACCCGGCAGGCTCAGGCAGCCGGTCTGTCCAAAACCGATTATTCGGCTTTTCTGCCCGATCCATCAGGTGATCCCACAGTTCCGCTGGTAGCTCCCCAAACCTACGCTCCAGGTCAGATTCAAGCCGATTCCCTGGAACGGACCATGACTCCGGTTCGTACCGAGTCGGGTGTACCCGTCCAGTCGATCGTAGCCGGTGAACCAATTATTTCCAGTCTGGATAGCCGGGTAGCCGAACGTCGGCCCGGTCAAAAATACGTGGATGAGCTGAATCCATTCCGGCCCCGGTCCGAGCAGTTCATGGGGGATCTGTACAACCTGCTGGATGCCCAGACCCGTCAGCCGGGATACCTTCAACAAATGGACTACGTACCCCTGCACCTGGACCGGGTAAACCCTACGGCCAGCCGGCAAGCAATACAGGATGCCTACCAGGCGGCTAATCAGTCGATACCGGATCCGGGTACCCAAATCGGCCGGGCCCAGCAGGTAGCCCAGTACAGTAGCTACCTGGACAGTCTGAATCAGCTCAACGGACAGATCGACGGGCAGAACGTACAGATCGGCAACCAGGAGAACCAGTACAACCAGGCCGCCCGGCAGCAGATCGAGAGTCAGAATGCCCAGCTGCGGGATCAGTTCTACGTCCGGGACTTGCAGACCGAAGAAGCCCGCCGGCAGCAGACCTCGGCCAGTCTGAACAGTATTACCGGTAAGCTAAGTCAGGCCCGTCAGCAGATGGCCAACTACGACCTGTTTAAGTCGGCTTTTGCTCCCCGGTATAAAGTCAACGGGGACGGCAAGCTGGTCCTGGACAGCTCGGCTCCTCCGGTTCAATTCGGTCAGAAAGCCGTTCCAGCCAGTCCGAATGAACTGACAACGACGGAGACCACCCTGGACAAAGACGGTAAACCGGTCAAGACCCGGATCACCAAAAAAGAACTGGACTTTCTTACCCAGAACCGGGGCATCCTGCAACGACTCGGTCAGCTGGGAGCCCTGAAAGCTATCTACTGATTTCCCAGCCAGTTCTTCTGAATTCAGTCCCTTTCCTTTTTTCTCTTTTCTCAACGTGATTGAATTCGTCAAAACCCTGGGTATCCTGCTGGATAACTTTCCCCCCGTGATTCTGAGTCTGCTGGCCGTCCCGGCCGGGGCCCTGATTTTCGGACTCATCCAGAAACAGCGGGGTATCATCAAGACCCCGAAGGAGCTGGTGGAAACGATCTTTATCGGTACGGTAACCGGCGGCTTCTGCGGGGCTCTGATTGCTCCCATGATCGGTTCGGTCACCAACCTGCCGGGCTACTGTTCCTCCTTTGTTTCGGGGGCTTCGGGCCACTGGATCGCCACCACCCTGCTACCCAAAAAGCAGGATGATTACTTACACAAACCCTAATCCGTCCATTACCGATGATCTACGGTACTGAAGAAGCCTTTATCTGGCTTACTGTCCTGCTGGGCCTTGTCAACGTATTTTTCCTCTACATCCGCTGGGACCGGACCCATGAGCTATCTACCGGTCACGACCGGGTGGGGCTTATCAGTTGTTTTGGCAGCGGGCTGTGTCTGCTGATCTGTGCCCTGACGCCCAGTCTGGCCTACCTGTTTATCTGGCTGGGACTTGGCTTTCTGGGGCTGAGTCTGGGTTACGAGTACTGGTACTTTGGTAAGTACCCGGTTAAAGTCGTCAAGATCGACACTATTCCGGCTTACAAACCCCGGTTACACTGGGTAGCCGATCTGGTCGAAGCCAACCCGGATCCGATCCGACCCAAACCCTTCTGGCAGCGGCCGTTTTCGAGGGCTGAAGTCAGCTGGGGTATCTGCTTTTTTCTGATCGTCTTCGGCTTCGACCGGGTCATGACGGCCCTGGCCTACAAGGATAACGAAGTGATTGCCGCTAAACGGGAAAGCTCCCAGGTCGTTAAATCCGTCGTCAGTCAGCAGGGAGCCCGGACCCGTTCGGCCATTGCCCAGGCGGTGGATTCCCTCCGACAAACCGATACGGTTATTTTGAACGGAATGCTCTACTACCGGATTCACCTTCAGCACCTGGACCAGCAGCAAAAGTTGGGAGACCGGCCGAAGCTGGGCAGCATAAAACCCAGACGGTCCGGAAAACTCAGCTACCCGGTTCAACCGATTGCTCCCAGCTTCGAGCAGCTGGATTCCCTGAGTAGTCCTGGTCAGTACGCCCTCTTACCCCCCGATACGCTGCGGATTCAGTTTTAGAAACCGGACTGCTCAATTGATTCAGTCTATCTCACCTACTTCACCCAGGCTTTATTTTTAGCTTTTATGGCTGCTTTATTCAATAACCCCAACGGCTATGGACTGGAACGGGAAATTCAGGAAACCATGCGGGAATCCGATATTCTGGGTCAAGATGGTACACAGTACCGGTTTACGGCAGAAGACCGGGCCAAACTCAATACTGTTGTTTCTAATAGTTTGACGTGGCGGGGAGTTTGGACGGCCCATACGGTATACGCGGTGAATGATACGGTAACAAACAACGGAAACACCTATCGACGATTGGTAGCGGGCACATCAGGAGCTAGTTTCGACCCGGCGATGTGGGAACTACTGGCCGCGAAGGGGGACACGGGTGAAATTACGAAAGCTACTCTTGACTCCGCCATATCGGGGGTGTTTTCTCCTCCTGCAATCGACGGGTATCTCTACCGGGCAAAGAACAACAACCTGAACCTAGTACAACCCTGCTTCGCTTTCGACCTGTCTGCAATCGCCTGGTCATCAGGGGCCAGTTTCACGTTTTCCTGCAAAATTGTTTCCAAGTCGGGCAACATCGTCTCTACTCCCCAGATTCGCACGTTCTGGAATGGTGTTTCTACAATCAACGACATTACGGGACCGTCACTTAACATATCGAAGTCCACGACATTACCAGCTAACCAGACCATCAGTTATGCAGTAAGCGGCACTAGCAATTTCTCCAAAACCAGCTACGTGCATGTGTTTCTGGACGTGTCACTAACCGACGGAACAGTGTCGAGCGACCTGTTAATCTACGATGTAGCATTCACGGTTTCGGGTATGCCCGGCCCAAAGCTACCGGGATCGGACCTCTACCGAGCGAACGGAACCGACACGATAACGGCTGTCACGACCCTGACCGAAGCGGCAGCTACGAAAACGTACGTGGACCAGAAAAAGGTAGAGGCACTGGCCTATACCGATGCAGTGGTTGGACCCTTGAAGTCTAACCCTGTCGTCGGGAGTCGATACACCGGAGTGGCGAACACGGTCAATCCTACCTTAATGCAGCCGATCATCGTCTTCGATACTCAGGGGATCAACTGGGCAGTCAACGATGCTATTGCGTTCACCTGTAAGCTAATCTCCCGTAGTGGCAACATCACCAACATCGCCACTACCCGCGTGTTCGTGAATGACGTAGCCGCACTGGACAGTACGGGTGGAAGCTCTGGCAACATGGGATCGGCTTCCGCCAGTCCGGGGACGGATACAGCATTAGTCTACACGGCAACCAGGGCAGCAGCGGTGAAGGCTCGTTACATCCACGTCTATATCGACGTGACACTAACCGCTCCGACGACTCCAACTACGTTCGACATCTACGATGCAGCCCTGACGGTTAAAGGTATTTCAACCGTGCGGGTAGCGGGATCGGCCCTCTATATGGCTAACGCGAACGATACTGTTACTTCGTTTTCCTATTTCGATAATCAGTTAGCCAATGTCGGCTACGTAAATACGCAGCGAGATGCCGCAAAAACCTACGCGGATAGCCTGATCTCTAGCAAGCTGAAGGGGAAAAAGTGGAACGCACTGGGTGATAGTATCACCTATGGACATGGGGTCGGTGTGAACGGGACCTACCGGGCAATACTCGCACAACGTTGGGGCATGACAGCTCGAAACTACGGAATTTCGGGTACCTGCTTGGCTGGTACGAGTAACAGCTTCGGGGCGAGTATGGCAACCCGGTATAATGATATGGACAACGACGCGGACTATATTACTGTGTTTGGCGGCACAAACGACTGGTCGGCAGCAATTCCTATAGGAGTGAATACAGACACGCCAGTGGATACGTTTAAAGGAGCTTTAAACGTACTCTGCAAGGGGTTGATTGAGAAATATCCGACTAAGAAAATTGGATTCATTAGCCCTTTAAACCATAGAACGACCAACAATTCAGGAGGGCTGTCTGTCTTGAATTATGTAGACGCGACCATCGAAATATGTGGTTTGTGGGCAATCCCTGTGCTCGATCTATATCGTCGTGGTGGCGTTCTACCAATCAACTCGGTACAAAGGGGTACCGTGATGTTCGATAGTAACAATGATGGTATAGGTGACGATGTTCAACATCCAGGCCCCGTGGGTCACGGAATGTTGGCTGACCGAATCGAAGCTTTTATGTTGATGCTCTGATATTTACTTAATCTGACTAGAATCTGTATAACCTAAACGATTCAGGTTTCCTGCTGCCCACTAAAACCGGCTTACCTTAACGGGTCTGCCGGTTTTCTTTATTTTTCTATGGCCGTTTCGTTTATTTCCCGAACCCTTTCTTCCCCCGACTACATTGCTCCGCTGGATCAGAACCTGGTATTCCAAAGTCTGATCACCCGCCAGCAGGCCTACGATAAGGGGGTACAGCAGGTGGATAGTCTACTGGAGAATCTGTCTTCCCAGCCCATCTACAACCAGGGTCACAAAGCCTACTACGAGCAGAAGGTAGGACAGCTCACCGACCAGCTCAACCGATTGGGGGGAGCCGACTTTTCCGACCGAACCACCCTGCAGCAGATCGGACAACTCTCGGGACTAGTCAGCCGGGACGGGCGGATTTTGTCAGCCATCGAAGACGGTAAACGAATTCAGCAGGCCCGCCAGCAGATCGATACCTGGAAAGCCGACCCCAAAAAGTATCCCGGGCAGTACGCTCCCCAGAACGAGTGGCTGCTGGGCCAGCAGATTCAGGCCTACAGTACCGATTCATCCGAGGGAGCCCGTTTTCAGGGCGGGGCTACCCCCTACGTCAACCACCGGAAAATCATCGGGGACCGGGTGCTGCAGATTCAGAAACAGATTGCTCAGACGGGGGGCTACGATACACTGGTCGGTGGCAAGCAGCAGTTTATCCAGACCACCAAAGCCCTAACCCCGCTGCAGATCCAGCAGATCGTTCAGGGAGAATTGGCCGGAGATCCTGCTCTGATGAACCAGCTCCAGATCGATGCCCAGTACGAAGCCCGGAACCTGCCGACCGATACACCCAGCTACCAGCGGGCCCGTCTGGCTCAGCTGACCTCGGCCCGGGACCGATTGGCCAAACAGGCCGATGACTATAACTCAGAGGGATTATTGGCTCTGACGACGGGATCTCCCGCCCAGCAGGAAGCCGCCCGGACTGAGCACCAGCAGCAGCTCAAACAGATCAGCCGGCAGATGCGGGCTTATGAAGAACAGATCCGGGCCGTTGGCTCCCAGAGTCGGGACGAAGCCGTGCTGGGGATGCACCTGGACAGCTACGTAACGGGCCTTCAAGCCGAGTACGGCTTTGAAAGTCGGAAACTTCAGGCTAACCCGATTTACGGGGTGGAGCTGGCCCACCAGGACCGGCAGGCCGCCCTTGAGCAGGCGGGTAGTCAGTTCCGAATCCGGGAGCAGAACGAAAACGACCGGTTTCTCTACGGCTGGAAAAAACAGGACGAACACCTGGACAAACAGCAGGCCTTTCAGCGGGAACAGAAACTCCTGGACCTGGAAGCTAAAACGGGTCTACAGGCTAACGGAGATGGTTCGTATTCTACCCCGGATACAGCCTTTAAAGCCGTGGACCTGGGAGCTTCCCAGGTAACGACGACCAGTCTGGAAGCCATGCAGGCCCAGAGTCAGTCGGACGCCCGGGCCCAGAACGGCCGGATTCTGGATCTGGTGGTTAGTTACGTAGGTAACGGAGACCTGCAGAAGATGGCCGGACTCCGGGCCCAGCTAACGGTCAGTACGGATAGTGACGGCAATATCAATGGGATCAAATACCCCAAATCGGTGGCTCCCAACGTAGCCGTTGCCGCCCGGCAGATCGTGGATGATTACCACCAGTATCTGCAGGGTAACGGTCATAACCCGGACCTGATTCGGCAGCTCAAACCCGAGCAGCGAGCCATGCTCCAGCAGATCGAAGTCGGAGCCGCCCAAAACCGGATTGCCCAGCAGCAGTACAAAGACATCGAACAGCAGGCCATTCGGGAATCCGGTATGACCCAGGCTGAGCTAAACCGGATGAACCAGCTCCGGCTGGAAAAAGCCCGTAACCCCCAGCTGTTTTCAACGGCTACACCCGTACCCGGCGGGGGTGGACTGGCCATAACCAGCTCGGCTAAAGCCCAGGAACTGGCCAGTCTGGAAGCCCGCTTCAAACCCGCCCAGCAGACGGTAATCGAGCAACTGGGTAAATCAGGTATTTATAACCGGGGGTTTCTGGTGACGGGAGACGCGGCCAAAAAAGACTCCGATCTCTACCGAATCGTCAAACACCGGATCGACCAGCAGGCCGTTGACCCGGCGGGAGCCACCAACAGCCAGCTCCGGGCCATTCAGTCTCAGCTGGAAAACGGGGAGATTACCCAGATGGTGGTACTGAAAGATTCCCAGCAGATCGAAGTATCGGGCTTTACCAAAAACGGAGAGGAGAAAGTACCCTTTAAGGCCCGGGTCGATTTCATGGGCTCCGCCGACTGGAATGCGGTACTGTCCGATAAACTCCGTACGGAACAGGGTGGCGGACAGAAAGCCCTGCTATCCGAGCTGGATAAAAAAGGGGCCCTGCTGGCTGGTAAACGGGCCGTAGCCTTTGCTCCGGTTCAGAGTCAGCTGGCCTTCTCGGTATCACCGGTTAAAACGAGTAGTGGCTACGGACTGGGTCTACTCTACCAGGGTAAACAGATTCCGATTCCACCCTACTTTAAAAACGGGGTTCCCTTTATTCCAACCGTGTTCCAGCAGAAACCCATCCAGTTCGTCTCGGGCGGTTTGGATAACTGGTCATCGACCAACATCGAACGGCAGCTTAAAGCCCGCTACGGAGCTACTGACCCGGCCTACAAACCGACCATTCACGATTTTTACCGCTTCATCACCGATCCCGAACTCTTCCCCTAAGCCATGATCGATTCACAAGTTGAAAAACAGGAACTAAACCTGTACCTGAACCGGACCTACTATCCAACCGGTACCAACGGATCATTAACCGACGGAATGCGGGAAATCAGTAAAACCATCGAACTACCCTGGAAGGATAACCAGCCCCGCATCAGCTGTATACCGGAAGGAACCTACCCGGTAGTGATCTATAATTCACCCAAACACGGTCCGAGCCTGCTGCTGAAGAAAGTACCCGGCCGCTCGATGATCGAAGTCCATTCGGCCAACTGGGCCATGGGAAAAGACGGTACCGGTAAAACCCCGCAGCTGCTGGGCTGCATTGCCCCGGTGACCCAGCTGGATACCGAGACGGGTGGTCGGCCCGGCGTGGGCTGGAACTCCGGTAAAGCCCTGGAAAAAGTCGAAGCCCTGACCTTCCCTGTTATCAAGGCCGGTGGTCAGGTATTTCTCCACATCCGTAAAGCCGCTTAATGAATCCCCAGGCCCCAACACCACCTAACCCTGTATTTGATCCGAACAGGGTTCCATTCGAAGGAGCCGGTGAGCCAAAACCCCTGCCCCTGTCTCCCCTGGAGATTGCCAGCAGCATTTCGGCTCCGCTGATTAAGGAAGCCGCCCGGAAACCCAGTCCGGCGGATACCCTGCTGAAGCTGGGTCAGTCGGAAATGCTCACCGGCCGGGAAGCCCAGGAAGCCAGCCGGTACACCGACGGAGGTAACACCTACCTGCGGGGCCGGGATAACGAAGCCGTGGCTGCCGCCGGGCAGGGGTTCTGGAGCCGGACCTGGAACGATACCAAAGCTCTGGTGGGTATTACCGGCTCCTCGATCCTGCAGGCTCCCCTAGCCATCCCCCAGCTGGTTAAAGCCGGGGTGAGTCTTTTGCAGGGAGAAGGAATCGACAAAGCCCTGGACTACGCTCGGGGTGAAGAAGGTTCCTGGATGCGGGGTCTATCGGACTGGCAGGATCAGCTGAACCAGGATACGACTAACTACAGCTCCAGCTGGGCCCGGGAGAATCCCTGGAAGAATTTAATTCCCGGTTACGGCGGAGAAGGCGGTACGGACTTTGGTAGCTTGGTTCGCTCGGGTGGGTTTGTGCTGTCAGGCATTGCTACCAGTCTGGCCGAGGGAGCCCTGGGGGCGGCTTTAGCTCCGGTAACCGGCGGAATTTCTCTGGCTGCCGTTGGTGTCGATCTGACGGGTAAACTCGTCCGGGGTTTCAAGGCTTTATCAACCATCGGAAAAAGTCTGGATAAGCTGGATGATGCGCTACGGCTCAAACGGGAAGCCGAAGGAGTTCTCCACGGGGTAGACACCATTCAGGGGTTGGGTAAGCTCTGGAGTGGAATTGATACGCCACTGGGTAATCTCTCCACCCGATCGGCCCTGCACGGTTTCTTGCTGGCTAATTCCGAAGCCAGTCTGGAAGGCTACGGAGCCGAGAAGGAACTGGAGCGGACCCTGCTGGATCAATACTACCAGCAGACGGGGCAGGAAGCCACGGGAGAAGCCCGGAGCCGGATTCAGTCGGTGGCTCAGCAGGCCGGTAACAGTACCTACCTGTGGAATCACGCCTTACTGGGAGTGAGCAACAAGTTTCAGATCGATTCGATCCTGAAAAACTTCTCGGCCACCAAACAATTGTTTTCCGGACTGGAAGGTGATCTGTACCGGGCCGAACGAAAGACAGGTACCAATGTATTCGAAGCCGTTCGGCAAGGTAGTAAACCACTGATCAGTTCGGCTCCCGAAGGAGCCAGCTGGTTCAGCCGGGGTTTAGGAGCCGGTAAAGCCGTGGGTACCCAGGGCCTGCTGAGTCTGTCCGAAGGTCTGGAAGAAAGCCTGCAGAAAGCCGTTACCGACGGAACCCAGAGCTACTACCAGTACAAATACAACCACGGTGGTAAAGCTGATTTGCAGAACGGACTCGATGCGGCCACCCATGGGCTGTCGGAAGCTTTCGGGACCAGCTCAGGCTGGACCGAGTTCATCGGCGGAATGCTGATTGGTTCTCTCTTTGGTGGGGGCAGTAAGGCCCTCTTCGACTGGCGGTCGGCTCCCGGCCAGCAGAAACGGGCCGAAGCCCTGGCCCAACAGTTCAACCTGTCGATGCCGGACTTTCAGCGGGTTATTCAGCAGCAGCTGACGGGTAGTCTGGCCGGAGCCGATCTGTTGACCAAAGGAGCCGAGACCAACGCGGTGTTGGGAGCCAGTTCCGTGGGAGCCCAGGCGGCCAGCCAGGGCCAGCAGCGGATTTTTCAGAACCAGAAAAACTCGGCCGAGTTTTCGTTTCTGTATCCCTTCGTCCGGCAGGGAGCTGATTCGGTACTGAAAGAACAACTGGATTCCTTTAAACAGGACATCGAAAAACGGCCCGACGAATTCCGGCAGGCCTACGGTATTGACGGCTCGGTACCAACCGATAAACTCCGGGGAATCATCGATCACCTGGGTACCAAACTGGAAAGCCTTCAGCGGGCCCATGATCGTTACGCTCCGCTGTTTATCAACCCGTATAAGAAGGACCCCTCGTCGGAAGACTACCGTGACTTTGAAGCCTACCGGGCCGAGCTGCTCCACAACGATTACCTCCGGCAGAGCTACGGGGAGCGGATAGCCAAGCTTCAGGGTAAAACCAGCCTGCTGGGGGAAACCGACTGGACGTCCCCTGCTGGCTGGAAAGCCCGGAAGGGACAAATCAGTAACCGGCTGACCGAGCTGGACAGCTTGATCAGTCTGGCCAAGCAAAGCCTGGCTCCTACTGGTGACCGAACCAACCCGACGGATGAGGAAGTAGCCCGGGTGGACCGGCAGCTTCGTTCTCAGCAACGGGCTGAACGGGAAGAGCTGGAAGCCCGGCTGTCGGCCATCGAGCAGATTCAAACGGGTAACTTTACCGACTATGACGCCGTACTGGATACGATCAAGGCCGAGCTGACCCATCCGGACATGGGTACGGGTCTACCGAAAACGATCACCCATACCGAACTGGCCCAGCTGCTACAGGACCGCTACGACGTCGGGGAGCTTCAGGCTTCGATCGATAAGCTGACCGAGTTATTCAACGGATTGAGCAGCCGGAAGGGCTTCGAGGATTACCGGGTAACTACGGATCGGTACCGGGCTAAACAGGTTCAAAAGGAACTGGAAAAACTCCTGTCCAGCCGGACGGCCCTGCGGGATGAAATCGTGGGTCAGTTCGATTCAGTAGCCGATGCCGAATTGCACCTGGGTTCCCTGGATGAGCTGACGGCCCGCTACGGATCCGACTACAACCAGAATCCGGACTCGGTTCGTACGGAGCTGGGGCAACTGATTACCGAAAAGAAAGCCGAAAAAGCGGACGAAAAAGCCCGGCGGGATGACGAGATCCGGATTCTATCCGAACTGGTTAAAGGGGATCCCCGGGTGGCTGCCGTTCAGAGCCGGGCCGATCAGACCGGAGCCGAACTGACAAAACTTATCGAGGCCCAGACGGGTAAACCGGGCGAAGATCCCTTGACCCTATCCCAGACAATTGTCCGGCAGTACGAGACAAAATTCCCGGTAACGTCAGAGACGGTTTCCGATACGGACTGGAATCAGTTCGTCGATACCGGAAAATTACCGGTTGGTTCAACCGTAGTTGACAAACTAATTCAGAAAATTAAACTGGGTCAACCGCTGGATCAGCGGGAAACCTCCCTGTACGGAGAACCGGCTATTGCCAAACAGGTAGAAGCAGCTCTAAAACAGGCGGCTGAAAAACCCAAGGCTCCATCCCTGTTTGATCTGGGTACAGCGAGTACCGAAGATGACTCAGAGAAAGTTGAATCCATTCCCAAACCGGTTGACAAAAATACGACATCAGACCTCGTCACATCCGCTGAAGCTCAACCGGTTAAGCCGATTCGTAGTCTGTTCGATCTGGGAACACCCGGAGAAGTCGAGGATGAAGCTAATCCGGTATTCGATCCGATCAAACACGGATTGAAGCTGGGTATCACCCCAATCGAACGGGAACGGCTGAATCCCGAGCAATTGACAGTACTGGATAAAGCTAAGACCATCAATCCGGCAATCGAGGAACTCTACACCCGGCTGGGACGTCCGGCTATGAAGCCCGGTAGTCTGGCCAACAAGTTCAACACGACCGGAATGCTGCTCTTCGACGGTAAGCCCATCTACGCCGACCCGGACAAGCTGGAAACGGATCCGGTTCTGCGGGCTGAATGGGAAAAAGTGGTAAACAGCCGGCAGAATCTGATACGGGCTCAATCGGCAGGTACACCCCTATCGCAACTGTTGGACTGGTCAGTACTGGACCGGCAGCAGGCGGGACTATCGGACGAAGCTACGACGCTGTCGATGGATCCAGGCCTGCAGCGAAGTTCGGTTCCCTACTACCTGGTGGGCCGGGACAAGCAGTCCGGGGTCGGCAGTCTGGTGATTCCCTTATCGGAGAGTTTACGGGTTAATTCGTTTGTCCTGCCGATGCTACTGGAACAGCCTGGCTTCTCGCCGGCCCAGCTAAGTCAGCTACGGGAACTGGGACCGGAAAATCCGCTATTGACCCAGGTTCTATCGATTACGGGAGAGCCAGGTTACCGATTCTTACAGAAGGCCCGGCTAGTCAATGCCGTGGAAAGCTTCGGGGAGTACATGGCCGCTGCCGAACGATTCAACCGGGATACCGGGCAATTGACGGGTTTGCTGGATAATGGACAGGTTAGTCCGGAGCTGGTTCATCAGCTGGACCGGCTGCAGCTGGAACTGGCCGCCAGTAAACCCTTTACCGATCAGGGCCTGGTACCGGTAACGGAGATGGGTTTTGGAATCGATGGAAAACACCTGATCGTCCGTAAGAGCCGAACCGAATCGGGAGTTGTTGAAATTAAACAGGTAGCTTCCACTTTGGATAACGATGTTACTATTGATGAAGAAGCGTTTGCCAGCTGGCAACCAGTGATCCAGCAGAGCCTGCAGAATTACCAGGCGGCCCGGGTCAATGATCTCTACGACGGGTATTACTACATCAGCAGCCCCTCATCGAGCAGTAACTACGTGTACGGCTTTCGGGTAGTATCGCCCGACGGGATGGCTAAGCTGGAACAACTGATTCAGCGGGGTGAATCGTTTAGTCCTCAGGAGCAGTCGTTCTATCTATCAATCGGGCAAAAAGAGTACCGGCTGGAAGTCCGGGGGGATAAACTGAATGAAGGTAAACTGAGTCTACAGCTGCAACCGGCCGATCTGGATGGGAAACTAAGTAAGACTGAAAAGCAGCAGCAGACCTGGTATTCCCCCTCGATCGACGTAGCCGGGGTTCGGTCGGGTCAGAAAAAACTGCTGGACGAGCTAAACCGGGTAGCCGGTGAACTAAAACAGAAAGACGGGAAAGCTACGCCCATCAAACCGATAATCAGTCAGGTTCAGCTGGACGAAGCCGATCGGTATAAACGCATGGTTCAGATCAGCTCTCCGGCCGTATTCCGCCGGGCCGATCTTCGGTGGAACCTGTTGCAGCCGGCCGGGGACGAAATCGTGTTGAATCTGCCGGTAAAGCCGGTTGTTCAGACGGGTATGGAACAGCTACCTGCCGTATCAGGGTCTTCTCCGGAGAACTCGTTTATTCATTCAAGTCTACAATCATTATTGGATCAGGGTGTAAGTCTCGATCTATTGAAAGCAGTATCGGAATGGATAAATGAGAATCCAACGGATATTGTTAATCTTTCGGGAATGACATTTACGGTAGACGATTTATTGGAGCTTGATCCAACAGACGAAGATCAAGTAGCTGCTGTATATAACGATATGACCAGTGTACAAACAGGTAGCTGGCACCCAACTCCGACAACCCGGCTGCAACAGAGTCCGGACAACCTGGATCAGATCGTTGACCGTTTAATAAAGCAGTGCCACTGAGTCTGTTGATTTTTTACCGTTCGATAAAAGAGCCTACCGATGTAACTATCTGGTAGGCTTATTTTTAAGCAATACATACTAGAATAAATACGACTGTTATGGGCACATATCCTTTGATTGTAATTCCTTCAGTAATCAACAAAATCATTCTAGGTGATATACCAATTAACCCTCCTCCACGACTTCCTACTAAACCAACTATACCAACCGAACCGAAGAAACCGGATTTAAAGCCTATAGCTGATTTTCCATTATTGGTTTTGATGAAGTATGGATCCTTCATTACAGGATTTGCTTCATTCATTATTTTTGTCATCAATTTATTAAATTTAGAAAGAACTGGACGCTTTACTTTACTACCTACCCTATTATTTATATTCTTTGGCTGGAGATTATCTCGCTATATAACCAACAAGAAATTAGATGTCATTATAGACAACCAATACTTAGAAAGTAATTACGAATCAGACGTTGAGAATTATAAAACCTTTGAATTACCCCAATATCAAAAAAACGTTCAACACTATCGTACGTTATACGATTCATACAAAATTACCAAAAAGAGATGGGAAGAAGAGTTAACAAAAAGAGAAGATGAAAAATATAAAGCAAGTTTGAAAACTGAATTAATTACAATTCTACTAAAAGGTTCAAAAACACTTATTAAAAATAAAAAGAGAATAATTAAAGGAACTTCTGAGGAATTATTTTTATATTCATTAAATACACATTTTCCAGGAAAAATATTAACCGGTTTTAGTATACCTGTGGCGGGGGAAGATTATTTATATACACCCGACTTTATTCTATTTGAAAAAGAACTTAATCTGTATATCGACATAGAAATAGATGAGCCCTACGTTGGCCGTACCGGAGAGCCCATCCATTTTATAGAATCTTCTGATCAAGTACGGGATGCCTGTTTTATAGAAAACAATTGGATTGTCGTTCGTTTTACCGAAAAACAGGTTTACGGGTCACCAACGGCTTGTTGCCATGAAATAGCTCGTGTAGTTAATCAGATCAAACCTATCTATGATTGGGCTGACCCGAGTATTACTGTAACCGTAGAACCACAGTGGACACTACAAGAAGCCATTCAAATGGCTAAGGATAATAGCCGAAATAAATATTTACCTTTTTTCAACTGGTTTTCACCAGTTAAATAACGTTATTGTTTATTTCCTGTGACAGTCGTTGTTGTATACGCTTTATCACTATCTGTATTAGCTATACTACCAGTAACGGCTGTGTAGCTAAAACCATTTTCGGTAAATTCTCCTGTCAATTTTTGATTGGTATAACTGGGATCTCCAGTAAATGTTTTACCATTCATAATAAGTTCTTGTCCACCCAGTTGTGAACTAGTTAATAAAAGACGATCCTGAGAAGAGCCTTTCTTTATATCAACCGAACTAACCCCTTGTTGGGTGTTATAAATAGTACTATTGATTGATACAACCTGTTGATAACGTATGGAATACGTACCCGTATAATCCGGCGTAGCTTCAGTGGATTTACAGCTACTACCCAGCACAACGGGTAATAGCAGATAATACAGCTTTTTCATAGTTAAGTGGTTTGTTTGTAACCTATATATTCATATTGGGATTCGGGAATGTTTTTCTGGTTTTGATCTATAAGACTGATTACACTTGTAAATCGTAAACCTTCATCGGTAAAGGTTCCAACAATACTCGGATTAGGAATTTCAGGATCGTGTACAAATTCATTACCTGTTAATACAACCTCAAATAGTTCTTCATTATCAGGAATCATGAGTAATCTGTTTTTAGATGATCCCCGTTTGATAGTTAACTGTGAGACCGATCGTGTAACATAATTGATATTTACCGGAAATAAGGTCTTTTTTGAACACCTGACGGTATACGTACCCAGGTATTGGTTGATATCTTCGTTCATTGGGTTGATAAGTAAGTAACCATTGTTCTCCTGATCTCAGGATCAATGGTAGTACTACTTACTCACGAAGTCAACTCCTATTGATTAAGCGGCAATCTGATAAGTTACAAATGTATGTTTTTCGGGAGTATACAAACCTACCTTTTCACACTCAGCCCGGGTAAAAAACTCGATGGTAAAATCCATGGTGTTCTTTTTCCGGGCTGCTTTTTCCAAAGCATACCGTTTGTCGGTTACACCGGTTACGTCCTGTAACCAGCCTTCTTTTTTGATCTGGTAAGCCCAGTGCTCACAGGCTTTGAACGTCCGGTTCAGCTTGCAACAGGCTTCCTTGACCAAGCAAGTGTCTACTTTACTAGTGTCACCATTTGGAAACACCGTGTCTACTAAAAAATACAGTTCTTCATCTGACCAGATAGCGGGGTTAGCCGAATGCCCGTTAATCGTATAATTACGGGGAGATTGTAAACCATTGATTCGTTTCATAACTTTAACTATCAAATCACCATGAGCCTGGCTCATGGCTTGTTTTGGATTAAATGTTTGGAAATAAAAAAGCCCTCCGGACCTTCCGGAGGGCTTTTTCGGTAAAATGGATTACCGAACGGCTAATACTATACGTACGTTTTACGGATTGACTATTTACAGTCGAACGTGTCCTTCTTTGATGGTGAATTTGTAAGCCGGATTTTCCGGGTCGTCTTCGAACTGAAACAGCTCGACCATGTACTGGTACTGTTTATCCAGAAAATCAGCAATGTTCAATTGCTGCAGAATACCTGGGATTTTAAAACCATACCCTTTACCTACTCGTTGAAGCTTCAAAATTTGGTCGTCTTCTTCGTTAGCTTCAACAGGCATTACGATCAGTTCTTTGGCCCGACCTTTTCCCGGTGCTTTACCGACTTTGAAGTAGCCATCCAATGGCGTATCCAGTTCTTCAATTACTTTAGTGTGCAGTACGATCTCACCCCGTTTGGTTACGTTGCCTTCTAAAACGGGGGACGTTTGGGGACGCTTTAACTGAAAATCTTTTCGGTGAAAGAATTCGACATCAACCTTTTTCATGTTAGGGATTTGTTTGGCGTAATTTGGACACGATTAACAATCGATACCACAAAGGTAAGTATCCGTTCGTATAAATGGTTCGACATTTGTACAACCCAAATAGGATTATACTATAACTCAAATATACAAAAATTACTTATTGGTATACGTCTCAAGTATACCAAATTACTAGACAAATTCCTATATTGATTTGATTTTACCGGTTGATCAGCTCTTAATGAAGGACGTGGACCCGGCGGTAATCCGCCAGGATTGACTTGACTTCCTCATTTTCCTGTCCGTTAATCCAATGGAGTTGAATGGTGTATCCCTGCTCCCGTTTGAGCGCGTACCTAAGTTCCAGTGTTTCATTGCTATACCGTTGGTATAATTTTTCTACTTGTTCGGTATAACCCCATTCCAAATACTTTCGAATGAACTGTTGATCAGTGAAGACCTGAATCTTTTTGTCGGCAGGTTGATGATCTGATAACCACTGTAAACCGTCTTTGACAGCCAGAAAACCACCAATAATGTTTGTTGAATCAGCTATATCGATCAGGTTTACCTTAGAATCAACCAGAAGGTTATTCTCCCGAACGGTATACGCCGTATGAATTGGTCCGCCTGGATTCGGGTAGCAATGAGCGGTGGTGAAAATTTGAATCATCGTTAGAGTGAATCGAAACTGAATTTAGGTTGAACTTCAACTATGGGTGATTTGGGAGGCTGGGTAGCACCACGCTTCTGGTGAGCCACAATCTGTAAAGCAGCCGGGTTATGTTTTTTGAAATATTCTATCCGGTTACCGTTAAACAGGTAATGGGGATTGATCCAGTATTCATTCATACACCGCCGAGCCAAGAATCCATTTTTGATTAACTGCTCAATCGAAGCATAAAAAGTGGGGCGGCTGAATCGTACGGCTTTACAGACGTCAACCGCTCGTAGTTTGACAATATCCTGGTTCTTCTTCAGGGTATACGTTATGTGTAAGAGTAGATCCCGGGAGGATGGACTCAGTACCCCAAATACCAGGTCTTCGGTTGTCTTATCATAGTAGAGCTTACAGCTTAATCGTTGATCACTGTAATACCCTTTCCGTAGTTCTTCATAATCGAGGGTTACATCTTCTTCAAAAACAGTTTTAATGGTTGACGACTGAATGACTCGTATTACCGGCAGTCGGTACGAGTAGATAAAAGGATTCATAAAAGTCTGATTGATCCGCAAGTAGTAAAGATTTCTAACACATTTTTGGTTCGATTTGGTTAACATTTTTGATACTCTTAAAAGTTAATATTCTTTACCATACCCCTATTTTTCTACCGTAAAACATATAACCCTTCATTGATCCAGTATAACTATAACAGGTTAAGTTAGAAACACCCTATGCTATTTAATTGGTAATCAATAATCTATAACACATTTTTATGTTAACTTTATACTAACACGGGAACCCACGGAAAAACGGGAAGCTTGGATTCTTTTCCGGATTAAACCTGAATAAATCCGAATTGAATTACGGACCAAACTCGTCCATTCAGGCTCCTGACCCGGTGAAGCAGTTCGGTTACCTTTGCTCATTATGCCCTACCAGCCTCTTTGTCTGAATCCCCAGGACCCAACCGTCAAGCAGTTTATCAACCAGTACGGTATGCGGGAAACGTACCGGATCTACACCCAGCACCAGTACTGGTTGCCGGACTTCACGGCGTATCAGAACCGGACCCAGGCGGACGTCCTGCCTACTCAGGGAGCTATGGATTACCTGCAGTCGATGGTCAGTCTGGATCAGTTCAACACGGACAACCTGGCAAACATCGGAGTCGAACTGCCCCAGGGTACTGAAGCGGCTTTCTGGCGGGATACGTTTTATTTCGGAGACAGTATCAGCCGGGGAGCCCTTTCGGAAGAAGCCTTTCACGCCGTCTTTCAACGAGTAATTCCAGGTACTGAACAACAGGACCTGCTGGACACGGGTAAACAGCTGCTACAAGCGGATCTGAAAGTACTGGGTCATACCAGTCTGAACGGCTACTACCAGACCATGCTCCAATCGGCTCCCCAGACCTACGAAAATCTCTCGAAGGAAGCGGGACTAAACCGGCTCTACGAGGAGAAACTGGCTACTGAGTTTGTCCGCTGGAACACCTACGGTAAACAGGCAGCCTGGGAAGCTGACTGGACGAAACGATTGGCTCCGTACCTTGGAGCTAAATCGGCCAGCCGGATCAGTGGTCTAATCAGCCGGCTGTTTACCCGGTTGAAAGCCGTTATGGGGTTATACGACAAAAACCGGCTTAAAGCCGATCTGTTCTTTTCCCGTCTTCGCTCAGGTGTCTACCAGACGGCTAAGGTAACCGAAGCGGGAAACCTTAATACCGTCCCCACGACCCGGCTCATCCGACTGGGTAACGGACAGACCGTATCGGTTCGGGAATCCACCCAGCTGCTGCGAAATCTGGGAGCCCTGGTGCTCCAGTTAGGGGATCACGATTTATTCAGTTACCTATCCGAACCCGAACGAATCGAGAAAGCCCTGGAATTAATGAGCAGCCAGTATGGAAGGACACCTGGTGGAAAACAAGTGTCACTGGTTTTAAAACCTACCTATTTTGATAAGGTATCAAAGCAGAAAGAAGTCAACCCAGAGTACCAGTTGATCAAAGCGGATCTGGAAGCTTACCTGGGTGAGCTGCGGAGCGTATCGACCCTGCTGGATGAATCGGAAGAAGACGAGATTGGGGGCGGCATAAACGAGTTTGCCGGCTACGACAAGGAAGCCAACGAGATCGGCGGGTTTGCCGGGCTGTCTACCTGGGTCAAGCAGTTCATTGCCCGGACGGGTATTCCCCGCCTGGATAGTAACGGCCTTCCCCAGGTTCATACGGTAGATACGGGCAATGGAGTCATCGAACTTCCGATCCTGGATGTAGTCGATCCCCAGCAGGTGTATACCGGTCTGGCCCGGAGTTTATCAAATACTACCGGGGTCAACGACCGATTGGAAAAACTGCTGGTCCTGACCCAGTTCGACGGTAACCCGGCTACCCGGGCCGTGACCGATCAGCTCCTTCGGGATATGGCCCCGGTTCGCTACCAGGCTACCCCGGCCCTGCAAGCCATCCAGGAACGCTTCACGCTGACGGATGGTATCCGAACACCCCAGCAGCTGGATCGGGCTTTACAAATAGCGGATGCCCGGTTGACGGCCAGGGATCGTTCCGCTATTACCCAGCAGGCCTTTACCCGTTTGCAGGAAACCAGTCCTCGGGTGTTACGAGAAGAACTGCTGGCGGCTATCCGGACGGATACGCTGGATAGTTATCTGTCTTCGGCCGGTAAAAACGTACTGATCCGAATTCTAAAAGGATTCGATCTCTGGAAACGGGACATGCTGAATATGCGGGTAGATCCATCCAACGGACTCTCGGTAATCAGTGAAGCCAACGTGGAACGGGCCAGCAAACAGCTCCTGGCCCGCTGGGAGAGTAACTGGAACCGACGGACTACTGAAACACCAGATCAGCTACCCACTGGACCGGATGTTGTCAACAGTCGAGTAACCTTGGAAACAAAGGATTTTCCGCTGGTTCAGCTGGAAGCCCTAGCTTTACCCGAACAAACGGCTTACATCGAATCCGTATTTGATCGGGAAGTTGATAAACAGCTTCGCTTTTTAAACCGGTTCGGCATTCAGGTACCGTCGGCTTATCTATACTACCGGCTTCAATGGTTTGCCGAACAACGGTATCCTGCATTACCCGGCATTAACCAGACTCGTTCAGCCCGGTTAAAGGATTTATACCCGATACCGGATAGTTTGTTGTTGACCCCGGATGATCTGGGTTTACTGGATAAATACGTCCAGAACCCAGCCGTGTCTCCCTACCAGGCAACCGGCTCCAAAGGACTCGAAGCCGGGATGCGGACACGGCTGCAGAAACTGGCCGAGGGAGCCGCCCGTTTCGACGAGTCGGCCGTGGACAGCTCCTACCAGAACGCAGAAGGCAAAACCATCTACAGCTACCAGCAGAAAACCTACAGCCTGGAATTTTTCAACTGGTTTGGGCAGACCGGTTTGACTAAACTGGAAGACCTGTACCGGACCGGTAACCGGACCCGGCTCCGGGATGATCCGTCCGGTAATCCGGTTTACCTTCAGCTCGATAGCTGGGCTTTGCAGAAAAACCGGCTGCTCAAAGCCATCCTGACCGATCCGGCCGTACGGGCCCAGCAGGGTAAACTCACGGCCTTTACCGTGGACGGTACGACCCAGACCCAGCTGGAAGGAACCCCGGACAACGCCCGTTCAAGACCCGATGCCCAGGCCGGGGAAGGGGTTACCTACGGAGGGATGTCCCCCCGGGAGTTCGACCAGTTCAACCTCAACAGCCTGGTGTCTCGTTCGACCACGGTGGGCAGTCTGACCATCAGCCCGGTGTTCCTGGGCAACCGGGAAACCAGTAAGACGGGGGAGTACATGAATCTTCCGTTACTTACGGGTCTTATCGAAAACGATCAGCTGACCGATAAGGGAGCCAATCTGCTACTGGACGAGATCCAGAAAGAATACGAACGAATTCAGCAAACCTACAAAGAAATAAACCCGGACGAGAACGGGAAGCCTAGGTATTCAGCTGAACTTGAAAAGGCCCAGAACTACCACACCGGGAAATCCCTGAAACCCGTGGTGGTCAAGGATCCGACCCGCTTATCGGTGACGGTTCACGTACCGAGCGCCGGTAAAGATTTTCGGGGGCTGCAGTTCACCGACGGACTCCGGGGCTTACTCCCCGGTAACTGGCAAACACTACCCCAGCCGGGTGATACCGAAGCCGGTAACCTGATACTATCGGCCCTGGCTGGTTATGACTTTCCCCGCCAGAAACTACTGGCTCCGATCAAGCAGCAGATCCGGGCTAACCTGGACGAGCACCTGGACCGTTTTGCCCAGGAAGGACTCTGGAAAGCCGATCTTTCAGGTCCCACGACCCTGCTGAATCTCCGGCTGAGCAAAGCCCGGGTGGAAAACAAGCTGGTATCGGACCTGCTGAATAACATCGCCATGGGGCAGCTGGCCTACGGGGATGCGGCTCTGCTCTACAAAAACGACGGGGTAGACGTCTTCAAACGACTCAAGGGGCTCAACGCGGCTATCATTAACTTTAAAATACCCTTCAGCTCCCCGGCCCAGGGAATTGATGAACCGGCTACGTATCTGAAAGCTTTGACCATCGGAGAACCGACGGCTGTCAGTGACGTCTCCGGGGGCTCGATCGATCTGGCCGATGCTCAGGGCTACCAGAGTGTTCAGGCCCGTCGAAAACACCTCTACGGAGCGGGCCGGCTGGACAGTCTGCAGGTCGAAGTGCTCGACGCCATACAGGAAGGCAAACCTGTCCGGGGCAAACTGCTGGCCCGGTTGCGGGAATCAGGGATTATGTACAACTCGGAGAAGACCGTGGGAGCCGACGGGCAGCAGTACAAAAAGCTCTCGGAGACGATTCTCTCCAAAGAACTTACGGCCGATCCCTACCCGATCACCAAAGAACAGTTTGATCAGTGGGCCAGTCTGGACAGCTACAACCGGACCCGGCTGAATCCCGGATCTCCCGAAGTAAGCTCCTATATCGACGACAAATCTGGTCAGCGGGTCTACCGGCAGTGGGTCCCCAAGCCCGGCCGCCGGAGTCTGAACGAGCTTCGGTTGAAAATGGACGGCTTTGAGCGGGTCGGGGACAACTGGCAGTTTCGGGGTTATGAACACCGTATCGATCTGGTAACACCCCTCTCGGCCAGTAAAACCCTGAACGTGAATGTTCACGAAACGAGAACTGACGCTGGTCAGCCCGACTGGGGGCAGGTCGATGACCGGAGCATTCACCAGCTGGATTTCAGCTTTTACGGGCTGCAGACGGAAAACCCTTCGGGTAAAACCAAGATTGTCGATCCGACCCAGATGCTGGAGATCATTGCCAACGAGTTGGGAGACGATGCTAGGGTCTGGTTCGAACAGGAATTTATCGGCAAGAACCAGATCGAAACCCTCTGGCAAAGCTACCTTCAGCAGCGGGATTCGACCAACTACCAGCTGGCAGAGAAAGTCTTCCAGGACGAATCGGGTAATCTGACGCTCCACCGGTTCCGTCAGCAGGCCTTCGAAGCGGTTATTCGCTCGGGTAAAGACAAACAGACAGTTGATCTGTTCGATCCCCAGCATAACCTGAATCTGAACCTGCCCCTGACCAGGGATCAGTTCATCAGCCAGTTCTTTTCCCATTTCTCCAAAGGAGTACTATCCCACAAACGGGCGGGGGATTCACTGGCCCACGTGTCTTCGTTTGGTCACCAGGTCATTAAAAAGCTCCGCCGGGTCAAGCTCGACGACGGTTCGACCAATATCACCTGGGACGTTATCCGGGACGGCTCCCGGGAATACCAGCTGGCCCTTGGGCAGGGTCTCTCGGGTAGTTTGGCCCCATTCCGCTACAAGCACGAGTTCGACGGTAAAAGGCGGATCGAGCCAACTGGTTACACCGATTCAAAAGGGAATACCAACTCCAGCTGGTTTAGTCAGGCTACTACGCTACTGGGTGATCAGGACTCGGTCTACGTACTGGACAGTCTTCGGCACCTTAAACCCCGGCTGGAAGAAACCGCTCCCGGCTCCAATGTGTACCGGCAGACGGGGTATTTCTCCGAAGCCCTGATGCCGGTACACGACGATCAGATTCGGGAGCTGACGCCGGACCTGCGGTATAGCTTTGGGGTCCGGATTCCTTCCCAGGACAAGCACTCGGCCATGAATGTGGAGTGGGTGGATACGCTGCCGGTTTTCATGGGTTCCAGTGTGATTCTGCCCAAGGAAGTCGTCGAGCTGTCGGGTTCCGATTTTGACATCGACAAACTCTATTTGACCCGCTTTGATGGATACTGGAAGAAAGATCGGAACAACCGGAATCAGTTCGTAGCTTACGGATCGGAGCAAACCGACGAAGCCCGGTGGGAAAGTTACGTCCATTACCTGCTGGATCATTACCCGGCCATCAAACGGGAGCTTCGTCAGAAACTCCAGGATCCGACTTATCAGGATTTAGCTGTAGTAGTCCGGGCTCTGCAGGCCGATCAATCGGAACAGTTACTGGATGACGAACAGTTGTCGGACTGGACGGCCGCCAGTCTCCAGCTATACTTTGCCGGCGATCTAGCTGGTTTGAAAGCCGGGCTGGACAGCCAGTACCAGCAGGCCCTGTCAGAAGTCCTCTCTCAGTTCGGCCTGCCGGCCAGTCAGAACACCTATACCAGTCTGCCCAGGGCGGAACAGGAAGCCCTGCACGTGGGGATCATCCAGAACCGGATGCTCTCGCTCCAACAGGGACTCCTGGCCAACGATACGACCATCAATGACAGTAATCCGACGGGTGGTCAGTACAACCAGCCGGCGGCTCTGGATAAACTGAACGAGCTGAAGGGAGAAACCCAGGACGGCACCCGGCTGTTTGGTGAATCGGTGGCTCCGATTTCGACCCACTGGCAGCTGACCCACAGCAGGGTTCATCAGAAAAACGGAGTGGGTAAAGCCCTGATCGGTATCGGGGTGAATACCAACTTGTTTCTAATCAATGCCGTCCGGCTGGGCTTTCAAGTCCATCCCGACTACCTGCCTAAACTGGACGACAACCGTTCCCATGACGGGATCTACCGGGCCCAGACGGTGGGGAAAAACGGCGAGGCAGTTCGGAGCTTTGATATCAACTCGACGATCATTACGGCCGATACCGACGAAGCCAAGGAAGCCCTGAACGCCTACTACCAGCTCAACAGCGATACCCAGGCTGTGGTACTCCACCTGACGGGGATTGGCTACAGTCTGCTCGACGGACTGACACTGGTCAACCAGCCGGTGATTCAACGCTACGTGGCCCTGACCGAACAGGCCCGCCGGGTCAAACGAGGTATTGGGGTTATCAGCAAGGAAGAAGAAGGACTTCGGTTTGCCAGCAAGGATAAACTGGTCCGGCAGGCGCTGGGCTTATCGGATACCGACAAACTGGACCTATCCGGAAGCTACACCGTCGAAGCCCTGCGGAACCAGTTGGCTGGTTACCGCAAAACCGGAACGTATCAACGGTCCTCAATTGATGGACAACTGCTGACCGATTTTCAGAACCTGGTCGAATTGAACGAGTACGCCAGTAACTTCGTCCGGTTCATCAAGCTCAAAAAAGGGTTTGGTCGGGAGCTGCCCGCCTTCGATCAGCTGGTCAAAGCCGGTGAACGACTGGGGTTTGGAGCCGTAGAACCCGAAGCCGCTCCGATCGATATCAAAGCCAAGCTGGAAGCCAAACCCAGACTGGCCGCCCAGTATTTGAACCTGATCAACCAGATCGTCCCCCGCTCCCAGGCCCTGCAACAGCAGGTGATTCTCCGCCGGCACCCCCTGTTTACCGGACTCCAGCAACAGGTCAGTAATCAGCTAAACATGGTCTCGGCGGCCGATCAGGAGATTCTGGCCCGGGCGGTGGAAACCTTTTTGTTAACCAAACTCTACCAGCAGCAGGGCTTCCAGCTGGATCCGGCCAGTGTATACCAGGACGGCGGGGACGAACGAATCACCCGGCAACTTCAGGCCTTTCAGCGGGATTACGCGTTTGTCCGAAAAGATGAGAACGGACTGATCCTGGAAAAAAGTATCTTTGCCGATAACCCGATCTTCGAGCTGCTTCAGCCGGTAACGGGTACTGATGGAACCAGTACCCTCCGACTCGGCGGAGCTCTCAAGCTCAGTCCATCCCAGCAGGAGAATCTGCTGGATGCGTTCCAGGATCTCTACACCCGGCCGAACCAGCCAGTGATCGACGGACAAACGGTTGGACAACTGATGGCTACCCGGCTGGTGAATTACCACCTGGTCAAGGAAGGGTTTCAGTTTACGGTCAACAGCATCAGCCGGCTGTTTCCCCCGGCCGTCTTTGCCCAGCTCAGCCAGCAACTCGATCAAATCCAGGCTAATCCGGACGTATCCGGAAATACGGTAAATCAGTGGTCCGCTGACCTACTGACCAGTCTGGGTCGGGACGTGAACTACCAGACGTATGTTAAGCCCTTACGCAGACCAACTGGTAAAAACTCATTAGCCAGTCTGGTTAAACAATCCGGATTCTGGCAGTACCAGACGGCCGACGAGCAAGTGAGTAAACAAGCCCTGACTACCGACCTGGTACTAGATAGCACCCGGATTCCCGCTGATAAATCCCAGGAGCTGTATCCCAGTATGGGTCTGGGGTATTCACCCAAAACCGGATCGGTTGATTTCCCCCGCTTTATTCGGGTTGAAGAATGGATGAACGGGGGTACGGGTGAGTACGGCGAGGAACTACCCAGCTACAAACAGGCTAAAACCTACGAGCTGGTGAGTGTTATCGGTACCGATGGAAAGGTGATTCCCCTGTCACAAATCGAAGCCAGTCCGGAAGTATCCGGAAGTAAAGCCCGCTACGTCGAAGTCATTCCATCGGGAGCCAAAGGAATCTCGGGGGCTACCGGCTTACCGGCCCACTACAGCCCGGCAGCCAAGACCAAACGGGATGCCTTGAGTAGTCAGGTTAAGCCCGGTTCGGCTACGGCTAACTACTATGGATTAGCGGGGAATCCAATGCTACCTGCTCTAGTAACGGGTGTAAGTCAGTCACCGATAACTATTGTCGAAAAACCTGTCGTTACCAACAAAGAATTGGTCATTTCTGTTTTACCGGAAACGACCGAAAAGGGTAAGCGGGCAGAAACCACTACGAAGTTTGGGGTTGAGAAGCCGCTGAGCTACGAGCAGCTGGGAACCGAGCAGAAGCAGTTTGTGGATAAGCTCCAGTCATTTGTGCTGACTGATTCGTTTAATCCCCGGGATGCCGAGTCGGTACTGGTACTGGAAGGGTCGGCGGGTACTGGTAAAACAACGTCGGTAAAAGTAGCCCTGCAGCAGCTACTGGAATCCGGCCGAGTTTACCCTGAACAGATTATGCTGTCAGCTCCTACGCACACGGCTCTGAAGACCTTGTTCCGGTCCGTTCGGGGAGTAAGGCATCGAAACCGAAATCCGATGAATACGGCCCGTTTTTACAAAAACAACGTAAAAACAGTTCAATCCCTGCTGGGAGCCGTTCGTCGGGTCAATCAGAACGGGGAACTTCAGTTTTCTATCAGCAAGACCACCAAGGAAAAACTGCTGGATATCCGGTTGCTGATTATCGACGAAGCGTCCATGATTTCCAATGTTCGGGAAAAGGGAGCAACGGTTAGTATGTTGGAAGGGCTTCAGGGTTTACAGGACGAACTACCGAACCTGAAAATTCTGTACATCGGGGATCCGAACCAGATACCTCCGGTGAATGGAAAAGAAAGTGTTGTTTTTAGTCTGTACCGGAATAACCTTCATCGGCTGACGCAGGTATTCAGGCAGTCGATGCAGAATCCGGTCATTCGAACGCTGACCCGGATCCGGGAGAAGATTGATCAACCGACGGATCCGCTGGATTACAAATCAGCCATCCATAACGGGGAAGGGATTGTATATACCGGGTCTTCCGCTGCCTTTATGGAACAGGTACGGGATCAGTTTACCTCGGACGGTTACGCAGCCAACAAAGATTTTACCAAGGTTATTTCCTACACCAACCAGGCCGTACAGCGGTTTAACCAGCTAGTCCGTCGGTACCGGTTCGGAGACCTGCCGAAATTTCTGGAAATTGGGGATGTCGTGATGGGCTACGCCAATACCGATATTATCAACGGACAGGAGTATGAGGTCCGCTCTATCACTGAGAATCATCCGATCCAGCTGGACGAACTACTCAACAGCAGTACGGCTACGGGTCAACGGCAGCTCCAGTTACTAACCGATGAATTTCCCCGGCAGGTTCAGCAGCTACGGGCTAATCCGCCCATTGGCTACAAGGTAGAACTCGAAGAAGTTAACTCGATCAAGGCTGAATTCGACGAATCACCCCGGCAGACTAGTTATCTGCTGGACGTCAAGAACGAGTCCGATATCGATTACATCCGGGAGCATCTGAATCTGGTAGGAGCCGTACGAACAAAGATCAACGCTACCTGGTCGGAGTACAACCGAACCAAAAACCGGAGTTTATTCGGCCTGATTCAGGAGCTGGAAGGCGTTCGACAAAGTCTGGAAATGATTAACTTTAACCAGCCAATCATTCAGTACCAGAACCAGTTCTACCCCCAGAAGCAGCTGGTGTTGATTCTCCAGACTGCTGGACAAAGCCCGGACCAGATTGAACAGATTCTTAGCCGGGGTAATATCGTGGACAAGACCTACGATTATGGCTATGCGATTACAGCCCATAAAGCTCAGGGAAAAACCTACGTCAACACGCTGATTAACCTGGAAGACATTGACGGTAATAACGACCGGAGACGGCTAGCCAATCCCAAAGAAGTAAACCGGATTCGGTACGTAGCCTTGTCCCGGGCTACTGGCATCGATTACGTACTGACCCCCAAAGCTGAATCCGTTTCCCAGCCCATTACCGTTAAACCTTCCCTATTTGACATCGGTACCCCGGGAGAATCCCTGGATGAGCAGACCGATACTGATTTACGGCTCGACCAACCCTGCGCCAAACCCACCGCCTGATGGCCTGTACCCTTCCCTACATCCAGAAACTCTCCGTTCCGTCTTCCGAGAAAACTCGGCTGGAAGACCTACACTTTCAGATCGGTCAGCAGCTGCGGGCCCATCAGTCGGCCGACGGCTCTACGTTTATCCTGAAAGGTGGCTATCTCCGGCTCAACTCCCCGGGTTCTGCCGCCCGGACTGAGCAGGAAGCTTTGCTGGACTCGATCAACAGCCAGTACCCCGAACCTGTGGTGCGAATCGAGACCATTCAGGAAGCCTACGATCCGGGAGACGGTGAACTGACCTACCGACCCATTTCGGTTGTGGGCGTTGACGTTCGGCCCCTGCTGAACCCCAGCTACCGGGACCAGATTGGAGAACTGACCAGCCCCGAAGAATCGACCCTGACGGGGATCGGTGGGAATCCAGCGGAGACTGTAGTTCAGGCTGATCTGGCCCGGGGTCTCAAGGATTTTGTACTGGATCCCATCCAGGATCCCGACGGGTCGGGCGATCTCCGGTTTGTGACCGAAGCCCACCACGAGCTGTTTCAAAAGACGGCCGAGCAGGTGACCAAAAAGCTCCGGAATTACCTGGATCTGCTGGAAGGAGGATCGGTCGAACGGCCTGGCCAGCAGGTGACTATCCAGCAACTTCGGGAGCAGCTACAAGCCTTGGAGAATCCGGATAGTCTGGCCCAGATCGAAGCCGTCTCCGATTTTATCGTCCAGGCTTCGGGTTGGCTGGACGGGCTTTACAACACGTTTTTTCTCGACGAAGACTCGGTCCGCTCCACCCAGCGGGAGCTGCAGACGGGTATCAACCGAAAGACCGGACAACTACTCACGCCAGCCGAACGGGATACCAGAATCAACTGGGTTGCCCGGCAACTAGCCAAGCAGAAACACTACCTGTACCTGTTCGACGAGCTGGGCCGCTTCAAACAGCAGCTTCAGGAGCTCGGCTACGTCTCTGCTACCCAGCCCGTTTACGACCGGGGTGAACGTTTACAATCTGAAACCCGGGATATTCTGGGCCAACTCGGCGTGAGTCCGGGTAATACCGAATCGGTACTGGACGTCTTACGTTCCGAACAGTTTACCGAAGGAGCTCTACGGGCCGAGCTGTTCCGGGTACTGTCCGTTACCCATTCTGACCAGCCGGGGCTTACTATCCACCGGACCGTAGAAGACTACCTGGAGCAGGTGTTGAAAAGCTATCCGGGCAAGACCGTGGAATCGGTTCTGGACGAAGCCCTGTCTAAAGCCGTTCGACTCAAGCAAAGCCTGGTCGAGCACCACTACGAACTGGTGACCAGCTGGCTCTGGCCACATATCCAGGCCAAGCAGCAACGCTACACCGGCCCGGACAAGCTCGACCGGGATCAGCTGAAGAGTTTGCTAAAGACGGCAAAAGAGGACGAAGGTATCTTTCAGTATGGGCTGGATGCTCCCATTCAGTCATCCGATCCCGTGACGGCTATTGTCGCCAGTCTGACCTCGGATGCCCTGTACCGCTCGGCCGAGGAAAGCCGGCTGAATTTGAGTAGGCTTCTTTCGGTTCGGGAACCACTGGGGCTGGAAAAAACCATGTCGCCGGCCCAGATCGAAGCCTACCACCGGGCGATGACCCATGATACCATCCTGCCCCTGGAAGGCCCTGACTCTGGGGAAGCCGGTGAAGACTGGGATGGACCGGTACTGACCGTTTCCGTCTTCGGACAAACCAAACGAATCAAAGGGTATACCAAACGGGCCTTTCTGACCGAGTACAACACGGCCCTGCAACAGGCCCACCAGAAAGAATTCTTCGGTCAGCTACCGGGTAAACTCGATGAGCTGATGAGTCTGGTTACGGTTCAGGACGGTTACCTGGATGTATCGGACCTGAAGGCCCTGCTTCAGACCAGCTCCCAAGACGAATACCTGGGTCCGCTGCTAAGTAAGCTCTTCAGCTACGACCGATCGATGGGTAGCTGGCAACTCCGGACCAATCCGACGGGACCAACGGATCAGAACTACGTCCGGGGTAAACTCCGTTCGGGTCTGATCCAAACGTTTTTCAGTCTGCACCAGCAGCCCCTGGATCAGATGAGTAAAGCCAGCCTGTTTACCCGGTGGAACCTGCTGGATCAAACGGGCAAGCCTAACCGGGATGAACAAACCAGTATCAACTCGGACCTGCAACAGAACAGTCAGGAGTACCGGCTGACGGATCCCGAACTACAGGGTAAGCTAACGGGCAAAAAGAATGAATCCTGGCTGAATAACTTTGTCGGCTACCGGGTATCGGATACCGAACACTACCTGTACGTACGGAAGCTGGTAATCAACAAAACGACCGGTAAACCTGAATCCCGCTGGAGCTGGGTGAATATCTATCAGCCCGGTTCACTTACGAACGTTACCCGGCTCTACTACGCCAAAGGGGAACTGATCCGGCCGGCCGATCGGTACCGCACCGACCGGGGCAGCTTTGGTATCCAGGTCCAGCAGCAATGGGCTGACCTGCAAACCGGTGATTCAGTCCGGAAGACTTACTTCGACGGACTCTGGGATGGTTACGAGCGAGCCAATCGGCAGCTGGGTACTCCTGCTTTAGCTCACGGGGTACTACCCCAGGTCGAACGGCTTCAGTCCTTAACCGAAGGACCCAAGGGTCACTGGGAACGGCTCTGGGACTGGATCAAACAGCACACCCTACTCAGCTGGGTACGCGACAGCTACCACTGGCTGACGGGGGAAGCGACGGAAGATCAGCAGGTAGGCCGAAAACCAATTTACCTGGATAATTCACCGGTTCACCAGATCCGGGCTCGCTATACCAGCTTTATTCCGGATGGACAGCTGGAAGGCGATCTGTTTCGATCGGTCCTTATGTACCAGTCGATGGCCAGTAGTTACCGGGAGCTGACTCGACTCGATCCCCAGGTTCAGGCCCTAAGAACCCTGATTACCGGAGATACCAGCCTGTCTCTGGATCCCCGGGAAGCCCTGGATAAACCGGTCTGGGAGAAAAAAGCCGGGGAACTCCTGGAACGCCAGCAGAGTAAGGTAGCCAGCCGGCTGAACAAAAAGCTGACCAGCTTTCTGGATGACGTCGTCTACGGGGAATCCGATTACGGCCAGGTATATACCCTATTCAACAAACCCGTCGATCCCCAGGTACTGGCCAAAAAGATGTCGGGTTTTACCGCCTTTTCCAACCTGGCCTGGAACGTTTCCTCGATGATGGGAAACATCGGGGTCGGCTTTTTATCGAACTACTCCGAAGCGGTCAAAGGGAAATACTACCGACCCGAAGATTGGCTGTCGGCGGGGAAAGACTACTGGCTAAGCATGGGTCAGGGGGAGTTCATCCGGGACCTCTCGGAGATCAATCCCGAGAAACGAAGCAAGTGGACCCAGGTAGCTTCCCAGCTCGACGCCATTCAGGGAGAAATTCTGGATGAATCGGGCAGCTACAGCCGGGTTCAGACGGTTGACAAACTAATGAACCGGGCTCTGTTCTGGACCCAGTCGGGAGCCGAGCACATGATTCAGATGAAATCGATGATTGCCCAGATCCGGGGTTTTAAACTAGAATCCGGTAAGACCTTCTACGAAGCCATCGAGCAACTACCGAATGGTAAAGTAGAAATCCGGGCCAGTCCCCAGGAAATCCGCAAGTTCCAGCAGCAGCTTCACTCGGTCAACAAGCAGCTTCATGGCCACTACAGCCAGTTTGACAAATCAATGCTCCAGCGGCATTGGCTGGGTCAGATGCTGATGATGTTCAAAAAGTACATCTACTCCTCCATTCGTTACCGGTTCGGGGACAGCCGTTTCGACTGGGAAGCCGGGGATGAAACCGAGGGACACCTGCGGGCTTACTGGAAACAGATCGTCTCGGAACTGGGGGATCAAAAAGGAGCGTTTCGGAAAGCGGCCGTTCTGGGTAACGGGATGCTGCTCCGGCCCAGTCTGTCCGCCGTCGATCAACTGGTCGGGGGACAACTGGGTAAGCTGAGTCCGGGCCTGGGTAACTACCTGTACGGAGATGAGAGCCAGCTCCGGAATAGTGCGGCCCGGCAAACAGGATTCGACGTGTTGTGGTATTCCCTGATGATTCTGATGGCGGGCTTTATCCACGGGCTGGATGAGGACGATGATCCCAACGGAGTAGCCCTGCAGAACATGGAAGCCTTTGCCCGGCGGATGGAAGGGGACCTGGGAATGTACCTGCCGTTTTACCTGGGTACCGGGGGTAAAACCCTGTTCTCGTCTTACGACAAAGCCTGGCAGCTGGTCAAGTCTCCACTGGCTCAACTGCGGGCCTACGATGGTACGGTCAACCTGCTTTCCCAGCTGACGGGCGTGGAACATACCGAGGATGGCTGGGACATGAGCTGGAACGATACCTACAGCCGGGATGGAGCAGGTTATGAGAAGGGAGAAAGCAAGCTGTACCACAAAGTGGAAAAAAGTTTGCTGGGTCCCCTGGCTCAGCTGAACCGGTTGATGAACCCCGAAGCCCAGCTGCAGTACCTGAACCTGAGTCGGCGGAACAGCCAGTAAAAAAGCCCCCGACCTGGTAACAGCATCGGGGGCTTGTTATTCATTAATCTACATCCCAGTCGGCTTCGTTGTACTCATATTTTCGCCAGTACATAGGTAAATTCAGTTCAGCAGCCATTTGGCCACGATCTTCGTCTGATAGGAACACACCACAGTCCGGAACAAAGTCAACCAAAATTACCATTTGTTTAACCTTACCATCCCAATAACCAAGTCGGAAATCACCTGATTTCATCTTCTGTGGTTTTAACTCGTTAGTTTGTCCAGGTTCCTGAGCTTTGGGTTGATACATACCTTCGAAAAAATACATCCATTTACGGGTCGGGTAAAACTGAAGAGTAGATTCCTCACTTCGACTAAGGTAGTCCAACCGTTTTATAGTATATCCCTTGTATTCGTATTCCTGATAGTCACAGACCTTTATTACTCGGTCTATGGTATCCACGAATTCGGTTAATACGGGTTGCCTCAGCTTTTTCATTAACCTAATTATTTTTTAGCTAATACCAACATGGGATCATCAAACAAATAAGAACCGGTAATTTGACCGTTTCTATACTGCTCGACAGCAACAACATCTCCCTGCTTAAAACCGGTTACGTTACCCATGATTTTGGCAGATACTTCCAAAGCACCAGCTTCGGTACCGTCAAGTGGGCCAGCCCAGCCTTTGAGCATAATACAACCAATCCCATTTTTTACACAGTCAGGTTTGGTACTCTTAGCAGCTTTAACGAAGATGGTTTGTAGTACAGCCATTTTTTGAATTAGTTAATAGTGAAAACGATATTGATCAATTAATGCTTTATTACTACCCCATCCAGCCGGACCTGGTTTTTCCATTAGTTTACTGGATAGTAAATGAGCCTGTTGGTAGCGGATAACAAACGAGGTTAATCCGAATTGACCGTTACCTTGCAAGGGTTCCAACCGGGTTGAGAACTGACTGGCTAATTCGTTGAACCGACTGGTAAAACAAGCCAGATCATCCAGGTCCGTATCGTTGGTAATGTTGTAGGGAACCAGGATTCGAATTTTATCCTGGGCGTCCGGTTCTCCCCGACGAACTTTTTGAGGGCCTTCGGGTACAGCCATTCCTTCCCCGATATGATCACCGGTACTAATGTAGTGGTTGATAGCCAGGAATAACCGGTTGATGGGAGTATTCTCTAACGGTTCAATGGGTGTAGCCATTGGGAGATTAGTGTTAGTATTGGTTACCTACCCAGATTTCAGTTTTAGCTAGCTTAACCAGATCGACGGGTTGGGTATAATACGCAAATTCGTTAAACCGAAGCACAAATTCAGGTTTGGGCAACCGGGCATCATACGGTTCATCCCCTTCCCCGTGAATCCAATCCAGATAATCCGAAATGGATTCAACGTGTCCATCGGCAAAAACAAGTCCTTCTCCGTAGTTGCTGGCTACGGTTTGATGGGAACAGGGTATCAAATTAGACCGGTGATCCGAGTCGTTCCAGATTTTTTCTTGGTTATCTAGTAAAGCCTGCTCACTGGTGAATACCCGTAATGAACGTACCGGATACCCATCCCGGGTGGAAAACGCATTATCGGTCGCTAATCCCTGGGTGGCAAAAAACAGAGTCTTCATTATGTCAGTTGTTTGTGTGGTTACTAGTTACTAACTCACTCCGCCAGAAGTTGACGGTAAGATCGGATAAATCGGGGAATTCTCCGAAAGATTGTGTAATTGGTTAATCGACTACGGGGCTATAGTACTGCCCTAAACGGGTCAGGGTCTGAGGGGCCGGGATAGAGCGGATGTATCTTGCTTTATCTCGGCCTTCCCTGTATGTACCTCCACGATACTCCCTGTCCGGGTGATCCCTGCTGCGGGGGGAAATCACCGGTTTTAATCGATACCACCCCGGTCTGGAAAACCGAAACCATCTGTGCGTCCTGTCAGTCGATGAGCCGGGTAGCTTCCTATGATCGGCTGACGGGGGCTCCTACGGGACTGGCTTACTACTACAACTTGGCGGGTGGTCAATTATCGGCTCCCCTGATCTGGACGCCCGGCCCCTGCCAGCATCCTACCCTGAGTCGTTCCTACAAAGGATTGACCAGTACTCCTTCCGTAACGGCCGGGGATATCCTGCGACAGATTCAGGTTCTGTGTCAGCAAACGGGTCAGGTACTCAGCGAGAGCTGGTACAACGACACCCGGTTGGGTGTTCAGATCAGTAAACCGCCGGGTTCTACCGTTCAGTATATCGTACCCGACTGCTCGGGAGCCGCTCCGATTGTCATTACGGACGGAAGCCTGCAAGTCGATTACCTGGCCGGAACCATTGACGGAATCACGGGGAACAACCAGTCCTTTAGTACTAGTAAGGCATTCAAAGCAGATAGTCTTAAAGTCTACCTGAACGGTCAGCGGCTGTTTCCGGGTATCGACTTTTCGGAAGTGGGAACTACCGGCTTTCAGCTTATCGACGCTCCCGAACTAAACTCCGAACTGATTGCCGAGTACACCCTGCTGGTTTAACCAGCCTATCTTATTTAGCCTACCGTTTTTTCATGCCCCGTACCTCGATTTCCCGGGCTCAACTGGGTCCACTTTTAATCAACGATTCCGATATTCTGGTCGGAGCTGGTATCCAAACGGCTAAACTGGCCGAGGGACTGAGTTTTCTCAAACGGGACGGTTCGGTTGCCCTGACGGGGAACCTGTCAGCCGGGGGGTTTACGATCACCGGTCTGGCGGATCCGACGGCCGCCCAGCAGCCCGCCACTAAAAACTACGTGGACCTGGCCCTGCAGGTGGGTACCAACAAGGGAACCGCCCGACTGGCAGCTACCGGTAACGTATCGATCAGCAATCCGGCAACCAGCAGCTTCGACGGAGTTACGGCCAATCCGGGGGATGTACTCCTGCTGGCTTTTCAGACCGACGCAACCCAGAACGGACTCTACGTCTTCAACGGGTCGGGAGCCCCGCTAACCCGGGCTACCAACGAGGATACCTCGGCTAAAATGCAGCCGGGAGCTTTCGTCTTTATCTCGGAAGGTACCCAGTACGACAATACCGGCTGGAGTCTGGTGACCAACGGACCGATTACGCTCGGTACGACCAGTCTGACCTTTACACAAACGTCAGGAGCCGGCCAGATTCAGGCGGGTAACGGACTGAGTAAATCGGGTAATACGCTCTCGGTCCTGACGGCCAGCTCAGCCCGGATCACGACGACCGCATCGGGAATCGATCTGGCGACTACGGCCGTCAGTCCGGGAACGTATACCAACACCAGTCTGACGGTTGATACCTATGGCCGGCTGATGGCAGCCAGTTCGGGAACTCCTCCGGTAACCAGTGTTACCGGTACCAGTGGCCGGATCAGCTCGACGGGTGGTACGACTCCGGTACTGGATCTGGTTCAAACCGGGACGGCCGGTACCTATACCAAAGTTACCACGGATTCCTATGGTCGGGTTAGTTCCGGAGGTTTACTGACCACCGCTGACCTGCCTACAGGTACCCTGCTACTGGCTAACTACGTCGTCCGGCAAACCCTGACAGGAACTACGAACGGATCCAACACGGCCTTTGCCCTGGGGTCGGTTCCCCAGACGGGTACGGAGATGATTTTTCTCAACGGCCAGCTCATGGCCCAGGGCAGTTCCCTGGACTACACCATCTCCGGGGCCAACGTTACCTTCACCTTCGCTCCGCTGGCTGGTGACAGTCTGGTGGCTACCTACTTCAAGTAATTCCTGCCTTTTTCATGGCTAAAACCCAGTTTACCGGAACCCAGCTCGGGCCCGGAACCATTACCCGTACGCACCTGAACGTTACCCAGCCCGGATCGGCCCTACTAACCCGGCTGACAAGTAGTGCTGGGCTGAGCCAAACCTCAACGGGGATTGATTCAGGAACAGGAGACGTCAGTCTGGTACTTATCCAGCCGACGTTTGCTACCGTTACCGAGCTGACGGCCTACACCGGAACCCAGACCCAGCTGTTACTGGCTGATGGCCGGAGTTACACCTACAATAGCAGCAGTAGCCTGACAACCGATAATTACTACGTAGTTGCCGCTACGGGAAAAGGGTCGGGGCGGTACCTGTTAAACAATACCGGAGCTAATACAGCAACCCTGACGGTAGCCACTTGCCGGGCCATGACGGCTCCGGCCGGACTGGCTCCGTCGGTAATCAGCCTGGGAGATTCGATCATCGGGGGTTTATTCCGGTATGATTCAGCGGATACCAGCACGGCCGATGACGGAGCCATGACCCTGGTTACCAGTACGGGGCTCCGTTATAAACGAATCGTCGACGGCTTTGTCAACGTCCGCTGGTTCAATGCCAAAGGAGACGGAACGACCGATGATGCTCCGGCCATCAACGCGGCCATCAACTACGCAGTAGCCCAGATTGGTGTTTACAAACTAAAGACGGTGTTTATCCCGGAAGGGAATTACCTCTGTAACAGTTCGATCAACTGTTCCAACCGGAGTGGTCTGACGCTGACGGGGGCAACGGGTCGGACCCAGAACACGGTATTGATTGGTAACTCCGGTACCATTGCGGTTGATTTCTCCGGTTCATCGGAATCTACCCTGGCTAATTTGAGTCTTTCCATTTACAACGGGCTGAGCAATCCGGCCCTGGTCGGTCTTCAGTTTGCCCTCTCCAAGGACTCAACCAGTCAGGCGACGGCCGGTAATCAGAAAGGAGGGTTGAACTGTTCGGTTAGTAACGTTTCTATTAAAGGCGGCGACTTCGTCAGTATCAACGGAGGTCTTGGGTTCATTGGTCTGATCAACTGCCGTTCGGAAGAGTTCTGTCTGCACAACGTTACGATTCAGGCCAACACTCCGGTTCTGTTTACGACGACCAACACGATTCAGGCTACTACCGGCTATAACTACACCATCACCTCTCCCAACGCGGGTACGTATATCCAGGACAACAACTCCGGATCGATGGGAGTCGTCAACTGGAGCGGTCAGAACAGTCTTTATAGCTGGGAATACCAGACGCCGACGCAGTTACTGAACGGGGTCAACAGCTACAATTTTCACGGCTACATGACCCGGCTAAACAATACTCAGAACGGCACCTACCAGGCAGCTGTCCGGGTTTGTCAGCCGACCTACGGCTTAAAGCTTCAAGGTACCGTGGAAGGCTCGAGTACCCTGCTGGCTATTCAGAACACACTGGTCAATCCGGACATCAACCTGGTATCGGCCAACGTGACATCCACCAGTTCACCCTTATTAACCATCGATAACTATGGGGGTATTCAGGGGGGCCGGATTGGAATCAGTTTCGGTAACCCCGGAACCGAGTTGGGTACAGGTCGCTGGCTGATGACGACCCCGGTTATTAATTCGGGTAATTCACCGACCAATGCGTTCCTTTCCAACGTCACGTTCGACGTTCCCCAGTGGACGGACATGGGTAAGGTAGTCATGGGAAACCTGTTGAAAAACACCCAGAACACCCGATTTAACGTGGCTACTCCGATTGAAAAAATGGGGCCGGCCATTCGTTCAACCTATAACGTAAAAAAAGGACTCGGGGTAACGCCCGGGGGTAACGGTACGGTAACCGGCGTTATTGCTCAGTTTACCAGCGCAGCCAAGACCGATACTACGACAGGAAACGGCGGTTACTACTCATTTTACGTCAACGGAACGGTTAGCCTCGGTGACTACAACACCAATAACGGGATCGCCATGTACCGGGTTGAAGGGTATCTGTCGGTAGCCCAGAACGTAAATGGGGCCATGGTACCGGTCAGTTCAGAAATCAGTGTTCATACGGCTAGCAGTTTAAACGGTAACTACCTGCAGATTGCCAGTGTGAGTATCTCCCTGGACATGAGTGCGACTCCCTACCCGGTATTGAAAATGAGTGTAAATACCTCGGGCAGCGGAACCGGGGAAGCTGTCAATTTTTACGGACGCGTCGAAATTATGAATGATCACCTGGTTAACCAGGCTCTTCTGTTAAGTTAGGTATGACCTACAACATTCCTCCTTACCTCTACCGAATGGAGGGTGGTACGGTGACTATCTCCCTGCTAAGTAGCCCTTCGATCAACATTTTTGATTCGAGTCTGTTTGCCCCCGCCAGTTTCGTCAGCGGAACCAATATCCAGTCGGGCACGGGAAGTACTAGTTTTTCGATTCCGCACGGCCTGACGGGCACACCCAGTTTCTTTCAGGTGATGGCCAGTTCGGACGACGCCGATAACACCAACATTCGAAAGGTGACCGCAACGGCAACCAGTTTGATTATCAATTATAAAGTAGCACCAGCGATTGGTACTAACAACCTATCCTGGAGCTGGATGGCCCGCCTATGATTACTGTTAACCTGGTTACCGATTTACGTACCCGAACGGGAACCCCGGCCAGCAATATTCTGACGCTGGGCAAAACCACCGCCGGAGACGGAATGGGTGGGATCTTTTACTGGGATAGTACGGATAGTACGACCAGTGACGATGCTATGAATACCATCCAGGTAACGGGGCAATCCACCGGCCGCTGGAAACGGGTGCTGATTCCAGGATCCATCCAGAAAACCGGTTCGGTGCTGATGTCAGGGGGAGCCCTGCAGACCACATTTGGTATTACCCACAACCTGGGGGTTGTACCGTCCACTGTATTCCTCTCGGCTACCACGGCAGCCGCTTCCGGAGCCCGGTTTGTCACCAACAAAACGGCTACCCAGTTCATCGTCAACTACACGGCAGCTCCCGGAGCCGGTACCAACAACGTCGGTCTGGACTGGTTGGTAATTGCCTAACTAACGGATTATAAAAAAAAGGCCAGCGAGGATTGTCCCCCGCTGGCTTTCGGCATTCCTAGCAAACCAAAACTAGATTAGAAATGGAATCCTGTACCGTTCGTACAGGTTTTTCAACTGATTCAGATATAATTGGTAGTCGGGATCCTGTTGTAGCTGGACCAGTCGTTTAGCTTCGTCGAGAATGTATTCGGTCCAGTCTCCGTCGTCAAAATCTGCTGCTTCTGTATTCATCCGACAAGGAGTAAATGGGATAAAGAGTTGAACTGTTTTGCCTGAAGCTGTTCCCGTAAATCGGCTCGTTCGGCTTTCAGGCTGATGATCTTTGCCGTGTGAGTGTTTACCAGCGTCCGTAGTTCGGCCAGTTTCATCTCCAGTCGGTGCTGATTCTGGAGCTGTTCTTTCAGGCCGGCTACCTGATGAAGCAAATACCGGTTGTGGCGGATATAGAACAGGTTCTGGTCGGTCAGCGAGAGCTGGTTAATGCTCAGCTCCCGGTTGTTGCAGGGTTGTTCCTCCATTGATCATGATTGAATAGGAAAGCTTTTCAAGGCTTCGATTTCTGATTCGTAATAACGCCCGGTCCAGGAATTGCTGTTGGTTTTCGGGTTATAGTTCCAGCTACCCAGGTGAAGATTATCGATGTATGAGAGAGGTTTACCTTCTTCCATCATCTGAATCAGGTAGTCAATCGACCGCTGGTGTTCATAAAGAACACAGGCTATTTTAAACGAAAGAGCGTTTACCTGGGCTACCTTTTCGGGCTTCGTCGGTGGATCATACCCTTGTCCCAGGTGGTAGTATCCGATCCAGATTTCGTAGTCATTCATTGATGAGAACAGTTAATAATCGGTTTCAGCCTGATCTATTTCACACTCTTCGTATCCCTTTTTCCAGCTATTGAAGTGAAAATCTCGGATTAGTTTAAGTAACTGGTCAGGATCGGTTGTATTCAGAAAGGCCAGTAACCATTTTTGTTCTTCTTCTGCAGTCATCGACTAAATGATATTTAGGTGGTTTCGGTACGAAATAATCCCGGAGAGGATTAAGGTAGAATCGGACTACGGGTTCATGTTCAGGTCCTAATCGGAACTCACAGCCATACCAGAACATTAATCCTAAGCTTAGTAGTATCCCAATAAACAAGGCTTCCTGGTAAAGACAGGCAAATCGGTAGGCTACAGCCGTTAAAAAAGCTTTCATGGGTTAAATCCAGTGTGAATAAGTATCTTTGTTATAACCGGTACAGTAAGTTCCGGGTGGATAAATTACGGGACGAAGCCTGGTCGATTGAACCAGGCTTCACTTTTTTCAGATACCCAACAGCGTCAGTCCCTTCTGTAGAATAGTTTGGTAATCACTCCCCTCCGGACCCGTTACCTTGATCGTTATCCCACAGCTCTGCCCGTCGATAGTCCAGTCCAGATCGACCGACTTGAGCAATTCTACATCGGCTTGGGGTTCAACGGTTCCCATATTCATTCCATTGGGAGTTGGACCGTTCGGAACAAACTTAACGTAGGAACCCATATTCGGATCAGCTGGAGCTAATTCAGTGGTTGTCGTCGGAACTGTAAACGAAGACCAATCAGTCCTGGCATAGTTAGACGATGTTGTTTGTTCAGTTACCACTATATCCCGAAGTTTATCCAGTTGATCTTTTGTGTCCTGGATACCCAAAGCAAGTTCAAACTCTTCTGGTGTTGGTTTGCTTTCTAGGCCCAGCTTTTGCCGGATTTCGGGTAGATGGGTATTGGTTACAAACGGTTCAACGTTTGCAGCCGGTTGTTCAGCAATAATATCCCCCTTTTTCTTACAACCACTCCCCCCGGAATACCCCAACCGGATATACCGTTCTTCCAGCATTTCAGTATACAACCGTTTGATTCGTTCCTGGGTCAGGTGTCCGGCCAGCGTAGTCAGCCGATATTCCCGGTTACGGGTACTGGTTCCGTGTACCTCGATAAACTTTTTGTTAACCAATAACTTAAAAAACGACCCGTCCATCGAACAGGATTTAAGTAGCTCACTGACCACTAGTGGCTTATAGGTAAACTCGTTGAGTTCGGTTCGAATCGTCTTCATAAACCGCTCGTAGTTTACCGATCCCCGTTTCTGACGAGAATTCGATTCCCCGGAAACCGGCAGAGCAGTTACTTTGGCCGTCAGGGTATTGTTGAGCAGGGCTCCGGGATTGATAGAAGCAGTAGGAATCATAGGGGTTCAGGTAAAATAGTGGCTAAGTCAGGAGCTGAATACGTATAAGGTTTAAGGACTTTACCGTCAGAAGACCGTCGCAGTACCCAGCGGTTACCAACCGGAAGCAACTCACTGGTAATCCCTTTCAGATAATATCCGTTCTGGCTGATAACTCCCTCGGCTTCACTGGTAACCGTCTTACTCATATTCGACCGCTGTACTTCGTTCCAGCCCGTTTGAGCCAGCTCACCCAGTCCCAGGTCTAGAATGGTTCCGCAGGCCACGTAAATCAGATCCAGCAGGCCATCGAAGGTTTCTACCAGATCATTGCTTTGGGCCGCCTGATTCAACTCGTCCAGCTCTTCCTGGAGTAAGCCCACGTGTAAACGGTGATCGATCTGATGGGGTAAACGGGGCTTATCACCAATAGGTAAGCCCATAGCCGCCCGGAAAGCGGCTACGTCAGCTAGTAATTGTTCCATTAATCTAAAACAGGTAAGTGGATACGGGCCTGTTGCTCAGCTAAAAACTGGAGCAGCTCGTGGGTAAATTCACCCTTGTCCTGGGTGGACGGAATAATCAGGTAGACAGCTTCCAGTTGGTCGAGCAACTGACGAACTTGACCCTGATGGACCGAATACGGCTGGGTACTGACTTCCCAATAGTCGGTATTGACCCGAATGGTCATGTTGGGTTGCAACGGTAGGGGAATCCGGATTTTGTGTTTATTCCGCCAGGCCAGGCAGTACTCAGAGCTAACCGTACCTACCAGATAGGTTCGGTACTGAATCGGCTGACCGGGGATTCGTTTCCGCAAATAAAGCGGCTGTTCAGGCAGCAGGGACATACTGCGTTTGGTTATGAACCGTGAGTTGCCGGGCCAGTTCGGGATTCTGGGCTTTAAGGGTTTCCAGCTGCTCGGCTCCCCGGCGGGCATTCCGGATGACTTCCTGCCAGCGACCATCTTCCTGACCCAGCCGGTAGACGACCTGTAGCAGAAACTCCAGGGGATCGGCCTGGGGACTACTCAACGTAGTTCGGATCGAATCAGCAAATTGCAGATCAGTATATTGCAGTTCAGGCCCCCGGTAGTGGTAAGTCTCTTTGACAGGCGTTAGCTGATACATGGACCGGATTGCCCGGCGGATATGGGTAACGGGATGAACCGTAGTGGCCATAGTGTGAGTGGAGTGAACCAGTGGAAGAATCAGGCCGCTGAATCAGGGCTGGAAGCTGCTTGAGCAAGCAGGGAATCAACCTCGTCCTGGGTATAGACTTTTTTACCCTGTAGCAGGTTGTTCAGAATAATCCACAGATCAGTTAGCTCCACGGGAGATGACTGCAGGTAGATCTGACTAAAGTTACGAAAAATTTCGAATTCCGTATCAATTTCTTCCGTTACGGCATCCGTATTGGCCCGGTTATCATCCGCCAGATCAACCAGTTTAGGATGGGTCAGGGTACGAATCTGTTCCGCCTGGGCCAGAATTGGTTTATTGGCTTCGACCAGTTCCCGGATCAGAAATCGGTTCCGTTTGGTATAGAACTGGTTATCCGTCTTAAACATCCGGCTGACGTAATCCAGCAAATACGAGCAGAGTACAGCAACTCCGTATGCTTTGATCACAGCCGGGGAGTAATTGACCTTGCTCAGGGCTTTACGGGGATTAATTGTTACCAGAGGTTTACCCGTTCCTCCCGTTGTTGGTGGTATCCGGTTCATAATTCGACTATTATTGGTTTGTGAACGGGTCGATACTGCTCGTTAATCAGACTGGCATTGACGAATCGTTTCCAAACAGTGTTCCCAATTTCCCAGCATCCTTCACCCCGGGCTTCGTGGATATGACCGCAGACATGGAGCTTGAGTTGATTCATATCGGCTATTCGTTCGTGAAGGGCTTCACAACCAGCCCGAATTCCATCAACCGTTTCGTCCAGTATGTCGTGCACCGGCCCGTGAGTAACCAGTATGTTTGTTTCTTCGGGAATCATGTCCCAGAGAATTCTGGACGGTTCTCCTCGCCTAACCATCCAGAACCAGTTCCAGAAAGCCGGGCTGTAATTTGATCCCCAGAACTTTACCCCATCGATCGTTACCTGCCGGTGGTGTAGATAAGTTACTTCGGGAAACTCGGCTACCAGGTTATCGAACAGAACCGGATATTTCTCGGGGAATTCATCGTGGTTACCGCAGATAAACAGCTTATTGGGAATATGAGTAAACCCGGCATACCAGTTTAAAAAGGAGCTACAGTCCTGAACGGTTCCATGCCGAGTAAAGTCACCGGCATGAATCAGTACGTCGGCTTCTAGTTCATTGATAACCTGAGTAAACTGGTTATGAAATCCGTGGGTATCGGAAATACAAACGATCTTCATCAGGCAGCCTGTTTAAAACCGGTGTGTTCCTGAATCGTCCGGAACATCAGGGCTTCCAGTAGTAGAAAGTAATTAACCAGGTCCTTACTCCGTTCCTGTAGCAGATCAACTGGTGGTAATACCCCGTTCTCCAGATCGACGATCATATCCTTCATCGAGGTAATCTGCTTGCTGACCATACCCCACAGAGCCCGTTCGGGTAACTGATCATTCATCCGGCCCGTCGAATCGAAGTTGTGGAACACATTCCCACCCTTCCGGTACTCGACCCCTTTCTGAACCATGCTCAATCGAACCCGCTCAAAGCGGTTTTCCAGGAACCGGCCAAAACCTTCAGCAGTCGATAGATCCAGTCCTTCCATCGAGATGGGTTCGGGAGCCAGTGAGTTTAGTACCACTATCGGAGTTTCCGGTTCTTCGTTGAAGATCTGAGGATACTCATCTTCAGTAACGGGTATCAAACTAACATCGTCCGGGTCCTGCAGACGGGTTTCATCAGATAACCAGTCGGGTAAACCAGAAACAACCGTGTGAGCCTGGCTTACCGGTACTGTAGTCATGGGATTGCTCCATAGTTTATCCTGCTGATCCTGAGGTAAACTGTTCAGACCGGTAAATGGGGTGAAGTTCTCGGGCTCAAACTTGTATTTGACGCAGGGTGAGAAATTCTGAATGACTTTAAAGTCGGATTTGACGGGTCGATGATTCAGCCGGTATACTGTTTCCTGAATACAGACAAACGTGTTTTCCGGTTGGTATTCTTTCTCGAAGATAGTGACTACCTGATGAGTCTTGGAAAAGCTTTTCCGGTTGTCGATAAGTTTAAACGGAATCTGACTTCGGGTGAATAACGGAGCAAACTGCTGGGTAAACTGCTGGGGTGTAACTAGCGTGGCCATGAACTAAAAATCAGGCAAATTGAATGGATTGCTCGGCCTGTAGCCGGGAGAAGACATTGGTAACCAGCGGTGTATTGTTCTGGCTAAACCAGGAGGAATGATTCAGGCAGTGAATCGTATGAGCTGGGTTGATCTGAGTAGCCAGCTTACCAGCTACCGGACCCCAGAGTACCCAACTGAGCTGAACCTGCCGGTTGAGCACGGGGATTACCTGGGCTATAAACGAAGACCACAACAGTACGTGGCCGTTGGGATCGGAATCCGGACTGGTAAGGGCCGCCGAGAGCAGCATGACCCCGGATTTCCGCAGTGAAACTAACGATTTTTCCAGACTAAACCCAGTCTCCAGCCCCAGATCATCCCGGATTCCCTGTTGCAGGACCAGTAACTCCTCGGGTAAACTACCCTGCTCGACGGCAAAGGATAACCCACAGGCCTGAGAAGATGGGTACGGAGCCGTGTTGATCCAGATGGAACGGAGACTGGACAGGGGTTGAAGAAAAGCTCGGAACAATTGAGGACTTTCGGGATAAATGGTCTGGGTAGCCCGTTGCCGTTTGACCTGGGAAAGAATGAGCTTGAAGGAGTCTGAGTAGAGATACTCTCCCAGTTCGTTGAGCCAGCTGTAATGAAACCGTTTGAGAATTTCCCGCTGGTAGGGAGAGATTTCCCAGTTGGGATTTTCTTTTTCGGCCTGGATACTGACAAACAGGTAATCCGGGTCATTCACCTGTTTTACGTAACCTTCCAGCACGAATGGAGCCACTAGCTCATACCGATGACCGGTGGGATCGAACAACAGCAGATTCTTTTCCAGCTCGATGGCTTTCAGTAATTCGGGTACCGGCAACCGGTTCCAGCGGCTATCGAAGCAATCAGCTCCCAGTAAATAGCTCTCAGTCAGTTTGATTTGACCGGAACTCATTTGTGAAATGATTGTAGGTACGTTCTCATTCGGTCGTAGTCCGATAAAGACATGGTTTGCTTGAACGGTTTTATTGCCGATTGATCTAGTTCTAGTTCATCGAAGTCGAATACAGGCAGTAAACCTTCTAATACCAGGTAGGTATCGTATTGGATTACTTCGACGTATTCTCCATCACAATCAAATTGACCACAGGTACAATTGATTAATGGTAACCAGCTTCGGTCAAATCGGTGTTCAACCTTTGTCAAATCAAAGACCTCCAGGAAATGGTCCGGGTTGAACTGAGTCTTTAGCTTTTGTTCCCCGAAAACCAGTACAACGTAATCCTGTTCTTCGTAGCTGGTATAGTTCTCCCGTTCAATCTGTACTTCCATCAAACTTCAGTTAGTTGTTCTTCGGTGTACCGTTCAGCAGCCCGTTTACAGGAAGCCATTCGATGGTTTTTCAGGTCATCGGCAAAGTTCTGATTCATCTGATCCACTCGGTAAGCCTTTCGACCACCAAAGTATACCACGGCTTGTTGTTTACAAACAATAACTGTGGTGTAAGCCTGTGTAATTGCTGATCCACCCATACCACCAAAGCCAAGGGCTGTAGAACCCCAGGTTTGTTGGAAATGGTAACAGTTGATGTCTCCCTGGTACGGACGACGTCCCTGGTCATTGGGTAATAGGTCAACAGCCAGGGCGGTATACACTGCCTGAGCTAAACTTTCAACGGGATTATCAGCGGTTAGAGCCATTGGTTGATTGGGCTAATAAGGTGGGGAAACGATCGGGTCGTTTGGTTGGATCGACGGTAACTTCAAATTTCAGGGTAGTCAGGTCATATCCCCGCTCTTCCAGTTCTTTCCTAAGGTCATCATTGATTACCTTCCAGAAGAGATAATGTAAATCAGATTTGGTCGAAATACCCAAGGGGTAATAGCCCATGAAGTCTTTCTCCCGTTTACTCCATTTAACCCGGAGTTTGTTATCAGTCATTGCGGTTTGATAAAAGCCGTGAGCCGGTCGATAAAGCCCGGAAGGTCCTCGGTAGGAATTTCCAGTTTACAATCCTTGACCGGCCCGTTTGGATTCACTGGAATCAGCATAACCCGGCTACGGGGAGAATCCGGGTGGGATTCGATCAGATCAACGGCGGAAATGGTTCCGTAACCATCCCGGCCATTATATCCCGCTGTCAGCTTGCGGGACAGATTCAGTCTGTTTAGCATGGTAGTGTGCTGAGAAGACTTTGAACAGGAATTGAAGGGAATCTAAATCAGGGAGAGTTCCTTCAGAGTATTGACTATTGATCTGTTCCTCAAATAAATGCCCTAGTTCTTTGGTTGTGGTAGCTATTAACCTAGTAGGATCATACAGTAAATCTCCTGGCTTTCTTGGAGAGCCAGAAAGACACCGCACCCATTTATAATGCCGGTATAGATACCACTGTCTCGGGTACTGCATTGCTCCAGAGTTCATCCTCATTTTCATTTGTTATTTCAATTGTACCGAAAGGACTCCCCGGAATCGGCTCTAGTACTACTGATGTATCAAAGAGTGTTTCAGCAGCAGCCGTATCTATCCCGTCCTGACAGTCCCAATTATCAGGATTGTCCGAGCTGCTTAACTTGGCTACAGCCTCTTCTTCGGTTTCAGCTTCAACGGCTACTCGGTATCGGAGCCAGACTTCTACTTTTTCGTCTCTAATCAGATTAAACGTTGGCATTACTCAGTGAACGTTGGGTTAATAAATCAGCCAGATCCATTAATTCAGTATCATCCATACGACCTCGAAGTTCATAATCACCGAACTTTTCATTTTCCGGATTATAGGCTGTACAATAAATGATTCCCTGATTTTTGACTTTCTTCAATCGTAAAGCCACGATATTCATGTATTGGGTATTGCCCAGGTTACCATGTACTTCAATCGTTGGTTGATCCAGTCGTTCGTCTTCAAAAAGAGTCTCGTCTCCTTTCTTGTACAACTCCTGAGCCTCTTCTGAAATTAATTCGATCGGACCATTTTGTAGGGAATCTTCAATAGATGCCCAAGCCCGACTTCGTAAGGTGGATAAACTGGTGGAATAATAATCTTTCATGGTAGTACTTCTTTACCCCGGGCAATTAGATCGATGGTTAAATGAACCATTCCCTGTACCATTTCCCGACCAAACGGTGTGTTGTTTTCGATCTCGTTTAGAATGTCATTCAGTGTGTAAGATCGATTGTCTTTCCCTTTGATAGTTAAATAGGGTCTTCCCCGAGCTTCTGGACTATTCTTTTTGATCCAGTCCTGTAAAGCTGTTTTGACCAGTTCCGTATCGTTCATCGGTTAATTTCTGTTTTGCTTCAAATACTTTCCAGAGGAATCGTAATGATTCAATACACGGTTTATCCTCAGAAAAACGTCCGTACTTTTCATCTATCATAGTTTCAAAGGCCACACAAATCGATTCTATTCCAGATCCGACCAGTCTTTTTGGGGCATATTGTTCAGTTTCATCACCGGGTTCTATCTCATTAACTGTGATAAATGTATCAAATCGGTAGATGTATGACCGTTGATCCATCACAAATAATCCGGTCGGTTATTCGGTGTGTGAACCACTGTGGTAAACTTGATCGGTTTCCGTTTGTACCGGTCTTCCACTGGTTTAGCCAGCTCCCGTTTGCAGAACCGGTAGATCAGATCAAAGACCATCTCTTTTTTGGTCTGGTGGGTAGCATTCCCTTCCAGGTATAGATCGTCGATGTGAACGTAGTCCGAACCGATTACTGTCTGAACCAGCTTGTTGTGGCTGTCCAAATGATTTTCGATCCGGCTGATAATCCACATAATCCGAAGCCAGTTATCATGGAATCCCAGCTCATAGACGTTTCGACCCAGGTACTCATTGGTCTTGCCGTGACAGCCGTAACAACCCCGTTTCCACCAGCCGGGCTGCGGTTTCTTACCCGGTGGATGGAGATCGTTATGACCGTAGTACTGGTAGCCCATCCAGTCAGCAATTACCTTGGCTTTTTCAATTATTTCTCGTGGCTTCATAAGTTAACGGGTATACCCATAGGTGTACCCCGATATGTTTAGTATAAAAGTGAATACGGATGATCCTGATCAATCCGGGTTAAATCGTATTTTTCTTCCAACCAGGTTAGCTCGGCTTCCACGGCTTCAATACTGGTAAAACTAAGCTCGTATTCATCTCGACCAATATCACTCAGATCCAGCCCGTAGCGACTACCGAGCAGGCTGATAAATAAATAGTTATAGTCCTGATAGCTCATAACTCATTGATTTAGTCAAAGTTAAAAAGATCCCGCCGGATTACCAGCGGGATCAATTCGGTTTTTATACCTTAACTACAAACGGATTAGTTAGGGGATCATCCCCCGGAACCTTTTTGTAGATCAGACCAATGATATAGCCCGGTGGATCAAGCCAACGTTCATCTGAAAAACTCCCGTCGTGTACGGGAAACCCCTGCCAGGTTTTAGGTACTTTCGGGTAAAACACAACTGCTGTATTACCCCCTTGCTCAAGAACCCACCTTGCCTGCAACCAGTTGATTTCCGATCGGGAAAATGTGAGGTGGTACGGAGTTCCCCGGTACTTCTCCCACTTTTTGTAGTCTTTTGTGTAATCGTAGGCTACTAAACCGGTGTACTCTTTCAGGACGTCTACTCCCGTCTGATTCAGGATAAGCTGGTAAAAGTCAATATCGGAAGTACCATTTGTTCGGACGGCTATTACAGAACCTTCCTGGGTAGCTTTCAGGTGAAGTCCCCAGAGTTCCTGATGGAGTAGTTGGATAAACGTTTCCCGGTGGTGGATGAATACCTCGGTATTTAATCGACGGGTTCTCTCAACGGCCGGCATCTTTCCGTGACCGGCTTTAAACAGGCAGGCTTTGATGCAGGATGGGGAAGCATGACCGCAGAGTGATTTCCCTTTACTGTTCTGGGTATGCGGGGCCAGGTTGAGAATCCAGGTTTCCGTATCGTTGGAAGCCAACTTTTTGTTATTCGATCCTGGCTGAAGCAATCGTTTTTTACCCAGCAACAGTTCCATGAGCCGCTGCTGGGTATCTGCTTGTGTAATCAAAGTATCCGCATAAATTGCTGATTATCCGGCCCGTCCAGATACAGCTTGTTTACATAACTGGTACTCATCTTCGGCGTCAAACCGGCTCCGTTCGTCCAGTTTTCCAGCCCGTCGAGGACGTTCATCATCACATCAGGTATCTCGTACTTATCCAATTTATCCGACAGTACCAGAGTCAGGGTGAATGTTAGTTCCATGGTATTTGGTTAAATCAATTTCACACAGACTAACCAACTCTTTTGAGTTATCTGATGCTACTCCTTTTTCCCAGTAAATAACACTTATGTGTCTATCCCATTGAACCGTCTGTAAGTCGTAGCATTTTAGTAGTGATTCCAGTTGCTCTTTGGTAAAACCTAAGTCCTGGGGAAAAACGATTGGTAACTGACAATTTTCAGTAGCAGCCGTTGCCAGTAACAGAAGCATTCGGGTTTTCAGCAGTTCATATTTCAACGATTCGTTTTCCTGCTGCTGGAATTCCAACGCTTTACCTAGTTCGATAAAATCAGGTATCGTCATAACTAACGGTTAGATATATACGTTGATTTAAAAATAGGCTCCGAAGCTCTTTTCAATCTGTTCCAGTTCCTTGGCTTTCTGGCTCCGCAGGGTATCCGATTTACGGATGCTGTCAGCCGGTACCAAAATACCCGACAAAGCTTCACAGGCCTGATTCAGGGCTACGTCTTCAGCCAGGTTAAGCTTGGGGATGGTGGTGATCAATTCTTCCAGCGAGGTAAACAGGGAGCCTTTCACCGGAGCCTGTTCGTTTTTGAAGATGTAGCTCATCCGGTCGATCTGAGCCTTGATCCGGTGCCAGTTCTCCTGCTGGGCCGCCTGAATCCGATTGGTCAGATCAGCTTCGGCATCTCGTTTGAGTTGCTCCTGGTGCTGGATTCCCACCGGAATGGCAAACGTGGTGGTCGGGACATTGTCAAATTTGATCTTGACCGAGAACTTGTCCTTCAGCTGATCGGGTTTGGGATACTCGGATTCCCGAAACAGTCCGTTGAGCCGAATCCGGGCATTATCCATTAGCCGGGGATAATCCCGGATGAAACGGTCTACTTCGGTTTCGTACTCGTTACGGAGCCGGCCCAGCTCACCCACGTAGGTAAAGTAGTTACTGGCCGGTAGCAGCCGGGCTCCCCCATCTTCCCAGGGGAGGGTATTCTTGAGATGAAAATCCCGGATTTTGTCCTTGGCCTGCCGAACGGCTTTTAGTTCTTCCGAGGTGATGAGCTGCTTGTTGAAGTTACCGGCTTCCTTGACTTCGTGTTTGGTTTCAATCTCGGCCGTAACGGTCCGGTCATATTTGTAACCCCGCCACTGGGAAATAATCAGGTTAGCCAGCAGGGCCTGTTCGGTGAGTTTACGTTCCATGGTGTTTATTGTTGGAAAGTGTTCAAGAAAAATGAACAGGATGGTTCGGCTGAACAGTCCTGATTGGGTTATGCTAAGTCGGGAATAGAATTGTCTTCGGGGGTATTCGTGTTGTAGGAAACTACAGCTTTCATCAGTTCATTGAATCGTTGCCATTCCAGATCCTGGAATAAATCAAGTAAGCCGTAACACAAAAAATCCAGTGATCCTGAAGCCGTTTTGAATACATCGACCTGACGAAATCCCTTGTGAAAGTAATTTATCTGTTCTTCTCCCTGAACACTACTCCAAAGGGTATGGAACGCTTCCGGATCGGTAGCCCGGGCTATCCGCATGGCATTCAAAAAAAGCAGTCCCAGTGTAGTAGCATAAGGAGCTTCCCTTTTATTACCAAAGTGTTTCTGGACTAGTTGTATATACTGGTCGTTTTCTTTTGAAAAGCTCATAGTTCAGCAATGTGTAATACCCGGCCAAATGGCGGGCTGAAGTTTTTATTATCCCCCAGAATTACCCAGAGAACCGGGTACTGCTCGGTCGGGTCAAAGTCCGGGTAATCGTCACATATTCCGTCTGTAAAGTATACAGCACAGGCCGGTTGGATTCCTTCGTCACGTAAGTAAGAAAATGGTGGTTCGAAGGAGGTACCCCCACCGCCGACGGGGACTAAATCAGCTGTTTCGTCGGGTTCAACCGTTTGCATACCTGCCAGGTGATGGTCTACATAGAGTACCTCAATCGGCTTACCGAACTGACCGGCTATACCCCGCAGCTCAGCTCCGAATACGTTTAACTCCCGGGCTCCGATCGAACCCGACGTATCCACGAACAAATAGATCTGACCAATGGTCTGACTGTAAAGACTGGGCATGACTACCGATCCCCCACTATACCGACGGGATGGCCGGGTAAAACAGTAGTCGGCTTTATCGGCAATAGAGACGAAAGCAGCTAGCTCATTTCGCCAGTCTACCTGGGGCTCCAGGGTCTCGTCGATCAACCGGGCCAGACTACCCGGCAATTTCCCGGCTTTCTTGGCCGATACGGCGGCTTGCCGAATAATTTCCTTGATCTCGTTTTCCTGCTCGGAAACGGATTTTCCATCCACTTCCTGGGTAGCCTGCTCAACGTCCCCGATTCCCCCGGCCAGCTGGATTTCCATGTACTTCGGCATATTCGGGTCATCCCTGAGTAGATCGTAGATTTTTTCCGACGACATTCCCTTGTACTGTTCGTCGTGGTAGCCCCCTTCGGGTAATTTGAACCCGGCATCAAGTAACCATAGATTGATAAAATGGTCACAGGCTATATTCCAGCGATGGTGTTCCCGACCCTGCTTCCGAAACTGATGGAGTAGGATAACGTGTCCAACTTCGTGTAAAATTAATCCTTGAGCGGCTTCTTTGGTCATCCCGTTGATCCAGGTCGGGTTGTACTTAATGTATTTTCCATTCGTACAGGCTGTAGGTATAGCTGGATCTTCGATCAGAGTCAGGTACATACAGACTTGGGCAAAAAACGGCTGATGGAAGAGCAGCTGTATCCGCTGGCCTATCAGTTTGTCATAAGCTTTTTTATCAGTGTATTTGATCATCGTTTGTGAACGTAGTTGTAGGTAAGTAATCCCAGAGAGCCGTTGAAGACTTCGTAGGGAATCGGCTGATTTCCGAGCCGCCGTTTGACCCAGTGAGCCTGAGCCCGAATCCACAGATGTTCGGGAACCGGCCGGGTCTGTTCGATACGGTCCAGATGACCGTGGTCGTCACCCCACCGGACACCTTCTGATCGAATCACCCAGAGATGCCGATCCTGTCTATACGTTAATTCCGTGTTGGAAGCCCAGTCCGGCAGGTTAATGGGAATCAGCTCATTCGACGATTCTTCAGTTCTGGTTAATTCACCAGTTACCGGGTTCAGGTAAACGGTTCGGTTTGCCATACAGAAAGAGTCCGGCTAGTATAGACCAGCCGGACCCGGATTAGCTTAGTTCAGGACCATATCGCCCAGGGTTACCTCAGCGTTTTCCAGCACCCACTTCAGAAAAGCTGGAGATTCCGTACTCAATAGCTCAGGTTTCCGCTCGTCGAGTAGTTTCATAGTCATTACTTCAATATCCTTGGGCAACCGGCCGATAAACCGAAGGATATTGTCAATGGTATCCTTAGTAGCCCGGTCGATCAAAGCCCCTGACAGGGCAAACTGGGTCATGGCTTCATCAGGTACAGCTACTTCATCGGGATGGGTCATGATCCGGTCCACGTCAGGCAGAGTACGGTAGATTCGCAGGAACCCACCGTACTCACTGGCAAAGGCTTCTCCGGCCGCCCCCTTGAAGGATTCGTGTTCGAGGTGATGGGGCAGGTTATCGTTCTGCAGTATACCCACGGCGGCCAGGGTACGGGGGTTGACCACGTTGGTCATATCCCGGGTAGCCCGGTTTTTCTCCTCGTCTTCCAGCACGGCCGGACGGAACCGGATAAACTGAATCAGCGTCGTCGGCATACCGGCTCCGATGGCCCATTTGGTCCAGTCTTCGGCATTGACTTCCAGATCGGCTACCACCTTGAAGCGGGACATCACCGGAGCCAGAATACCCGATACCCCGGCATTATCCGATTTCCGGTTGGTAGCGGCCATGAAAATGACATGATTGGATACTTTATGTTCACCAATCGATCTAGCTAGTAACAACTGCATCAATGACGCCTGAACGGCCGGAGCCGCCTGACCGATATCGTCTATGAAGCAAAGCAGGGGCCGGTCGGCATTGATGAGCCGAAGCAGATCTCCATAGGGCTCGAACCGGGCTTTACCATCCTGGAAAACAGGTAGTCCCTTGAAATCAGTCGGGTCACTGACAACCGGGTGCATCACCATCAGCTCGTAGGGCAGCCCGTCGGTCCACAGGGTTTCCCGGCAGACGGCTTCGATAATCGAGGTCTTTCCGATACCCGGAGCCCCTTTAACTAGTAGGTTATGGTTATTAAGCAGACAGAATTTAACCAGGTCGGCAAATGCAGCAGGACGCATATAGATATAGTATACCCTTACCCAGCAGGACTGGATCGGGACTTGGAGTTAAAAGTGAGAAAATGGAAAAGAAAAAGGCGGACCTGGAATCAGGTTGGCCGGTAGGGATAAATAAAAACTAGGAAAGCATTACCCAGCCCATCTGATTGACTGAGTCTTGGTAGTCGGGTAAATCCTGATCGAATCGTTCTCCGGTAAAATGCATTTTAGCCCGGTCCAGGGTTTCCATAATTGACTGATTGTGGTGAGCCAGGTAATGAAAGACGTCGGCCAGCAGATCACCCGGAGCCTGGGTCAAATCTTCGGGTTCAAAATCGTAGAACTCCTGCAAGATGGCTTCGATCTTTTCAGCCCGTTGGTCAATGGTTTTATTGTGAAATTTCAGGTCTGGATTCATACTTGGGTTTACAATCGTCACAAAGCTTACAGATACCCGTAGGGCTTACCTGGCTTCGGTTACTGGTCGGACTTAGATCGGTCAACGTCCAGCAGCCGTAGATACCAGATAAAGCATCCTGATAAACACACCAGTCGGGTTGAGCGTACCGATCCATTACCATTTCCCAGGTCGTTTTTTCCTGAATAAGCTGGTCAACCTCGGTCTGGCTTAACTCGTGGAAATACGGCTTTGGCTCAATGGTCATACTGGGGTAGTTCTTCGTGAATCAGTCCGTCGGGATCGAGTTTGATCCAGTTACAGCCCAAACTTTTAGCAAATTCCATAACCCGGTGCAGATTCTCGGAGATACCCATTTCCTGGGGAGTTTCTCCATCGGTATCCGAGTACAGAAAATATCCGTAGCCAAAATTGTATTCTCGGGTTGACGGAGCCAGTAAGAGTACCGGCGGATCAGGGTTTTCATCCCACATGATCGACTTGATCAGTTCAATGTCTTCCGGGGTCAAATGGCTATCCGAGCAGTCCAGGTAAGTATATATTCCCCGGGCTGAAGGCAGTGTTTCAGTCATCAAAAATGTCTTCGAGTAAATCGGTGATAAACTCAATCAGTTGCTTCCACCAAGGTTCTTTCTTACCAGATTTTTCCTTGCTCATAACCGGGATCCGAGTAGTATCCCTACCCCACCCGCAAAACCCGTCAACACCCAGCTGTACCAGGGTACTTTGGGTTTAACAACGGGTGGAGACGGGCAGGGTTGGATGATAATCGGTCGTCCCGATAGGGTATACTGTTGTTCGTCCAGTCCCCGTTGAATCGTGTAGCTGGTTTGCCGGACAATCTGATTCATCTGAACCCGGTTGGTCTCACAATCAGCCAGTTGCTTCTGGTAATCAGCCAGGATACCGGCGGCCTGATCGGCTAACTGATCCCGTTGGACCAGTCGGTTGTATTCCCGAACGGGTATAGTGACCTGAGCCCCCGGATACACCAGGGTATCCCCCGTTTCGTGGGGAACCTGTAGCGTATCTATTTGATAGTGGACTGGTATTGCCGGAGCCATTGGTCGTAACGGGTTTGAAGAGCCTGGGTCTTTTTGGTATCATACTGGCCTATAATAACCAGCAGGGCGGAATCACCCCGGGCCTGATCGGTTTTGAGCCGCTGATTGGTTCGGTCGAGCCGATTGGTCCAGTCATTGATCTGATGACGGTTCAGACTGTCTACGTATTCTCGAAGACTGCTGAGTTGTTGATCTTTTTCCCGGGTACCCAGGTTAAACCGGACGTTCAGATAGATCAGATACACAAAAAGCCCAAGCAAAAAACCGGGTATAAACCAGCTCTTCCAGGTGGAGTTTTCCATGAAGTAAAAGGGAATAAACGAGCAGGCTCCGTCTATTTCTGGTAGGAAGCCAAAGTGAGTTCTGCCTTTAGCTTACCCAGGATAGATTGGTGAGCCAGCAGTGATTTACCGAGTCCGGCGTTGAGCCGTTCGGCCAGGGTATAAAGGGCTTTGGTGGTAGGCGAAGGTCCCGATAACTTCAGGTATTCGCAGGAAGCCAGTAGTTTGGCCGAGTAGCCCTGTACGCCGGCTAAGTTAGCAATATGTTTCGATATGGCATCAGGGTCCTCGTCATTTACCTGGGTAGCCAGCAGGATATCCAGCTCGTTGAGCCCAAGTTCACAGGCTGGTTGGGGCAGAAACAGATTCATTCGTTTGGAATGTAAATATCAGCCATATCCAGAATCTGCTGTACCGCTTGGTTAAGGGGTCGGCTAACCGAAGCCCGGCCAATCTGATAGGCCTGTTTGATCCAGGTTCGGTAGGGTTCAGGAGCGGCAATTGTTTCGGTACTGGTTCCCTGCGGATTATCCTGACAAAGACGAATGTTGGGTCCTAAAGCAGGATTGCTCTGTTCCATCCACCGGGTATCCAGATAGATGGTTGAACTGGTTTTTCCGATTTTATCGGCTAGTGGTTTCATCAGTCAGCTCCTTCTACGGGTTCATCGAGTACCATCGATTCGACCAGGCTCTGAATGGTCCTGTCCGGGTTACCGAACAGATCGGAGAACAACTCACTTAACATTTCAACGGGTCCATGACCGTAGTTCAACTGATAAATTTCTTCCCCACAAACAGTATCCTCCAACTTCCCGTGGATTTTGGTTTGCTCCCAGAGGTAATCCAGTAACTGATCGTGAACGGTAAATCCCAGCTCAAATCCATTGGTCTGTTCCCAGTCGTAAAGCCAGCTACGGAGATAGGATTTTGAGATCATAGCAGACTAACCGATAAAATGTCGTCTCCCTGTTTGATGATCGGTGGACAAATTCGGGTTGTTTCCCCCGTTTCTTCATCGACCAAAGTCTGAGGTGTTTTCAGGGCTTTCAGATACGTTTCCCGCTGCTTTTTGGCTTCGTCCAACTGGACCCATTCAGGATCGTTGGAAAAATCATACGTCTTGCGGCCCGGACTGAAGCGGAGCTGAATCCCGCCGTAGCTACCTCCCTGATTCCGGTACTCGGTCCGAACCGTTTCCCGAACCCGGGCTTTCATCACGTTCAGGGCAATCTCGGCCCGCTCGATCTGCTCCAGCAAACCCAGGGTCGGTTCGGAAGCAATCCGGGCGGCAATGTAGTTACCGGCTACCTGTTCGATTTCGGCTTTGGATAAAGCCTGGCTGGTAAATAGACTAAGTGTTTGACTTGCTTGATTCATACGTTTGAATAGCCTTGGTGATAAGCTGGATTTCAGTCTGGTACTTCATGGGTTGCCGCTGGTACTCGGCTAGTTTTTCCTTGTACTGGTGATACGTATCAATTTCCACCGTGAGTTGATTGGTTTCCATCTAGTTTTAGTTTAGCTGAGTATACCTTGAACAAAAACTGAAGTGTCTGACGATCTGAAACGTGACTACCGTACTGTTTTCGTAACCCCCGTTTGAACCCCCGTAACTGTTCCTGGGTAGCTGATCCGATGTAGTGGTTCGGGTTGAAATTCTTCAAACCGGACTTGGGAGCGTTTTTGACTACCCAGATCTCACAGAACTCGTTATAGGAGTGGGACAGATGGTACAGATAGTACGGTGGATTGTCCATCGAGGTGTTGTTTAGTTATGAAGATTTTCCAGAGGAATCGAAGGGTGCTCAAGGTTGTTTCGTCTTTCATCTGCTGAGAAAAGAGTACACACTGGTCGAATGATCCGAAGCCTATGTAATTATCTGGACTAAAAAAGTCAGCGGATAAGTCTGGTTCTTCCGGTGTTATGTACAGGTAATTCGGGAAAACTAAATACAAATGTCCTCTAGCTTCTACCTTTGATTTATCTGTGTATTCAAGTGTCATTGAGTAAGGGAAAAAGCTTGGATCGGAAATGCCGGCCGGCTACGTTATCATTCAGATACACCGGATTTTCCAGAACGTTTTCCTGGTGGAGATACTTGTCTTCCAGATAGGATAGCTCCCGGCTCGAATAGGCCCACTGCAGGATCACCCGGGTAAAGCAACTGGCCGGATAATTTTTAGCCAGCTCAATCAGGGTTTTGTTGGAACCCATGTAGGTTTCCCAGTCCGAAGCCTTGGTTCCCCGGATCTTGACCACGTTCTTCCTGGGAGTTCCGTCGATCTTGAGCTGCTGAGCTTTGGGAGCCCGTTTACACGTTTTAAAAAATAAAGTTTTTCGACCTATATAATGTCTGATTCCTTCTTCGGAATTAGAATTAGGCTTAAACGTTATTTTATAACAAAATCCTACTGATCCTTCAGGAGGATTTTTAACGGTTTGGTTATCGTATAGCCAAGGATTCACAGTCAAACTTTTTGTTTATACTTCCAGATAAAACCAAAGGCTTGTCTTTGAAGACCTTTACAACACCGTGAAATAGCACTTGGATTTAAGCCTAGTTCAGACTTCACTTCTACTAACCCGTTAAAAGTATTTAATAATGTCCCATCTAAAGAATACTGATAAACTACTTTACGTGTTTTCAGTCCTTTTCTTAGGTTACCATCAATAATGGCTTGTGTAACTACCTTTTTTTCACCTTTAATTTTAGAAAGAATCTCTCTTCTACTCAAACCCAACTGTAATGACTTATGAGGAGTAACCAGAGCTAAATCATTTATTCCTTCTGAAACATTACCCAAAAAACTGTTTTTATTTTCAGGAATTACACAAAAAGGGTATCCCAACCGAATTGCTCTTTTTTCTAAATACTTTCCTTCAAAATGACTTTTCCTGAGTTTTTCGGCAATCTTTTTTCTTGTTTCTTCTGATTTCGGCACACCTTCAAAAATAGGCGGAACATTACCTCCGTCTTGTAAATTCAACCCTCTATTTTGTGGATACTTACGGAAGTTACTTTTGAAATATTCAATCCAGTAACGTTCTCTATTATTTAACTCGGAAGCATCACAGAATTCCAAAACCTCAAACTTGTGTTTTTTATACCCGTATTTTTCAAAGGAGTGATACAAAATTAAGCTTCGATCCTTTTTATAATAATACCGGTAAGCAACCCACCTAGATGGTATATTAATACTCTGTCCGATGTAGACTCGACCTGAAGGACTGGTAATTTTGTAAATCCCAGGTGTGTTTTCTGGAATTTTTGGGAAAGGATTGTCCGAAGAGGTATTAGTATTAACGGTAGCTCTCATAAGATCACAGGTAAGGTTTTATTAATGATCGAGGGTTTCATCCAGAAAATCCCGTACGGCAGCCGTTCCCCGGGCTTTTGCCACGTCCCAGGAATCCTTACCCCAGTCAACCGGATAAGTCATGTACGACCAGTCCCAAGCTTCGGCTCGTTCCTGGGCAGCTACCAGCCCCGGCTGATCGTTGTCAAACAGTAGAATCGGTTTACCAAACCCTTCCACCTGGTTGATCTGCTGGGGAGTCAGCCAGATGGTTTCCGACAGGACGCAGCAGGCATTATAGCCCAGTTCTTTCAGCAAGACCAAATCCTTCTTCGACTTTGTCATCAGAACGTAGTCTTCTTTCCGTAACTCCGAGGTACCGATTACCCAGCTAGACGACGACTGTCGGAACTTGTACCGTTTGTTTTTGACGTACGGCCGGTAGATCTGCCATTTATCAACGGGCCCCAGCTGATAGCCGTAACTCCGGGTAAGCCCACTCTGGGCCAGCCAGCCATCCTGCCAGTAAGCATCGATGGGAAATACCCGGTGGGATTCCAGTTTGTCCGGGGTAAATTGGAGATCCGGTAGCTGCCAAAAGGCCAGGTTACTGTCTTTCCAGTGAGTCCGGTGGACCTGAATCGGCGTGTAACCTTCCCGGGGTTTCTGGTCCCGGTGGGTAATCTGCTGATCGTAAATAGCCGGTACCGATGTATTGGTGGTTCCGTCGATCAGACCAAAGTCTTTGGCAATCCCGTCCAGGGCGGCCTGATAACCACAACCCATATACTGCCGGGCCACGGCAAAGCAGTCCCAGGCTCGGGATAAACTATCCGGTGGGGTCCAGGCCCAGTCCTTGAAAACCAGCCGGCCGTCACTTCGTTCGAAATAGGAACAACCCGGTGATCGGTCCAGTTTGGGCCGGCCGGGCAACGTATTGGTGTATTTCTCCCCCAACCGGGGATAATGACCCAGGTACCGCTCGAAGATCTGCTCTTCGGTGATACGACTGAGAATAAACTCCTTGGAAACGATCAGATCGAAACTGAACATGCCGGATCAGGCTAGGAAGCGAGTGGGTAGGGAAGAAAAACCCGGACCAATCAGACGATCGATCCGGGTTACTATCAGCGAAAACGGATTAGCCTAGAACGGTAGATCGTCAGGAGCTTCTACCGGAGCTTCACCGGAGAATTCATGAGCTGGAGTTGGTTTGATATCCTGTTTCTGGGGAACCATAAAGTCGTACTTCGGATCCATCTTGAAGGACTTGCCGTTGCCCATCCGAACTACCGTCCAGTTCGAAGGAATTTCCAGAATGTCCTGACCTTTCCGGTATCGTAGATACCAGGTGGTTGCCAGCTGGTCATAATTAGGAGGTAACAGTGATTTCACCTTTTCACAAACGGCTTCCCAGGTAGTTAATCCCCGAAGATAATCCTTCAACTGTTCGTCGGTCAGATCTGATCGATAGGTTGAAAAGATATTCATCATCCGACGAGGCTCGTCTTCGGGCTGATTGGGATACAGCGGAGTTTCCCGCAGGGTCCAGTCACCCAACCAGAATGTACTTTTTTCTACCTTTTTACCGGGTTCCCGGCGTTCCAGCTTGATTTCCAGCCGGGGATCTTTACCAGCGGGCTTCTCGTAGCTGAAACCGGTCATATAGATGTGATCGGTACCACCAAACACCGGGGTAATACCAATGGGAGCTGATTCAATGCCGTCAAACGAAAACTGTAGCATACTAAGGGGTAAGTAAGAAAAGAAGAAAAAAGGGTGTCCCGCCGTGGCGACGGCCGGAGCTGGATTCAGCTACTAGGAATGGGATACCCGAAGAAGGGAAATTCAGAAGGGTACTAGGCGGTTGCCGGAGCGGGAACCTGATTTTTCTTGTCTTTCAGCAGGGCAACAAAGTCGTCCGACTGCTGCAGGGCCGGGAATTTAAGCCAGATAGCATTCAGCTCACCAGCCGAAGACGCGTTGCTCACTTCAATGGTGGCAATCTGGAGCAGGGCTTCGGTATCAGATTCACCCGAAGTAGCCCAGTTTTTCATGTCCTGGCCGGTTTCTTCGGTTAACATGAACGGGTCCCGGCTGACAAACAGACTGGTTCGGTCTTTAGCAGCTTTAGCCAAATGGTTTTGCTCAATCTCAAAGTTCAGGGTCAGTTCGTACTCCCAACCCTCGACGTTAATCTCCTTGAGTCCCAGCTTTTGAACTGTATTCCGACCGTTGCCGTCTTTAGTCATCTCGTAATCCTGCTTCCGGCGGGACGTCGTAAATACGTGGGCGGTGGATTTGAGGATTTTGTTTCGGAGTTTCTCGTGCCGGGGTTTAACGATCCCCCAGTTAGTGTACGAGTTCCCCGTCATCTGGGCCTGAACGTTCAGGATAAATTCCCAGGCATGGGTCATCGAATCAATGATGATGACTTCCATCCCGGCCTTTTCACAGGCAACAATGGCTTCAATGTATTTCTCGGGAGCCGGGTTGGTTAGGTTTATGTAATTGAACGTTCCGATGTAGAACTCACTACCGTTACCATCTGAGAAGGTTTGGTCACAATAGAGTTCCGCCGATCCACTTTCTGTATCAATAACAGCAATTTTATCCCAGTCATTGACCAGTCCATAAGCGACTCTGAGTGCGGATAAAGTCTTTCCGGCTCCGGAAACCCCGGAGAAGCCGACCCGTAGTTTTACGGCTTGCCGGCTGGCTTTTCGTAGTTGCATCAAATATAGGTGAAAAAAGGTAATTACTTACCGGATCAACCGGCATTTTTCAAATCAACTAAATCAAACAGATTCGGGGGTATAGGTCTGGGACCCGTATGACGTCCACCCTGGGGACCGTTTGTTGGACCAAACACATTTCGTTTCCGGGAAATGAACTGCTGAATTTCGGTGATCTCGTCAGCCCGGGGAAACTCCTCAAAGTTCTTGCTCACCGGCTCGACCCAGAGCCCACCCCCGACTTTCTTGGGTCCCCGGCGGTTCTTGAGGATCTCCAGGTACAAGAAGTTATCCTTCAGTTCCTGCAGACCCGCGTACTTCCGGTATTTACCCAGCTCGTAGGTAGCCGGGTTGAACAGAGAAATCACATGGGTAGCCCGCCGGGCCGTTCCTTTGTTTTCAGCCAGTTCGGCCAGGGACGGGGACAGCTTGGCATCCATGGTCTCCCCTTTCAGGTTGAGCTGGATACTATCACCGATGTTGGTCTGGTGCTGAACCAGGATCGGAATGGCCCGGTACTTGTTTTTCAGGCTCATGCAGTACTTCACCGCCAGATCCTCGATAGCCTGAAACAGGCTTTTCTGCTTACCGGTACCTTTCTCGGTTTCGGGCTGCAGGTCCAGTACGTGATCCACTACGAACAGGCAGTACTGATTCGGATTGTTGGGGACGTAGGTTTCGTGCCCCTTGCTATCTTTAACCAGTTTACCTTGGGTCAATAACCATTCTCCGGTGTGAAGATACATGCCGTACGGATAACGGATCGTGTCGATGATCTCGATTTTAGTCAGCAGTCGATCGATCAGCACCTGAATCCCTGGTAGTTTAGCCCGTTCCTCGTCGGAAAGCTTGTTTTCTCCCCGGCCGTGAAGCTTGTCTTCCGAAACGGTCATACCATATTCCCGCTGGAACAGGTACGATGTAATCCGAATCAACAGGTCCTGAACCGATTCTTCCAGCAGGTAATAGAACACTTTGATGTCCAGCCCATCGGCCAGGTGATCGAGTACCCATTCTACCGCCGGAATCACCATGGCACCCATTAGAAAACTGGACTTGAAGGTTCCCGTGGGTCCGGTGATAATCCAGAAGTCTCCCTTGTCCATCCCGTTTATCAGCTTATTCAGCCGTTCCAGGGGCAGGGGAATCCCGACAAACTTTTTGTCCTGCTGAGCCAGGATGTACTCCGAAATTGATTGAGCCATACAGCTGAACAAAAAAACTACAGGGATAAACTACAGGTCAAGTATTACCTCTGTAGCCTCGGAATTTGGCATATCTTCTTCTACCGAAAAACAAATGGTTGAATTGTCGTGGAAATAAGACAGAGCTTGTTCAGCCGCTTCCTGGGGAGTTTCCCCTTCTTCCACAATTTGCCAGGTAATCACATATCGTTTTTCCATATTAGTAACTGCCCGTCCAGGACTTATCTGCTTCGGATTCCTTTTGAAGCACGGCCATTTTAATGGCGTCAAAGCTTTCCAGATACCGATTAATTTTGATGTTCTTGGGAAAGTATTCCAGCCACTTGTCGGTAATCTCCATGAGTTCTCCGATCTTGTACATACTACCTTGCCCGCAGACATTCCAGAACAACTCTTTAACGTCATCCAGGGTCTGACCCTTTTCAGGTAAGGTTGTCATAATCGATTGACCATTGATGATCATGTCGTATCCATAGAGTTTGACAAAGTAATCCCACCATTTTTCCCGGTCGGAATCCAGAATCGTACTCTTAAACTTCTCCGTAACATCCAGGCATTCCAGGTGAAGTTTGAAGTTGCCCGTTGGTCCCGGTCGGTTATAGCCCGGATACGTAATCAAGTATCCTTCATCCGCTAGTTTATGGATAATCCGGCTCCAGGGAATGCCGATTGGCTGACCCTTCTGGTCATAATACATGAATCGGCCGTAGTACTGGGTAAGCTGCTTGATCAGGGCCGGATCGGGCGATTCCTTCTGGATGTAAATGGTATAGAGCAGCATGGCTTCCTCGACTGTCAGTTCGGTTTTCAGGAGGTAGCCAATCAGGTGACTTATTTCATTTGATTGAATCATTGAGACGCGTTGATACTAACTAGGATTATACAGGTTCGTTGAGCAGAACGTACTCGGAGAGTTCATCGACCGAGTCCAGGTAATGAATAAACAGCTGCCTTTTCTGGGCTGAGCGGAGCCACTTGGCTTCTTGAGAGACATAGGAACGTCCCTGATACACCCCATCCTGGACATACAGATTAATTTTGGTTGCCGATTTGGCCGGGTTATCCAGATCTAGTCCTAATATTCGCCCAATACGCTGGTTATCCATTAATTCTGTGGATTTGACTCCGATGTTAATAGCTATCGAACAGTTATTGACTGTAAAGCCCTCATTGAGATTTATACAACCATAGAGGTAGGGTTTCTGTCCCCCGTAGAAATTAGCTAGCAACTGAGTCGTCTGAACCCGGTCCTGTTTGGTTTTACCAGTTCGGTATACCTGTAGTTTCGGGTTCAGTTTAGCCATTCGATCCCCTACTGCCAACCGGGAGCCAAAGACGATGATGGGTTGCTCGGGCAGCCGGTCCAGCAGCTCCAGAGCCAGGATTTCCTTATTTCGGGCTGTGTACAGGATATCCGCTCGTTTCCCGATGGCCTTCCGGTAGTTAATGGCTGAGCCGGTTACCTGGCCCGGAGTGATTCCACCCATTCGACGGGCTGTGTCAGCAGCTACTTCGGAGTTATTGGCACAGATAAAGGCCAGCCCGTGGGCTTTTTCGGGAGATACCTGCTGAAAGAACCGGACGTACTGATCGATTTTATCCTGCTGGACAAGGTACTCCCGGGCTTCTGTTGGAGTCAGATCGACCGGAATATTCAGGGACTGATAAGCCGGAACGATACCCAGCCGAACACCGGTTTTTAAGGGTACCGAAAACTGGTGATGGATACCAAGTTCATCCAGATAGGATAACTTATCTTCATCCAGTGTAGCCGATAAGCCAAGTATCCGATTGGTTCGTGTTTTGGGAATGACCTGGGAATACTTGGTAGCTGCCTTATTCAGGGCATGTTGAACTTCGTCAACGATCAGAATGTCACAATCATAGACCTCGTCAGGCAGATTTGATCCGGCATACGAAGCTAACAGGTAAAAGTGAATATTGGAAATCCCGGCCAGATAAGTTTCAAACTCGTTCCGGATTGGATTGGTCGGTAAGAGAATATTGACCTTACCAGAACTTACCCGTCTATACCGGTTGAGCAGGCTTTTTATACCGAATAACTTGCCCCAGCGGGTATGACAGGCCCAGATTACCTTTTTATTCTCGGCAAAGTAATCAATAGCTAACGTCTGGGTGTAGCTCTTCCGGTCATTGGGTTCGGGCAGACTCAGGGCATACCGGATTTCGTCTTCCGATAGCTCACGGGTTTTCAT